TTTTTAAAAACAGAAAATATTACTTTAGAAGAAATAGTAAATAAATATACTTTTAGTAAATATATTTATTATTTACCTTTAGATAATAATCAAAATAATGATTATAAAATTATAAAAAGGAAAATTAAAAAATATGAATAATAAATATGCTTATGCAACAGCGATAACAAATGATAATTATATTCCTTGTATAATTTTAAATAAAAGAATAATGGATTATTTAAAATGTAAATATCCTTTTATTGTCTTAATAGCTGGAGAAGTTACAGAACAAGGAATTAAACAAATGAAAGATTTTGGAATTATTGTTTAGAAAACTGAATTATTTTCTTTATATGATAGAAATTCAAATCATAAATATGCAAGTTTTCATTTTTCTCCGATATCTTTAATAGAATATGATTTATTAATGATATTTGAAGCTGATGTTGTTTTATTAAATAATATTGAAAATAAATTTGATTTTTATTATAATCAATTAACATTGGCATAGCATGATTTTTTATTTCCTCCAAATAATTTATTAGAATATAATTGTAAAAAAAATAAAATATTTCAAGATTTTGAAACTTTTGTCTTTTTTTGCAAACCAAATATCAATAATTATAATAAAATTATACAATTACATAATTATAAAATAAATAATAAAACAAATATAATTTCAGATCATGATATTATGAGAGTTTTATTTTATCATAATATAAATTATAAAATAAAAATTTTAAAAAGTTTACAATAGTTCCATTTTGTTGGCACTCCTAAAATTTGGAATTCTTTTAATCAAATAAAAATTATAAAAAATATTTTTTATAATTATAATTTGGAAATAGATTATATTTATAATTTTTTAATAAATAATATTACTAAAATAAAGCAATTATTTATTTATGATTATACCTCTTTTATAAAAAATTTTTATTTATTGGGAGAAAAATATGAATAATTATGCTTATTGTACTATAGTAACAGATAAAAAATATATTCCTTATATTATTAGAACGTAGCAAAGATTAAAATATCTTCAATCAAAATATCCTTTTATTATTTTAATAACAGAAAATATTTATAATAAATATAAGAATATAATAGAAAAAAATAATATTATATATAAAATTATTGATTCTTTATCTTTTGAAATTGAAGATAAACATTATAAAGATACTTTAAATAAATTTCAGATTTTAAATTTAATAGAATATGAAATTGTTTTATTTCTAGATGCAGATATTATTATTTATAATAATATAGATAATGTTTTTAAAGAATATAATTTTTCAAAAAATAAACCTTTTTATTTATTTTGTAAAAATTTTAAACAAAAAATAATTCCAGGTGTTTATGGAGCTTATTTTTTCTGTCGACCCAATAAAGAACTTTATAATAAATATATATTAAACAATAATATAATAAAAAATATAGAAAATGATTAGGCTTTTTTAAATATTTACTTTTATAACTGTTTATCAAATATAAAATCTGATGATACTATTATTCATAAAAATTGTATTCATTTTGCAGGACAATTGAAATTAGCAGATTTATAGTTTTTTTCATTTTTTAAAAATTTTTTTATTGACTGGGAAGAAAAAACATTTAATTCTTTTTTAGATGATGAAAAAAATATTGATAATTTACAAAAATTAATAATTATTGCTGTACAAACTGAAAAAGAATTAAATAAAATAATAAAAAAAATAAATTATAAATTTTAATTGATTTTTTAAAAAATATATGATATAATATATTATAATAAAAATTAAGAGAGGAAAATTTTAGAAGTTTTCCTCTCTTGGATATGTATTTTTAATAAAAATTTTTATTTAAGAATTTTTATTAAAGGCACATACAGCAAATCCTCAATTGCGAGAATGGCTCAATGGTAGAGCATAAGTCTGATAAACTTACGGTTATTGGTTCGAATCCAATTTTTTGCACAAAATTGAAAGGTGCCTAGAAAAAATATCATAATTTGAAAAATTAAAAAAAATATGATATAATATTTATATAATAAAGGTTAAAAAACTTTTATTAAAAAATCCTATTTTATATAGGTTGGTGCGGTCGCATTTCCTTTCCGCCATAATGAACGGAAAACGCATAGGTTAAAAGGTTCCTATTCAAAAAAACCTATAAATATGGGATTGTAGCTCTAGCGGGAGAGCGCCTGGCTTGCATCCAGGAGGTCGTGGGTTCAAATCCCACCAGTTCCACCAGAAGCGTCGGTTAATGATATCTATGCCGAATAGCCAAAGAGAAGTTCTCAATACGGGTTGCAAACTGTTGCGATAAAATATTCTCCGCTTTGCCATGTCTCCTTAGTTCAACGGACAGAATATTTGGCTACGAACCAGAAGATGAAGGTTCGATTCCTTTGGGGGATACCACAATTATCTAAAAAACTATATGAAGTCAAGTTTCAGTTTCTTCTTTCCTTTCTTATTTGGCTGTTTTAAAGACTTCTTAAAAATTTTGCTAGACACTTACAGCAAAACATATTGGGAACAATATATCGTGAGTTCGAGTCTCACTCCGTCCGCCATTAAATTGGACAGATCGCCTAGTTGGTAAGGCAATTATATTTTGAGTGTCTAGCAAAATTTTTAAGCAAAAGTAAAAAATCTTTTATTTGAAAATTTTATAAAAAAATGTTATAATATATTATAATAAAAAATAAAAATTGGTAGTACCCAGAAAATTCCGGGCATTGGGAGATGGGTCTAAAGGAACAAGTGACCTTATGAAGCGTAGGAATTACCAATTTATATTAGGTGGGAACCAGCCTTGATCCTCTTAATTTAAGAGTCTAAAATGGTCTTTAATATTGGGGCGTCGCCAAGTGGTAAGGCACAGGGTTTTGATCCCTGCATCCGTAGGTTCGAATCCTACCGCCTCAGCGGTATCAAGAGATAAACCTTCACGTGGTGATACTGATTTCGACAGATTATCTCAAAAAAATAAATAAAAAGGAGCTATTTAATTATGGCATACATTTATAAAATTACTAATTAGATTAATCAAAAATCTTATATTGGAAAAACTTCTAAAATAAATCCACAAAGAAGATGGATGGAACATAAAGCAGATAGTAATAATCCTAATAGAAATCATAGAGCTTTATATAAAGCTATGAATAAATATGGAATAGATAATTTTATTTTTGAAATTATTGAAGAAACTAATTTGCCAGAAGAACGAGAAATATATTATATACAATATTATAATACTTATCATAATGGTTATAATGAAACTCTCGGCGGAGATGGTGGTAAATATTTAGATTTACCAGAACAAGAAATTTGTAAATTCTATTTAAAAAATAGAAATTTAAAAGATACCGCTGAGTTTTTTAATCATGATCAATTAACTATTAAACAAGTATTATATAAATATAATATAGAAATTATTTCTTCTTATGAAGTTTTAAAAGAAAAAACTTCTAAACCAGTTGCGAAATTAGATAAAAATACAGAAGAAATAATTGAAATTTATCCATCAGTTATTGAAGCAGAAAGACAAAATTCATGTCATTCACATATAAAAGATGTTTGTCATGGAAAAAGAAAAACTGCTGGCGGATTTAAATGGAAATTTATATAATGGGATTATAGCTCAAAAGTGAAGAGCGATGGTCGAAAGATTGGAGGTTGTGAGTTCAAATCTCACTAATCCCACCAACGGGCAGAAGTGTAGCAAATATGTGGCTGCCAAGAGAAGAAAACAAACCACGATGTGCGGGCAGTTGGGGACCTAACCCTAGCTGTAATTTAATAAAAAGATGCTAACAGCGATCTTAATGCAAGCATGCAAATCCTTCCAAGATTTAATAATAGCATCTTGTATTTTCTTCCAAAAGGAGGAAAAAAAATGTAGAATGAGATTTTAAATTTCATTAAACGACGTTGGAGTATTGACGCAAATTGGACTAATGGAAATTGTTTATGGTTTGCCAAAATTCTTCAATTACGCTTTCCGCAAATTCAAATATATTACCTTCCAATTATAGGTCATTTTATTGTTTCTGATGGAGAAAATTACTATGATTGGAATGGAATTTATCTTCCAGAAGAAGAACCAATTAATTGGGAGGAATTGCGGAAAAGCGATTTTTTATGGGCTGAACGATTGATAAGAGATTGTTGGCTCTGATATAGGTGGGCGGCAGAGTTGGAGAGCTGCGCCGGACTGTAAATCCGGTGCCTCAGGCTGAGTGGGTTCGAATCCCACCCCACCTACCATATATGTCATTTGCGCAATGACCTCGTTGGGAGAAAGGTCCCTCACGTTCAATACGAGAAACATAGCGGCCTCTATACTTTTCGCTTATCCGTTCTCTTCGTATATGCAGAAAGGCTATAAAAAGTTGAACATAATATACCCTTAGTAGTCTAGTGGTAGGACGACAGATTGTGATTCTGTTTGCGGCAGTTCAATTCTGCCCTAGGGGACCAATATGTAGGCACATGTACCAAGGCTGGCGACGGAGTCTCCAAAATTCCGTGTGGTGGGTTCGATTCCCAACTGTCTATGCCAAAAAATAAAAATCAAAAATTTGATTTTTATAAAAAAATATTGTATAATATATATACAATAAAAAAATAAATAAAAATACTGAAAAAACTTGGATCCCATAAGTTGATTTAGTAAAGTGAGGGAATGGGTATAGGCCTCCGCTTTTAAAATGGCATTGAAAAATATGTACTGCTAAATCTTAGGTATTTTTTATATGGTTTATTAGTTCATCGGTTAGAATGCCGGTTTGTCAGGCCGGAGAGGCGGGTTCGATTCCCGCATAAACCGCCAATTTGCCCAATTAAATCTTGTATGGAGATTATAGTGGCTTTGGTCGGCCTCGGACCTAAGTAATGGCGATGAGGATATTTTTGAGATTGATTGGTATGCTCTTCACAGGTTTAGAAGAAACTAAAGATTGCGTATTACCCCCGGACGGTTAAGATTTTCAGATAAGGGTTAAGTTAGGTAAGAAAATCAATTGCATGCAAGGGTTTCATCATTTCCCTCACTGCGGTGGAAAAATGATAAATGACTCACTATGTAAAAGAACCTTCTCGTGGTGTGAGTTGATTTCGACAGATACTTTTACAAAAAAATAAATGCTAAATAACTCAGTGCTAAACTGTATCTCGCAGATATGGCTGAGGTATGCGGAAAATGGTCGGCAGAAAACGAAGCAGGGATACCTGTTGATACTGGCCCGCTGGTTCTAAGGTGACGAAGTTCCAGAAGAGGAGAGAACTCCCAAACGAAACGCATAGCATTTCATATATCGCAAATAAAAGCAGTAAGCGAATGGGCGAGGCAATAGAAAGCTCTGTGAATAGCGGAGCCGAATCCAAGTTAGGGTTTAGCTGGTGACTGTATCAATCCTTGGAAATACCAACAACTCGTTTGGCCGTGAAGCAGAGAAATCTGTGTATAACATTTGCGCGCAACGTCCGAGTAGGTCAAGGCTATATTGCAATTCAAATTTTTGAAAGTTCTTATTTGTTGTAGAAGAATTAACAAGAAATTTACTGAATTGTGGCTGAAAGGTGTGGGTAATCAATCCCGCATAGGACATTGGCTTTTAAAGCTGGGTTAAAAAAGTCACTGGGGTAGCTCCCCTAGGCTCAGATTTAACTCCCTATTGGCTGAATATATTTGAAGATATGTGACGTAGAACGAAGGTTCATTTAGCATTTTTTTTATGCGGTATTGGTGTAGAGGTAACATAAGAGCCTTCCAAGCTTGGGTCGCGGGTTCGATTCCCGCATACCGCTCCATTATGTGCTAGATTCTTTGCGGCGAGGAAGTGGTCTGCAAAACCATCAGAGTTGGTTCGACTCCAACCTAGCACTCCAAAAATAATTTGCCGGCATGGCGCAATGGTAGCGCAGGACATTTGTAATGTCAAGGCTGGGGGTTCAAGTCCCTCTGCCGGCTCCACTTCGCAGGATGATACTTGCGACAATAACTAATTAGATAACTTCTATCCTCTTTGGGAATGTTATTTGTGGATAGTCGTATAATAAACATTCCAATTATATAAAATGCCGAATTGGCCATCTGATTCGGCATTTATAAAAATGATGCGGGGTAGACCAGTGGCTAAGTCGTTAGGCTCATAACCTAAAAATCGAGGGTTCGAGTCCCTCCCGCCGCAACCAGTTAAAAAATCATAATTTGAAAATTTAAAAAAATTATGATATAATATTTATATAATAAAAATTTTTAGGCATATACAGCAAATTGGTTTTTTCTTACAAATAGTCTGCAAAACTAATGGTTGTTGGTTCGAGTCCAACCTTGAGATTTTATCTCAAGTAGCTCAATTGGGAGAGCTTAATAAGAATATGTGTCTAGAATTATTGGGGGGTGGCGCAATGGCGGCGCGGGTGGCTGTTAACCACAAGGCTGCGGGTTCGAGTCCCGCCCTCCCAGCCATTATGGTTCTATAGTGTAATAGGTAAACACATCAGGTTTTCAACCTGAAAAGTCTGGGTTCGATCCCCAGTAGAATCACCAGGAAAACAATAATTAAAGAAATTGACAAAGGGAAGCCTTTTAAGAGAAAGTACCTGTACTATCTCGGATTAGCGGTTTATTGTACCATAGTATACGGGTTTAGGTCGCCGCCATTGACGGGTCGCATAAGCGTCTATAAATAAAAGGTGTGCGTCTTGGTTTGGTAGTAAAATACGATAGTCCATGTAGCGTAAGCGAAGTATAAACTACCACTATGAGTTGATAAATAATATGCTTGTTGTTTATCAGCTCTATTTTTTTCTCTTTGGAGGAGTACTCAAGTGGTTAAGAGGGCAGTTTGCTAAACTGTTAGGGTGTAACAGCCGCGTGGGTTCGAACCCCACCTCCTCCGCCAAAAATCTTAATTTGAAAAATTTAAAAAAATATGATATAATATTTATATAAAGATGGTTACAGCAAATATTTTGATATAACACATTTAATTAGGGATTAAAAGCGTATTATAATAAACCATCTTGCATTATGTCCCATTAGCTCAGTAGGCTAGAGCACGTGACTTTTTAGACTCATGTAGATTGACAATTACTCAAAGAGGTGAAAAAATATGTTGAGTAGTCATTTTATAGGAGAAATTACAGAACAGCAAGTGGCAGTTGAATTCTTAAAATTAGGTATTTTAGTTTCGAAGCCATTAGTACAAAGTTCGAAGTATGATTTTATAGCGGATATAAATCATAAACTTTATAAAATTCAAGTAAAAACTGGAACTTATAAAGAAGATGCTTATTTAGAATTTGCTACAAGTACAAGTCATACAAATACTAAAGGAACATTAAATCTTTCTTATTCAGAAGATGATGTTGATTTCTTTGCTACAATGCATGAAGGACAATGTTATTTAGTTCCTTATCATCTTTGTGGTAAAAGAATCCAAAGAATAAGATTTGTTCCAACTAAAAATGGACAAACAAAAGGAATTTTGTTTGCGAAAGATTTTCATTTAGAGGATATAGTAAAAACTTTGTAATTGTCATTCTGAAGGACTAAAAAATCACGGTGTCCGCAGTTCGAGTCTGCGATGGGACACCATTTATTAGTCCACTATGTGGATCAACAGCGTTAACATGGATTTGTAAGTTAAACTACCACCGACGGAATTCTATGAATGAAGGTATGTGGCTTAGTGGCAAACGCTATATAAGAAGGCAAAGTAAACTTACTATAATATGTCCCTGTAATCCAACAGGTAGAGATAGTGGACTTAAAATCCATCCAGTGTGAGTTCGAATCTCACCAGGGACACCAAATATGTCCCATTAGCCCAATTGGCAGAGGCGTCTGACTTAGGATCAGATCAGTGCAGGTTCGAATCCTGTGTGGGGCACCATTTAAAAAGACGCTAGAATACAGCAATTATTTTAGGTTAATAGAATTTTGTTGAAGAAGATTTTTAGATGGTTCGAATCCATCACAAGAACCTAGCGTCTTGTTTTGATTTATTCTGTTACTTAAATTGAGCGGATGTAGCCGAATTGGTATAGATACATGATTCTAGAGATTTGAATTATTTTACCTATAAATAATAATATTATTAGTTTAAAAGAATATAAATAAAATGGAATTAATTGATTTTACAAAAGAGATAAATAATGCTTAGTTATTTGTAGGTTCTGGTAAAAAGAAAAAATTATTAATTAATTATAACAATGAATAGTATATAATTAAATTTGCTAAAAATATATGTACAAATAATCAAGGTATTATTACAAATTAGAGAGGCTTTTCAGAATATTTAGCTTGTCAAATTTATCAAAATGCAGAATTTTTTGTTTAGGAAACTTTATTAGGTTATTATAAAAATAAAAATAATATTTTAACTGCTTGTAAACTTGCAAATAATAAAATTACAGATTTTAGTTTTTTTATGGAAAAATATGATTATAAAGTAAGTAATAAATTAAATGATATTTTATTAGTTTGTAAATATATTAATATAGAAGAATACTTTTGGGATATGTTTATTATAGATGCTTTTATTGGTAATACAGATCGTAATACTGGTAATTGGGGATTATTTTATAATGAAAAATTAGATAAAATATTAAGCGTTCCTTTTATTTTTGACTGTGAAAATAGTTTTTATCCCAATATGAATGATTATATTTTATAGAATTATTGTCAAAAAGAATTAAAAGAAATAGCTTATAATTATCCAGAATCAAAAATAATTTATAATAATAAAAATATAAATTATTTTAATTTTATTTCTTCTTTAGAGAATGAAGATTGTAATGAAGCTTTAAAAAGAATTGTTCCTAAAATTGATATAGAAAAAATTATTTAGATTATAAATGATCTTCCACTTGAAAAAATATAGAAAAATTTTTTAATAACAATTCTTCAAAAAAGAAAAGAATTATTAAATCTTGTTTTAATAAAACTTAATGAAAGAGAAAACCAATGATTAGATATAAAGAAAATATTGATGAATTTAATTTAACAGAAAAAATTCAAAATCAATTATTAACAAAAAATATTGCAGTAATTGGTTGTGGCGGACAAGGTGGATATACTTTAGAATTTCTTATTCGATTAGGAATTAAATCTATTATTTTTTGGGATGGAGATTATTTTGAAGAATCTAATCTTAATAGACAAATAGGCTGTTTAATTCCAACGTTACAAAAAAACAAAGCTTTATCTATGAAAGAAAGGCTTCAACAAATTAATCCAGAAGTAGAATTAATTTGTTGTGATTGGTATTTTGGAGATAAAGAAGATGATAAAGAGAAACTATCTAAAGTAGATTTTATTTTTGATGCTGCAGATTGTAATTATAATATTTTTAAATTAAGAACAATTTTAAGAGAAGTCATTATTGAATATAATATTCCTATTATTCGTTTCCCTATAAATATATTAGGAGGTTATGTTCATATTGAAACTATGAAAGATTTAAGCCATTTTGATTTTATTACGCATAGATTAATTTATCAAAATAAAAATGAAAAAATTTTTCCAGAAGCAGTAAGTCAACCCGCTTATAAATGTGCAATTATTGCGGGCGAAGCTGTAAATCAAATGGTTCAATATTTTTCTAATTGTAGATATGCGGCTATTGATACAACTTTAAATATTGATCTTTATCATCATAAATATGTTGAAGAAGATAGATTTGGAATTATTCCATAATTTGGGGACATAGCTCAGTTGGTGAGAGCGCAGAGCTTATACCTCTGGAATCTGTCGAAGGTTCAAGTCCTTCTGTCCCTACCATTTTTATTAGACACAAACAGCAAAATATTTTATGTCAAGCAAGGAACTTTTAATTCTTATAATAGCTAATAAAGTGTCTAGAAAATATTGAGAAGTAGCTCAGATGGTTAGAGCGCAGGTCTGATAAACCTGAGGTCGTGAGTTCAATTCTCACCTTCTCAACCATATTAATATCTGGGTATAGCTCAGTTTGGCAGAGCGCCTGATTTGGGTTCAGGAGGCCGCAAGTTCGAATCTTGCTACTCAGACCAGTCCACCGTTTATGTTTTCCTTTCCTACTTTTGGAACATAAGAATAAGGTGGAGAAAGTAGGGCCGCTTAACCGGTTTATATTTATTAGTAGGCTGCAGAGCCATGTGTATATAGTATTTTTAAATCTCGCAAAAGTCTCACGATATGTTAAGATATCGCGCTGCTGTAATATGTGAATAATGTGAGTACGCAATTTTATAAATGAGTATCGGCCTTGGTGTGGATGTTGATGGAGAGGCGACACGGAGCTCTACTTCGTATCTTTGGTGTCAGAGGTTAATTGTCTAAAATCGAGAAAATTTATAAAATTATGTGGAGGCGTACCGAAGTGGCTATAACGGCGCAGACTTGAAATCTGTTGTGTCAGCTAGTACCTGACGCGGGGGTTCAAATCCTCCCGCCTCCGCCAATAACAATGAAGAGTTAAAGGCCTGTAAGGACTTTAACTATTACGGGGCTGAAAATGGTTTCGACAGGGTTGTGAAAAATTTTAAATCCGCAGGTGTGATTTACCTTACAAATCAAACTTAAATATAAACGCAAAACCTTATAGATTAGCTGCCTAATTAATTGGTAGGCCTAAACGACATGCTTGTTGTTCAGCTAAATGTCTGCGGCTCGAGGAATAGAACAATCACCCCAAAGTTTCTTAATTCTTTTTCAAAAATTAAGTGGTGGATACGATGTTTGTAAAGTGTCTTTACAAAACCCTGAGTTGGTTATCTCTAAAATAACCTATTGCGTAAGTATGATTTAAAATTAGTAACAGTTTTGGACGCGAGTTCGACTCTCGCCAGCTCCAGGCATCAAGAGATAAACCTTCACGTGGTGATGCTGATTTCGACAGATTATCTCAAAAATTGTTCTCATTTTCTTTATTTCTATTAAGACTCAATACAGCAAAATTATAAAACTTGTTTAGGCAATATATAAACTCTACAGAAAATGTGCTGGTGACACGCTTTCACTGTTGTTATTATTTGATAGTAAGAAAAACAGGGATAATAACGCTAATAAAAACTGTTAAATTCTTTTGAGTCTAGTATTAAAGCTCCGTAGTCTAATGGTAAAACGCCGGACTCTAAATCCGTTATACTCTCTGAAAGGGTAATCTGGGTTCGAATCCCAGCGGGGCCGCCAATTTTTAATAGCCAGTTTATATTTTTATAAACTGGCTTTTTGTTATTTATTTGAAAAAAATTAAAAAATATGATATAATAAACTATGATAAAAAATAAAAAAGGATAAAATATATGGAATTAATTGACTTTACGAAAGCAATAAATAATGCTTAGTTATTTAAACCTACTGGTAACAATAAAAAAAAATTAAAAATTATTTATAATAATGAAGAATATATAATAAAAACTTCAAAATATACAATTGAACAAGATAAAGAAAATAAATATAAAATGATTGAATTGTATAATACAATATCGGAATATTTAGGTTGTAAAATTTATGATAGTTTAAATATACCTGCACAAAAAACTTTATTAGGATATTATTAGTATAAAAATAAAAAACAAATGATAATTGCTTGTAAAAATTTTAATATTGATGATAGTTTTCTTCCTTTTGGTATATTCTTTAATAAAGAACGACAACAAGATAATAATAAATTGCAATCTTTAGAAATAAAAAATATTATAAAAAAAATTGAAGAACAAAATATTTATGATTCTCAAAAAATAAAAAAACGTTTTTGGGATATGTTTATTATTGATGCTTTTATTGATAATCCCGATAGAACTTCTGGAAACTGGGGTTTTATAAAAGATAAAAAAACAAATACAATCATAAATTTTTGTCCAATTTTTGATTGTGAATAGAACATATTTTTAGAAATACTATTAAAAAATAAAAAACAATTATTAAATAATTAGAATAAAATAAATTTTTTAGCTATATCGCCTTTTAAAAAATCTTATTTAATTTATGATAATAAAGTTATAAATTATTTTAATTTTATTTCCTCTTTAGAAAATGAAGATTGTAATGAAGCTTTAAAAAGAATTGTTCCTAAAATTGATATGGAAAAAATTATTTAGATTATAAATGATCTTCCACTTGAAGAATTCCAAAAAAATAATTTAATAATAGTATTAAAAAAAAGAAAAGAATTATTATTAGATTTTCCTTTATTTCTCTTACAAAATATAGATAAAAGAGAAAAATACGAAAAAAAAATAGAAAGGATAATATATGATAAATTATAAAAATCATTATAAAGAACGAAAACCAGAGGAAACAATAAAAATTATAGAAAACTTTTTTTTAAATCTCAATATGAAAATTAAAAGAAATGAAGTTATGATTAGTGAAATAAATACTTATTCAATACAAATAATATTATTTGATAAAAATGATTTTTTAATTTTATACGCTAATGGTAAAGGTGAAACAGAAGAATTTGCAATTGCCTCTGCTTATGGCGAATTATATGAACGTTTCTGTAATATGAGATTTATTATGAAAGATGGTATTGCTCAAAATTTATTTTTACAAAAAAGAAAACAAAAATATAATTATTATTATCATCCAGAAGAAAAAGAATTTTCTTTAATAGAATTAATTAATGCCGATCAAAATTTTCATAATTTTTTCTTAGGAGATTTTTCTGAAAAAGATTCTGATATTATTAATTTTTATAATACACTTTTTAATAATAAATTTATTGCTGCGCCTTATCAAGATTTATTAGATTCAAATAAACAATATTTTTATAACCCATATTTAATGACAGTGTTAAGAGGATCTGGCGGAATGGCTGCTGGAAATACATTAGAAGAAGCTTTAAATCAAGGCATTTCAGAACTTTACGAACATTATATTACAGATAAATTTCGTTATTTAAAAAAAGATTTTGATTTTCATTTTATAGATATTTCAACTATTAAAAACCAAAAATTAAAAGAAAAGATAAAATTATTAACAGATAATGAAAACTATGAATATTATTTAATTGATTTTTCTTATAATTTTAATGTACCTGTTTTATTATCTATTTTAATTGATAAAACTTTACAAAGATTTTTTATTAATTTTGGTTCTTTTCCTATTTTTGATATTGCTTTAGAAAGAACATTAACAGAATTATATCAAGGAGTTGTTTCTTTTAAAGAAGAAGAACAATCAAATAATATTATTGTTCCTTATAAAAGTGGAGTAACTATTATAGAAGCTTTAGACGCTACAGCAAATGTCACTAATTCTCTTTGTTTAAATGAAAGTTTTTTATTAAGTGAAAAAAAATTTTATTCCCCTAATTCAAAAATATTTTTATTTAATCAGGATAAAAATTATTCAAATGAAGATATATTAAATTATTATAAAAAATTATCTTCTTATTTAAATATTAATTTTTGTTATTTAGATGTATCTCAATCTTCTGAAATGCATGCTATACAAATTTATAGTATAAATTTACCTCATTTCTCGTTACCTTTGGAAGCAAAAAAAATGCTTTACAAAAAACAACAATTAAATGTTTATAAATTATTATCATATTTTATTCAGTTAGAAAATAAATGGCTAAATAATCATATATGGGATAATTTATTATGGGAAAAAATAATAATTTTATATAATCAATTTACTATTGAAGATATTTTATTGTTTAATATTAGTGCCTCTATATTTTGTTTTAATTTTAGTAAAACTAATAATCTTTTATCATTAATTGAACAATTTATAAAAATGGATTCAAATATTTATATGATTGAAGAACAAATTATTGCTATGTCTAATAAATCAATTCTTTCAGAAGATATTAAAAAATTCTTAACTCAATATAGGTATATTGTTAATAATGATTATCTTCCAAGTGAAAAAACTAAAATATTAAAAACTTTAATACCAGAATTTTCACAAGATGAAACATTATTTAAAAATATTATTACTCCAGAATATTTCTTACAAGTAATAATGGAAAAATTATATGAATATTATCATAGTGAAAAATATTCTGATTATCTTGATGCTTTAGTTGGATAAAATAAAATAAAAACGAGATTATTAAAAATAATCTCGTTTTATATTTTTTATTTGAAAATTTTCAAAAAAAATGTTATAATATATTATAAAGTTAAAAAATAATCCTCTTGTCCAAGAGGAAACAATGAGAAAAAGGAGTAAAGAGAATGAATAAGTTTTTAAATGGATTAACTGATGCAACTAACTTCACTTACACTGAAAATGGTGCTATTACCCATAAAACTACTAAGTCTGCTCTGTTAGATATGTTCGCACTTGGTGGAGCATATAGAACTAGAAGTGACGCAGAAGTAATCACCTTATTTAAGAACGCATATGAGGAAAATCCTGTTTATGCGTTAAAGTGCCTGTTCTATCTGCGCGACGTGCGTGGCGGACAGGGTGAAAGAAGATTTTTCAAAACTGCAATGAAGTGGTTTGCTAATGCTGATGTAGAAGCAGCAAGAAGAAATTTCAAGCATATTCCAGAGTTTGGTAGATGGGATGATTTATATCTTTTCATTAATACGCCTCTTGAAAATGAAATGTTCCAGTTTATGAAGGAACAGTTAGCACTCGATATGCAGTGCAAAACACCTTCTCTGTTAGCAAAGTGGTTAAAGTCTGAAAATACATCTTCTATGGAATCCAGATATCTGGCTAAGAAGACTCGTCAGTATTTTGGCATGACCGCAAAGCAGTATAGAAAGACATTATCTATCCTCCGTGAAAGAATTAATGTTCTTGAAAGATTAATGTCTGCAGGTAAGTGGGATGAAATCGAGTTCGATAAGATTCCTTCTAAGGCAGGTTTAATTTATAAGAATGCTTTTGCTAGACACGATATCGAAAGAATGAAGACTGAAAAGGCTGTAGTATCTTATGCGGATTTCGCTAAGGATGTAACTACAACTGTAAATGCTAAGGCATTATATCCATATGAAGTAGTAGCTAAGGCTATTGATTTAATGGGATATAATGGTGGTTGGTTCCGTAGCACTCATGATGTTCCATTAGATAATACTGATAGACTTATGATTAATAAATATTGGAATAATCTCGCTGATTATATCCAGGGTGCTAATTTTAATGGAATTGCAGTGGTAGATACTTCTGGTTCTATGACTGGTTCTTTTGCTAGTGCACCAATTAATGTAGCTGTTTCTCTTGGCATGTATTGTGCTGAAAAAAATAATGGTCCATTCAAAGATCACTTCATTACATTTGAATCTAATCCTCATTTAATTAAGGTTGAAGGCGTAGACTTTTGCGAAAAGGTTTATAATATTACTGGCGCAGACTGGGGTGGTTCTACAAATATTGAAGCAGTGTTTGACTTATTATTAGATACTGCTATCAGAAATAATTGTTCTCAGGATGAAATTCCACAGAATGTAATTGTTATTTCTGATATGGAGTTTAACTCTTGTGTAACTTTTAATAGCTTACTTGCAAGAAGATATTATAATGAACCTATGTTTAATACTGAAACTTTATTCGAAACCATGGAACGCAAATGGAATAGAGCAGGATATCAGATGCCTGCAATTACATTCTGGAATGTTCAGGCAAGACAGAATAATATTCCAATGAAGACTGAAGGTAGAGTAAATTATGTATCTGGTATGTCTCCAGTAATCTATGAACAGGTTATGAAAGGTTTAAGTGCTTACGATCTGATGATGGATAAGTTAGATAATGAAAGATATAGCGTAATTTGCTAATTCAAAAAATAAAAGGCGGGGTAAAAATACTCCGCCTTTATTTTTTTCAAAAAATATGATATAATATTATATAATAAAAAATAAGGAGTGATATCATGATTCATGTATTAGTGATAGCTTTCTTTTTAAGTTTCTTTATGGCTTGTGTTGTTGAAAATGATGAAATGCCAAAAGAAGAAAAATATCGCTGGTTCGCAGTTATAGTAGGATTAATAGTTTATGTTTATTTAACTGCATTTGTTTTATAAGAAAGGATTTTTAATGAAATATTTTATTGATTTTGAAGCCAATAGTCCGACGAATGAAATCATTGAAATAGGTTGCGTTTCTGAAAAAAATGATTGTTTTAAAATGTATGTTAAACCAACTACACCTATTGACCCATTTATTACGGGATTAACGCATATTACAAATAAAATGGTAGAAGATTCTCCTTTAATTGATGAAGCAATTATGATTTTTTATAATTGGCTTATCAATACGCAGGAACATTTTTCTTGGAAAGATACTACTTTTTATTGCTATGGAAATGCGGATCATTCATTTATTCAGGCTTCAGCACAAACTTGCGAAACAACTGATTCTTATATGATTCTTGCGGCTATGGCTATGTCTTTGAAAGATTTTACCAAGAAAGTAAATCATTTCTTTAAAGATAGTATTTCTTTAATCCAGGCATTAAATTATTTTAAAACCTCGGAAACAGCTTGGGAGCAGTGTCATGATGCTCTTGAGGATGCGCTAGCTTTAAAAGAATTATATAAAGTTTTACCAAAAAAATATTCATTACCTTGTTCTCCATTTGTTATTAAAACAGAAATGGGTGTTAGAAGAAATAAAAAAGGTTATGGATATACTGATTATATTAGTTTAACAGAAGCTACTGAATGTGTTGTAAAAGAAATATTAACAACATCACCAAATTCTAATGTTAAATCTGAAAATATTAGAAAAAGAATTATTCATGCTATTAATAAGAAAAGTTCTTATATGGGATATAAATGGAAATATGTAAAGATTGAGAAAGGGGATGAAGAATAATGTATTAGGCATATGTAACTAAATTAAAAAATGTGCGGCCGCACCCTAATGCTGATAGAATGCTTTTAGCAGACTGTTTCGGCAATACTGTTTGTGTAGGCCTTGACGCGCAAGAGGAAGATGTAATTCTCTATTTTCCAACAGATGGACAATTATCTAAAGAATATGCGGAAATCAATAATCTTATAAGAATCAAGAATGAAGATGGAACATATTCCGGTGGATATTTAGACCCAGATAAAAGAAACATCAAAGCAATTAAATTAAGAGGTGAAAAATCTGATGGTTTAGTAATGCCACTAGAATCCCTTTCTTCTTTTGGAGATATTTCTACTTTAAATATTGGAAATACAATTAATGTCTTTAATGGACATGAAATTTGTAAAAAGTATATTCCAAGAGAAAATCCAATGAAGGTGCGCGCTGGCGGTAATAAGACCCGCAAGACCAAGCGCCTAATTGCTCCTTTATTCAAAGAACATGCTGATACTGAACAATTAGCATATAATCTTGATGCTTTCAAAGCGGGAGATGAAATTGAAATCACATTAAAGATGCATGGAACTTCTCAAAGAACTGCTTACTTACCAAAATTAATTGGTTATAAAAGATCTATTTTAGATAGACTCTTAAAGAGAGAAGGAACTCCAATCTATGATTGGGGCTATGTGTCTGGAACTCGTAGAACTGTTGTAGATGATTTTGAAAATAGAACAACTTCTTTCTATGGTAGTGATGCATTTAGAGAACCGCATGCAAAAATGTTTGAAGGAAAGCTTTATAAGGGTGAAACTGTTTATTATGAAGTTGTTGGTTTTACCGATAATGGAACTCCTATTATGGGTTCTTGTGATAATAGAAAAACTCAAGATAAAGAGTTTATTAAGAAATATGGTGAAGTGACTACTTTCTCTTATGGTTGTGACTGTGCGGAACAAGCATGGAGAGAAAATAGAGGACAAGATCCAGACAAACCTCAGTCTGACATTTATGTATATCGAATGACAATGACTAATGAAGATGGTTATGTAATGGAATTAACTCCTGATTATATGAGATATAGATGCGAGCAGATGGGTGTAAAGACAGTGCCTGTTATGTGGAAAGGATACATTCCTTATACAGTAGATGACATTGATTCTACTATTCCTGGTCACAGAATTATACTTAGAGAAGGGGAAAATGCTGGAGACTGGGTTAAGAGTGTAGCAGAACAGTATTACGATGGACCTGACCCAATTGGTAGAACCCATGTGCGGGAAGGTGTAGTTGTAAGAATTATAAATAGACCAAAATTTGCAGCATATAAGCATAAAAACTTTAGCTTCAAAGTTCTCGAAGGAATTGTCAAAGCGGATGCATTAATGCCAGATATGGAAGAAGCACAGGAGACTATTGATGAAAGTTCAGAGATTTGAAAATGGTCGTAGCTTTCGGGAGGTTTATACTGAACCTTCCGAAGTTATAGAGTTTTTAGAATATAATATGAATTATCTTATTGATAAATGGAAAATAAAAAGTGAAAAACTTGAAGAAGAAAATCAATTATTAAGAGATAATGAATATGTAAAAAAAGTGGAAGAAGAAAATGTAAAATTAAGAAAAAAGCTTAATACAGCATTTATAATTAGTTCCGCAAATAGAGAAAAAAATAAAAAATGGATTGATGAACACTTAAAACAAAAACATCCAGATAGAAAATGGCTTGATTATCATTATGAATTTTATCCCATTCCTCTTGGAGTTTTTGGAAGTTGTGTTTGTGATTATTGTAAAGAAAAAAATGATTTAGGCGAGGTATAATTATTATGATGGGAATGACTAAGGAAAAAATTGTTGCTAGAATTGCAAAACTGAAGGCACAGGGTATTATTGAAAATGAAAGACTTATTAAGAAGTGGGAAAGAAAGCTGAGAAAGATCGATGGATAAGAAAGTTATTGTTGCCGGATTGGTCGGTTCTGCGGTCGCATTAGCTGGGGCTGCAGTAATAATTAAATTATATTCTAATAAAGTAAATGAGGTATTTGATGAAGTGTCCATTTAAAAAAGAAACACATACTTGTAGTTCTAATCCTATGTATCACGGCTATCCAGCAGATAAAGAAACATTTGAAGTTTTTACTGACTGTATTGGTGAAGAATGCGCGATTTGGTCTGGCATAGATTGTAGTTTTAAACAAAAGAGAATTGATCCTTCACCCGAAAATATATTAGAAGCTTTGCAAATATTAAATCCTTATAATAGTTAGGAAGATTGGCGTTTGCCGTGAAAAAATAATTTTTGATTTTTTTAAAAAAATATGTTATAATTAAGTGTAAAATTAAATAAGAAAAAGGAGTTAAATTATAATGAAGAAATTTTTAACATTTGTTTTATGTTTCTGTATTATGTTTACATTCAGTGTCGGAGCTTCATTTGCGGCAGTGGTATCCACTACCTACAAGAGCGAAGTCGTTAAGAACGCTGTAGAAAGTGTATGCACTGTCGATTTAACAAAGTATTCCAAGAGTATGGAAGAAGTAATCGCAAATGAAATTGCGGAACTGCGCACTTTTGCTGCTGGTAAGGAATCTCTTGATGCAGAGGTTTTAAAAGCAATTGATGAATTAAAGGATTTTCTTGCTGATAATACTCTTGCGGCTCAGGAAGCTGAATTAAAGGAAATTAAGACTGATGCTATTATTAAGTTTGAAAATAAGGTTGATGCTTATGTAGCTTCTAAGGAATGGACAGAAGATCAGATTAAGCTTGGTGAAAAGACTGAATTTGAAGCTGATGTAAAGGCTTTTACTGATTGGTTTATTGGTAAGAGATTCTATCATCCTGGTAAGAATGTAATTAATAGTGGACATGAAACTGGTTCTACTGAATTAACATTTGCTTCTGCAAAGGCTGATATTGAATATTTAAATGGTAAAGTAATTGATGATGCTTGGTTCGCTCAGATTGTTGGCATGCTTGATGAAGTAAAGAATGTTAAGTATGAAGCAGATAAGTATTATGCTGATCTTGCTCATTATAGTTCTGATACTTACTCTGCTGGAGCAATCGCAGCAGCTAAGGCTGAAACTTATGCTGGTATTGAACTTTTAGATATTACTGATGTTACAAAGTTTGTAGAACCAAAGACTATCGAACAGGAAAAGGCTGATAAGACAGAAGCTGATGCTAAGGCATTAGTAGATGCTAAGAAGGCTGCTATCTTCGCTATCACAGCTGGCGACTATTATGTAGGAAACTGGAGTGGTGAAGCTAAGGCATATGTTGCTGATATTCAGTCTAAATATACTGTATATATCAATGCTGCTACTACAATCGCAAAAGTTGATGCTTATAAGTATGAAGCAATGAGACTTATGGGCGGATATCAATCTGACGTACAGATTAAAGATGAAAACGATAAGTTAATTGGCGATTTAAACGATACTAAGGAAGAATTAGATAAGACTAAAGAAGAATTAGAAGCTATTAAGAAAGAAATGGCTTTTGATAAAGCTATGGATAATTTATCTGTAAAGGCTAGAAGTGCAAAGACTTCTAAAGGTTATATTAAAATAACTGCTGTGGCTGATACAGAAGAATTAGAAGAACTTGGTTATACTGTAAAGTATAAGTTCTATCGTGCTACTTCAAAGAATGGCGAATATGTTGCTAAATTCACAAGCAAAGGAACATATACTAACACTGGCGGAACAAAAGGTAAGATGTATTACTACAGAGTAAAAGCTCTTGTTTATGATGCTGATGGTCAGTTAGTAGCAGAAACAAAGATTAAAGATTGTAAGTATGCTTGCAGAAAGTTTGGTAAGTAATTAATTTAGAATGGGAGAGTTTAATTACTCTCCCTATTTTTTTTAAGGAGAATTAATAGGCCAAATATATTTAATTTTGATAATTTCATTTTTATATAATAAAAATGAAAGGAAAAATGATTATGGATATTTTTACCTTAGCATATATGAAAAATATGATGAAAGGCTTACATACTGAAGATTGTGAAGGTATTCCTGGTAAATCTGCTTATGAAATTGCAGTTGAAAATGGATTTGAAGGAACTGAACAAGATTGGTTAAATGCTATTTATATGAATCCTGAAGACCAATGGATTACATTAGATGATATATTGGCAGCTAAACAAAAAAGCGAGAACAATTAAGTTCTCGCTTTTTTGTTTTATATAAAAAAATATGATATAATATAATATAAAATAAAAATGAGTAAAAGGAGAAGAATATATGTCAAATTGTAATGAAAATAATTGTTCTTCTTTAAAAGAATTAATTACAAATTATAAATATAATAATTTATTACCAATTCATGGGATTTTATCTGTTACAAATAGATGTAATTTAAATTGTTCTTATTGTTTTCATAAACAAAATGAAATAGATATAAATTTTTATACTGCGGATATGGCTATAAAATATATTATTTCAAATGCGACTATTCAAAAAGTAAAACCTAATATTAGCTTTTTTGGAGGAGAACCTTTATTATTATTTGATGAAATAATAAAACCATTAATTAATAAATATAAAGATTCTATAAATTGGACTATTACAACAAATGGAACTTTATTAACAGAAAATATTATAGATTTTTTTACTGATAATAATGTTTCTATTTTATTATCTATGGATGGATGTAAAAAAGTTCAAGACAATCAAAGGCCTATGAAAAATGGAGAAAGTTGTTTTGATAAATTAAAAAATATCATTCCATATTTATTATTAAAGCAACCTAATACTATTTTTAGGTCAACAATCTCAAGATATTCTTTAGATTTTTTAGAAGAAAATATTAATACGGCTAAAAATTTTGGTTTTAAATATATTACATTAGTGCCTAATTTATTTGAAGAATGGCAACCAGAAGATTTTTATAAGTGGGAACAATTTATAGATAATGAATCTATTAAAATTATGCAAAAAATTTCTTGGGAAGAACCTTTTGATTACATATTAACAAATTTAAAAGATGGTATTCAAGGAATTTATAAATCTAATCAAAATAATTATTTAAAAAATCCTATTGATGCTTGTGGAATGGGCTTTAAAGGTATTGGAATTTCTCCAAATGGAAAATTACATCCTTGTCAAGAAGAAAACGGTGTAGATGATATAAATATTATAGGTGATATTTATTACGGAATTGATAAAAAATTACATGAACAATACTGTAAAGATATTTATAATAAATGGTTAGAATATATAGAAAAAATAGATAATATAATAGGAAGTTCTAATTTTAAATTATTTTATGGAAATCATGTTTGTAATACAAGATTAAAAGATGGATTTGCTTTTAATAATACACAAACATATTATTTAAGAGCTTTACATAGAGCTTGTTCAAGATTATATTATAATTTTAATTTATCTTTAAATCCAAGAGCACAATATTTTTTAGGAGAAATTGAATGATTACTTTAAACTTACATATAAATTATAATTGTCCTTTATCTTGCCGATATTGTTGTCAAAGAAATGATATAGCTTTATTAGATTCTGAATTTACTGCTCAAGAAATGATTGATGTAGTACAAAATTTTATGGATTCTAAAAATGTTGATAAATGTAAAATAAATATATCTGGAGGAGAACCTCTTTTAAAATATAAAGATATTCAACAATTAATGAAACATTTTCCAAATAATACTTATGAAATTTCTACTTCTGGATATTTATTAACTGCTGAAAAAGCTAAATTCTTTTCTTATTATGGAGTTAGTTATATTTTATCTGTTGATGGGGGAGAAAAAGTAACTAATTATTTAAGACCTCTAGCAAATGGAGAACAAGGATATTTTCAAAAATTAAAAGAAAATATACCACATATTTTATATTATGCTCCAAGAACAAGAGCAAAATTAATTGTTCCTAAAAATTTAATTTCAGAAATTTTTAACACTTATTTAGAATTAGAAAGACTTGGTTTTCAAGAAATTTTTATAACACCTAATGTATATGAAAATGAGGTTGATACACATCATCCAGAATTAGAGACAGGTCATTGGGAAGAAGAAGATTGGAATAAATTTAGAACTGAAATTTTTAAAATTATGAAAGAAATAGAATTAGGTATTTCTTTAAATCGAAAAAGATGTTTAATTACTAATATTATTACTATTTTAGTAAAAATGTTAATTCCAGAAGAAGGAAAATTTAATAGTGCTAAATTAATTTGTGAAGTATTAGATTTTAAAGGCGGAACAAGTCCTGCTGGTGGGCAAGTTCCTATTTTAAATACAGATATTTCTTTATGTATGAGAAATATAAATGAAGAAATTGATACTCAAGAAAAACTGTTAAATAAAATAAAACAAGATTATTTAGCTCTTAATGGCGTTTGCGAGCTAGATGAAAAATGTCCATATCAATCTACTTGTATGTATAGTGTTTGTTTATCTGAAAATTTAAAAAGTAAACATAAAAATATTTTTACTCCAACATTATTTCAGTGTAATACTCAAAAGATTTATCATGATGCAGCAATGTTATTTTTAAATCTTTTAAATGATAAAAATAATGAAGTTATAAAATATTATTGGAATGAAATTTATTATAGAAAAGAGGTGTCTATGAATAATGCCTTATTATCCAGCTGGAACGGTGAATGAAGTTTGTGAAGCTTGTTATGCTTCTGAAAGTTCTTGCAAACCAGATTTTGGAAGTTCAACTGAATCCACCTACTGTGGAAATTGTAATGTTCAATGTAATACATCTCAAAGTTTTTGTTCTATTGGAATTCAAAATATTTCTTCTCATGGAAATGTAGGTTCTTTTAGTGGCTTTGGTGCAACCAGTGATAATTTAATTTTTGAAAAATGGACAGCAAGTAAATGGAATGAATTACAACAATTATATGAAATTGCTAATGGTTTAGGAATTAAACAAAATCAAGGAGCAAGTTTTTCATTTACAAGAGCCGCGGCAGATCCTTGTAATAATACACATCCTGCGAATTCTTTAATTACTGCTGAAAAATATAATGAATTTTCTACTGCTGCAGAAAAATTTGGTTCTTATATTCCAACTGTTACTGGAGGACCTAGTGGTACAGTTATAACTGCTGGGCATTCTACAAATTTAGAAAATGGTTTTTCTAATGCTAAATTTAATACTTCTGTATGTGATATATGTAACGCAGGAACTGAACATAACTGTGGTTATAATTGTAGCTGTAATTATAATTGTGGTTATAACTGTAATTATAATTGCTGTAATCATAATTGTAATAAAAATGAAACAAGTGATGCTGGCGGTGCTAAATAAAAATATTAAAGGTGAGATAAAAAATCTCACCTTTATTTTTTTTAAAAAATATGTTATAATATATTATAATAAAAATTAAGAAATAAATAAGGAGTTGATACTATGGCTACTTACATTTGCAGTGATTTACATGGCAATTATAATGTATGGTATGAAATCAAAAAATTCTTAAAAAAAGATGATAAATTAATTTGCCTTGGTGATGTAATTGATAGAGGTTCCGCAGGATATTCCATTTTAGTAGAAATGCTTGGAGATTCAAGAGTAGAATTATTTATGGGTAATCATGAAGATATGATGATTCGTAGTTGTGATTTACATCTTAAAGGTGCTAATACAAATACTTCTTCCACTATGGCAAATTGGATTTATGGCAATGGTGGAAATTGTACTTTTGAAGATTGGTGTCTCGATCCTGGTCGTATGGAAATATTAGAACAAATGCGCAATCTACCTTTAAAAAGATTACATATTAATGAAAAAGGTTTAAAAATTATTTTATGTCATGCAGGTTGTTGTTCAGAAGATTTTTATAATGATAATATTGAAGATTTTGATTTGTTATGGGATCGAAATCATTTTCATTTTCCTTGGCCAAAAGATGAAGAATTTGAAGACTGGATGGTAGTTCATGGACATACTCCAATAGCAAAGATGATGAATTGGCCAGATTATGTGCCGACCAAAGCTCTATGGTATGAAGGTGGGCATAAAATTGATATTGATTGTTTAACAGCATTTACCAATTTTACTATTCTTCTTAATATTGATACTTTTGAAGAACATATTATTGGAGAACCTATTGAGGAGGTGCTTTGGTAATGGCTGCTTATGAAATTCATGATTTTTATTGTATTAAATGCGGAAATAAATCAATTCCATTATCTCGTAAAAGTGGGCATCAGCATGCAAGAGGTCATAGAAAGAAATTATATTGTCCGCATTGTAAATTAACTATTAACCATGTAGAAGTAAGGAATTATGATGAAAAAGAAGAATTTTTGGAAAAATTTAAAAATGGTGAATTCATTGCCGAAGTCGAAGAAAGCATTGAGAATTGTGAGAATTCATCCATGCGGGTATTGTTCGAATCCATATCTAGCAAGAGATAATTTTGCGAGTCAAAAATATGATGTTTGGTTTTGTCCAAAATGCGGAACGGGATGGGTGATATAATGGCAACAAGTTTAATTATGATGGTTGGCGCGCCTGGAAGTGGTAAAACTACTTGGATTAAAAATGCTAAAGAATTTAATTTAGAAGGAAATCATATTTCTCGAGATGTAATTAGATTTTCTTTAGTAAAAGAAGACGAAGAATATTTTAGTCGAGAAAATGAAGTATTTGATAAATTTATTGAAGAAATTCAAAAGTCTATTGATGCGGGACAGCGCACTTATGTAGATGCTACTAATCTCAATGAAAGATCAAGAAATAAAGTTCTTGATAGATTAAATCTTGAAAATGTAGATTTATATGCTTTAGTTTTTAATATTCCTCTTGAAGAATGTTTGCGACGCAATGCTCTGCGGACCGGACGTGAAGTAGTGCCAGAAAGCGCTCTGACGCGCATGCATAAATCTATGACAAATCCGCGAGGAGACCAGAAATATAAATATAAGGAGGTATATGTAATTTATGCCTAAATATTGCAAATATTGCGGAAAAGAATTAGAGTTAGATTTTAATTTTGATCTTGGTTTTTCTTCTCCTAATAATACTTCCTATAAAGAATGTAATTGTGAAACTAAACAAAAAATTAAAAAATTAAAAGAAAAAATTCATGAACTTGAAATAAAAAAGAAAGCTTTGCATGAAGAACAATATCATTTAAAATGCGATTTAAATGATTTAGAATATAATGCTACAAAATATATTTAAGGAGTGATACTAATGGGGAAAATTTTCCTTACTAGTGACTGTCATTTCAACCATGTTAATATTATTAAATATGAGTCTGAAACACGCGGCATGTTTGCTAGTCCCGCAGAAATGAATGAAAAAATTATTGAAAATTGGAATAGTGTAGTTAGTCCAGAAGACACAGTATATGTTTTAGGGGATTTATGTATGGGAAAGCTAGATGATATTCCCTTAATTATTGAAAGACTAAATGGCACTATTGTTCTCGTTCGCGGTAACCACGATACAGAGAACAGATTACGTCTTTATCGTTCTCTTGGAATTGAAGTAAAAGATATTGCTTACCTTGAATATAAAGGCAGATTTTTTGTAATGTGTCATTTCCCTATGACTAATCCAGAATTTATTAAATTAGTTACAAAAGATAATAGTGAAGTAGTTATGCTTTATGGACATATTCACTCTAATGCGCCAAAGGGTTATGTAGATGGAACTTATCATGTAGGTATGGATACAAATGATTTAACCCCAATTTCAATTCATCAAATTTGGAAAGAATGTTGGCCAGAAAATATGAATGAACAAAATAAAGCATATAAAGCAAAGTATGAATGTGGAGGTTGTCCAGAAGAAGATAATTGTTAGTTCTTTTTTGATAAAGAACATTGTGGAGTTTTTAATTAAAATTTAATATATAAAAGGAGTTTTTTAATGGAAAAAATTATTGGTATTCTTGCGGCCGGCGTTCCGGTATTAGCAGTTATCGTCCTCGTAGCTCTTGTAGTAGTCTTTGGTTATGTAAAGGCACCGCCTGATGTTGCCTACATTATTTCCGGAGTAAGAAAAAATCAACGAATCCTCGTTGGTAAGGCTGGCATTAAGATTCCATTCTTTGAAAGACTTGATAAGTTAGCTCTTGGCGCAATTCAGATTGATGTAAAGACTGGTTCTTCTGTTCCAACAGCAGAATATATCAATGTTAGAATTGACTCTACTGTATCTGTAAGAGTAAGCCAGGATCCAGCGCTGATGAAGATTGCAGCTCAGAACTTCTTGAATGTGCCACGTGAAGAAATTGCGCGTAAGGTAAATGATTTACTGGAAGGTAATATCCGTGAAATCGCAGGTTCTATGAAGCTTACTGAAATGGTTAGCGATAGAAAGAAATTTAGCGAACAGGTTCAGGAAAATGCTGTTCCAGACTTACAGAGATTTGGTCTTGAATTAGTTTCTTTCAATGTTCAGAACTTCGTCGATGACAATGATGTGATTACTAACTTAGGTATTGACAATGTAGAACAGATTAGAAAGGCAGCTATGATTGCTAAGTCTAATGCACAGAGAGAAGTTGCTATCGCAGAAGCAGAAAATGCTAAGCAGGCAAATGATGCTAAGGTTAAGGCAGCCGAAGAAATTGCTGTAAGAAATAATGACCTGGCTATTAAGAAAGCTCAGCTTCAGAAGATTTCTGATACTGAACAGGCTCAGGCAGATGCAGCAGCTGGTATCGAAGCAGAAAATCAGCGTAAAGTAATGGAAGTTGCGGCAGCAAATGCTAACATTGCTAAGGCTGAAAGAGAAACTGAATTAAAGAGACAGCAGATTGAATTAAAAGAAAGAGAACTGGATGCTCTGGTTCGTAAGCAGGCAGATGCTGAAAAGTATGCCGCTGAAAAGAAAGCAGAAGCAGAATTAATTACTCGTCAGAAGAAAGCAGAAGCTGAACGCTATGAAAAGGAACAGGAAGCAGAAGCTATGAAGGCTCAGGCTGATGCAGCTAAATATGCGGCAATGGCTGAAGCAGAAGGTATTGCGGCCAAAGGTCGTGCGGAAGCAGAAGCTATTGAAAAGAAGGCAGAAGCTCAGAAGTTAATGGGTGAAGCATCTGTAGTAGATATGATTCTTCAGACATTACCAGAAATGACTGCCGCAGCTGCTGCTCCACTTGCCAATGTAGATACTATGAACCTCTATGGTGAAGGTAATGGAGGTAAAGTTGTTGGCGATGTAATGAAGATTACTAATCAGGTAATGGAAGGTCTCGCTGCTAATGGTATCAATGTAATTGATATTATTAATAAAGCAATGGAACGCAATAGATAATTAAATCCTTTTGGACAAAACCGAGATATTATTATCTCGGTTTTTTCGTATTTTTATGGAAATAAAAAAATTTTTAAAGGAGGAATATTATGGGTCCTTTTATTTATTCTAATAGCGGACATACCGCTTATGGAGTAAAAGAATATATTTGTGATACTAATGCAGATGTAGATTTACTTCCATTAGATGACACCCCAGGTAGTTCCGCACTTGTAATTGATTCCGGCGATTTATATATATTAAATAGTAAACATGAATGGAAATAGCAAGGTGGAGGATCTTCCTCTGGTGGCGGTGGAGATACAACCGCACTCGAAAATAAAATAAAAGAACTTGAAAAGACTGTAGAAAGTCTCACACAACAAGTTTCTGAATTAACTACAATTAATTAGGAATTAACTCAAAAAGTGCAAGAGTTAGAAGATCAAATAGCTGAACTTGAAAAAGAAGAAGTTGTAGTTAATAAAGAGTCTGGTTCTATGGTTATTCCAGAAGAAGCAGCAGTTATTAGTAGTGAAACAGGCACAGTAATTTTCGATGAAGAAGTTGCTGAAGTTAGAAAAGAAACAGGAACTTTAGTTCTTAAATAAGGAGGATAAAAATGGTTAAATTATATAATGCTGAAATTGGAAATGAAATTTTCCCAATTAAAGACTATAATTTATATGAATTAGAATAGGCTGTAAATGCTGGAAAAGTAATTGGTATTGCTGATGATGGTAGTTTAGTAGCTATTAATTTAGATAAATCTCCAATTGAAGTAGAAGGTAATGGCGTTGCTACTTTAGCAGAAGCTTTTGAATTAGGTGGAGAAGTTAAATTATTAGAAGATATAGTTATTACTGAACAAGTACATTGCGCAAAAGTTGTAGTATTAAATCTTAATGGTCATAATATTATTGCTGATTTTGAATTAGCTAGTGGCGCACTTAATGTTGCTCATGGTGGAGAATTAACTATTAAAGGTATTGGTCATATTCATGCTCCTAAATGCTATGGCGCAGTTACTATGACTCAAAAAGGTGATACTAATGATAGTCAAGTAGCTAAATTAGTAGTAGAAGATGGTTGCTTAAAAGGTCAATATTATGCTATTTGCGGAAATGGTAATCCTGGTAGAGGAAATACTAGTATTACTATTAATGGTGGTAAATTAGGTACTTTTGAAGAAACTGGTACTGCAATCTTTAATCCGCAAGAAAATAGTGAAGTTATTATCAATGGCGGAAAAATCATTGGTTCTACTGGAATTGAAATGCGTTCTGGTGATTTAGAAGTAAATGGTGGAGAAATTGTAGGTATTGGTGTTCCTTCTTCTTCCACTCCTAATGGTAGCGGTACTACTTCTGATGGTTGCGGAATTGCTGTTGCACAACATACTACAAATCATCCTATTAATGTAGTTGTAAATAAAGGTTTTATTAGAGGTTATAGTGCTTTATATCAAAGCAATCCTCAAAACACTGACCATACAATTGTTAATATGGTTGTAAATGGAGGAGTATTTAACACTATTAATAATGGTACTGTTTCTGTTTATAGTGAAAATAAAACTGGATTTATTAATGGCGGAGTATTTGCTCCTGCGGCTGATGAAGTTTACATGGCTTAATTTTATTTTTCGGGACTAACTTTTGTTAGTCCCAATTTTTTGTTTCCCTGAACGGTCGAAGTTTGGACCAAAAATCGCATAGCAAATTTTTTCCATAAAAACCTCCATATTTGTTTTTATATATTTTTTATGATATAATAAAAATAAAAAAGGAGTTTCCAATGAAGAGAGAGCCTGAATTTATTTGGAATGAACAAGCAGGTATTGCTACTTGCGTAATTGAAGACGCAAAGGGAAGAAATCATGTAGGTGTTGCTGCTTGTCATCCAAAAGACAGAGATATGATGACAGATAAAGTTGGTTGCGAAATTGCGCTCAGACGTGCGGAAATTGAAGCTCTTCGCTCATATATTAGAGATGAATTAAAACCAGGTCTTGACGCTTTAAATCAGCTTTATTTTTCTATTAAACATAGTAAGAAGTTTAGTCCTAAAGGATATGAGACTATTATGTTATATAGACAAATTAGACAAAAAGAAGAAGATATTGCTCTTGTAAAAAGTATTATTAGAGAAAGAAAATCTGATTTAAAAGCTTATATTGATGCAAAAGAACATTTTTATCAGATTACTCGCAAGGGTAGAGAACTTGCAGCTGAGGGCAATAATATTTAATTTTATTAAAAACATTTTTAATAAAATTAAGGAATATACAAATATATTCCAAAACTATTAGCAAAGAGGGAAGATACAGAATGAAGATATACAAATTTTATGATACTTGCAGTCTATTAATCAAGGCAGATGCTTTATTTAAAGATGAACAAGATACCATAGTTATTTCTTCAATAAGCTTAGAAGAGTTAGAAAACATTAAAACCTCTGGCTCTAAGGATGAAGATACTAAGATGCGTGCTAGACATTTATTGCGCGTTCTTGATGAAAATCCTGACAAGTATGAAATTTGGATCTTTAAAGAACCAATGTTGAAGCCTATTGAGGAAAAGGGTTTTAGCATCTCAAATGATATGAGAATCCTTGCTAGCGCAATTGATTATGATAATACTTGCCATCCAGATGAAACAGTATTTATAACCAATGATTTATTATTAAAACATATTGCTAATTTATTTTTTGGTGAAGATTCTGTTGGTAGTATAGAAGAAAATATTGATGATGGATATACTGGCTTCAAGGAAGTATATTTATCTAATGAAGAAATGGCCTAGTTTTATTAGAATATAAACTAGAATATTTTTAATTTGCATATAAATTAGTATTTATTTATTTATAATCAATAGAAATAGCATGTAGATACTGTCTGCTGGGATGGTGAAACACATCGTAGTGTAATATATCATTCATTTAAATCTGAATGGTTTGGTGAAGTCAAACCATATAAACATGATATTTATCAAGTCATTTTGGCAGATAGTTTATGTAATAATCAAATAACCATGGTAAAGGGGCCTGCGGGCACAGGTAAAACATTCCTTTCTCTTGGTTATTTAATGCATTTATTAGAAAAAGGTAAAATTGATAAGATTATTGTTTTTTGTAATACCGTAGCTACCAAAAATTCTGCTAAGCTGGGGTATTATCCAGGAACTAGAAATGAAAAGCTTCTGGATTCACAAATTGGTAATCTACTAATTAGTAAGTTAGGAGACAGATATGCGGTTGAAGATTTAATTGAAACCGGAAAATTAGTTTTATTACCTTTATCTGATATTAGAGGCTATGATACTTCTGGAATGAATGCAGGTATTTATATCTCAGAAGCGCAAAATATGGATATTTCATTAATGAAATTAACATTACAGAGAATCGGAGAAGATAGTGTTTGTATCATTGATGGTGATTGTAAAACTTAGGTAGATGATATGAGTTTTGCGGGTCGCAATAATGGTATGCGTAGAGTTTCAAAAGTATTTAGAGGACAAGATGTGTATGGAGAAGTTGAACTTCAAATTATACATCGTTCAAAAATAGCACAAATTGCGGAGCAGTTATAAAAACTGCTCCTTTTTTATTGAAAAGAAAGGGGTTGAATATTTTGGCATCTAAAACTACAGCTAAGCAAGTCCTTGCCGCAGCAAAAGGTGAAATTAGAGAAAAGAAATATGGAAAGCCTAATAAGTATAGCAGATGGTATTATGGGAATGAAACCAAAGCTGCTTGGTGCGGGATTTTTGTTAAATATGTAATTGAAAAATTATGTGGGGATAAAGAACTTCTTGCCGGATGTTCTAATTTCGCATATGTTCCTACCATTCATGAATGGGCAAAGAAAAAAGGTTATGTAAAATATTCTCCAGAACCAGGAGATTTAGTAATCTTTGACTGGAAATGCGGAAATGGTATTCCTGAAAGAGACCATGTAGGTTTCTGTGTAAAAGATAATAAAAATGGAACTATTACTACATATGAAGGAAATACTTCTTCTGTCTCTAATGGTAATGGAGATTGCGTTCAATAGAGAATAAGAGATAAAAAATTTGTTCTTTGCTACATAAGACTTCCATATAAAAAATCTAAAACTACAGCAAAAAAGAAAACAAAATATACTGGTGAATTTCCTACTGCATTAGTAAGTGTTGAAAAAGGAACTAAAACTAATATTAAAAGATGGTAGAAATTCCTTAACTGGGCACTTGACGCGGGACTTACTGTTGATGGTATTTTCGGCACAATGTCTATGAAAGCTACAAAAGAGTTCCAAAGAACTGTTGGAATTGCGGACGATGGTATCGCTGGAACTAATACTATAACAAAGGCGAAAAAATATGAAAAATAAAAAAAAGCATCCTAAATTATAGCTTTTAAAAAATAGTTCTTGGAAGCAGTGGCCTGTAAGAAAATTTTCATTTATGTATTGTTTAATTGCTAGTACAATTTTAATTGCTTGGACTGGTTTTTTAGCATATACAACAGATCATATTGATACCGCAATTTGGATTCAAGAATCTTTAAAACAATTTAGATTTATTATAGGAACAGGAACTCTTATTGTTCTTCTTCCTTTTGATGAATTAAAAAAAGTATTACTTTCTAAATTTGCTGAAAATTTGGAAGAAGATTTAGAGTAAGGCTAGTCCTTACTCTTTTTTTTTGCCTTTTTTAAAAAAATATGTTATAATTATTATAGAATAAAAAGAATGATAAAAAGGAGGTTTCAATGTCTAATACAGTTGATTATGGTGTAAAAGATATAAGAACCCTTGAAGGGATAGAAGCCATTAGACTTCGTCCGGGAATGTATATTGGTAGCACCGGTCCAGAGGGCGTGAAACATATTACATTAGAAATTATTTCTAATGCGATTGATGAATATCTTAATGGTCATTGTACTGAATGTTATATTGAAGTATCAAAAGATGATGTAATTAAGATTTCTGATAATGGTCGAGGAGTTCCTTTTGGTCCAGCAGAAGATGGAACTGAAACATTGGAAAATATTTTTACAAAATTACATACTGGTGCGAAGTTCGATAGTTCTGGTAAAACTGGATATAATACGTCTGGTGGTATGAATGGTGTTGGGGCCAAAGCAACAAATGCTCTTTCAGAATTTTTTATTGTTTCTTCCAAAAGAGAAGATGTTTGCGCAACTATGTATTTTGAAGAAGGTATTAGAGTATCTTTTGATAAAAAGCCAGATCCGTTTGGTAATGGTAATACAGGTACAACAATAACATTTAAACCTGACGCAAAAATCTTTAAAGAAGGAATTACTTTAGATTATAACATATTAAAAAAGCAAATTCAAGAACTGGCATATTTATCCCCAGGTTTAACATTCCACTTATCTTACAAAGATAAAGGAGAAGAAATAATCTTATCTCAAAATGGTATTAAAGATTATATGAATAATTTATGTAAAGAAAGAGAAACTATTACAGGAATTTTTTATACTGAATCCATTGAAGATAAGATTGGTGTTAAAATTGCGATGCAGTATAATAGTTTATATACTGATACATATAAATTATTTACTAACTCAATTCCAAATACTGGCGGAACACACTTAACTGGTTTTAGAACAGCCTTAACTCAAGCAGTAAATGAATATGCAAGAGATAATAAACTTTTAAAAGAAAAAGATACAAATATTACTGGCGAAGAATTAAAAGAAGGTTTAACTTTAATTTTATCTTTCATTATGCCAGATCCAGTATTCTCCGGACAAACAAAAGAAGTTTTAAGTTCAAGTGAAGCAAGAACTGCGGTTCAGAGATTAGTATCTAAGGAATTAAAAGTTTGGTTTAATAATAATCCAAAAGACATTAAGGCTATCATTGATAAGGCTATGCTTGCGCGCGCAGCTCGTGAAAAGGCAAAAAAGGCAAAGGAAACTGTTCGTAAGCAAGATAAGGCAAAGAGAGCAGTATTACCTGGTACATTATCTGATGCGAACTCAAAGAATCGTAAAGAATGTGAAGTATTTATTGTAGAAGGTAAGTCCGCAAGTGGTACAGCAAAAGATGCAAGAGATCGAGGAACCCAGGCAATTCTTCCAGTAAGAGGTAAGATTTTAAATGTTCTTAAAGCAGATCTTCATAAAGCGATGCAGAATCAAGAAATTAATGCGATGATTGATGCTTTTGGATTAGAAGTAAAAGATAATAAAATTATTGTTAATGAAGATAAATTAAGATATGGTAAAATTATTATTACAGCCGATGCGGATGTCGATGGTAGCCATATTAGAATCTTATTCTTAACTTTCATCTGGAAATTCTGTCCAGAATTACTAGAAAAAGGATATATTTATGCGGCAGTTCCTCCATTATATAAAGCAACAATGGGAACTAAAATTCAATATATTAAAGATGATGCTGCTTTAGAAGTATTTAGAGCGCAGACAAAGAAATCTTTTGAGTTAGGTCGTATGAAAGGTCTTGGTGAAATGGATGCTGATGAACTTGCTGAAACAGTTATGAATCCAGAATCAAGAACTTTAAAGCGTATTACAATGGAAGATGCTGCGGAAGTAGCAAAAACCTTTATGAACTTAATGGGTGAATCAGTAACACCAAGAAAGAAGTTTATTGAAGAAAATGCTTGGAGGGCAAATATTGATGTTTAAAAATTATTGGAAACACTTTAAATTAATTACTAAACATAAATATTATGTTTTTAAGAATTGTTGTTATGCAGGTATTCTTTTACAGGGAATACTGCATGATTTATCTAAATATTCTCCAACTGAATTTTTAGAATCTGTAAAAAATTATTCTGGTAATCGTTCTCCAATAGACAATTTAAAAGATAAAGGTGAAATTAGTATGGCATGGCTTCATCATAGAGGCCGCAATAAACATCATTGGGAATATTGGATTGATAATTTAGCTGATGGTCCAGATGCTCTTCTCATGCCAGAAAAATATGCTATTGAAATGCTTTGCGATTTTTTAGGTGCTGGACAGGCATACATGGGAAAAAACTGGACTATGAGTTCTCCTTATGAATGGTGGCAGACTAAAAAAGACCATTGCCTTATGCATCCAGCAACTAAAATGTTTATTGATAATATTTTCATTCTTATGAAAGAGAATGAATTTAAATATAAAAACTATTTAAATCCAAAAATTTTAAGAGATTCTTATAAGAGATGTATTAGTTATGCTGAACAAGCAGAAATTGGAAAATATTGGAGGGAATAAATGATAACAATATATACTGATGGAGCATGTAGCGGAAATGGTAAAGAAAATTCTAAGGGCGGTTTTGGAGTAGTAGTTATCAAAGATGATAAAATAATTGATGCTTATCAAGAATTTTCAGAAAATACAACCAATAATAGAGAAGAAATTAAAGCTATTCTTTGGGCTTTAAAAAATTATGGTTATCCAAAAGATGAATTTCAATATCCTCTCGTTTATTCTGACTCAATGTATTGTGTAAATACTTTTAATGAATGGATGTATAATTGGGCACGCAATGGCTGGATTAAATCAGATAAAAAGCCACCGGAAAACCTTGATTTAATTGAAGAATATTTTAATTCTGATAAAAAAATTGAATTGAAATATGTAAGAGGTCATGCAGGAAATAAATACAATGAAATTGCTGATGGTTTAGCTACTGGAAGATATAAAATAAAAGATTTTGTCATAGAAGCTGAAACTACTGAAAAAAATGAAATATTAAAACCTTTTGATATTTCAACATTTAAAGTAGAAGAAAATGATAATATTTTAGTTAAAATAGATCCAGATTTAGTAAAACTTGATGATACATCTTATATCCATAAATATCTATCTGAAGCTTTTCCAAATAATAATGTAATCACTATACTTAAAGGAATTGAAATTGAAATAGAAAAAAATATATGATATAATAATAGGAGAAGATAAAAATGAGTGGTGTAATTGAAGTTGGAAGATGTAAAATTTGTGGTTCAGAAGATGTTCCTTTAACTAGAAAATATTATTATTATAGTATTCAATGTGAGTGTTGTGGTTGCAAACATGAAGGTAAAGATGTTCATTTTGAATATGTAGCACATTGTAAAGATTGCGAACCGCATCCTCCAAGAGAAATTAAAGTTTTATTAAATGGAAGGAAATATTTAATTAATGAGTAATATTATAGAAACGCCTATTATTGCGGAAGTAGAACAAAGTTTTTTAGATTATGGTTTAAGTGTAATTACAGATAGAGCACTTCCTTCCACAGAAGATGGTTTAAAGCCAGTAGCAAGAAGAATCCTTTGGGATATGTTCGATAAAGGTTGGAAGAATGATAAAAAGTTTGTAAAATGCGCGCAGCCGGTCGGTGATACCATGGGTCGTTTCCATCCGCATGGAGATAGTTCTATCTATGGAGCATTAGTATGGTTATCGCAACCTTGGAATATGAGATATCCATTAATTTCATTCCATGGAAATAACGGTAGTAGAGATGGTGATGAACCTGCGTCAATGCGTTATACAGAATGTAAATTATCTAAAATTGGAGAAGAAATGTTAGCTGATATCAAGAAAGATACTATTGATTGGCAGTTAGCATATACAGACGATGAAGAAGAACCAGTTTATCTTCCAGCATATTTTCCAAATCTTTTAGTTAATGGTACTTCTGGAATCGCGGTAGCAATGGCTTGCTCATTTGCTCCACATAACTTAAATGAAATTATGGAAGCAGCAAAGCATATTTTACAGAATCCAGATTGTAAAGTCAATGATTTATTAGAATATGTAAAAGGTCCAGATTTTCCAACAGGTGGAACAATTATCAATAAAGATGAACTTCCAACTGCGTATTTGACAGGTAAGGGGCGCGCACGAATTAGAGGTGAATATACTATTGAAACCAAAGCCGGCAAAGATAGTATTGTATTTACATCTATTCCATATAAAGTATCAAAAGAAAAGTTAATTGTTGAAATTGATAAATTATGTGAAGAAGGAAAAATTGATGGTGTAGTTTCAATTAGAGACGAAAGTAATCATCAAGGTGTGCGTTTTGTAATTGAATTAGCAAAAGGCGTAAGTTCTGAACCAATAATTGCGAAAATCTTTAAAAATACTGATTTAGAAACTACTTATAGCATTAATCAAGTAGCATTGGTTAATAAGAAACCAAGATTACTTAATTTAAAGCAATTAATTGAAATATATAATGAACATCAGAAAGATGTTTTAATTAGAAAAACTAATTTTGAATTAAAGAAAGCAAAAGCAAGACTTCATATTTTAGATGGTTTATTAATAGCATTAAATAATATTGATGATGTTATTGTGATGATTAAGAGTAGCGGAAGTGCGGCTGAAGCTAAGGAAAGATTAATGGCAGCATATAATCTTACTGAAATGCAAGCTAAAGCTATTCTTGATATGAAATTAAGTAAATTAGCAAAATTAGAAAAAAAAGAAATTGAAAATGAAAAGAATAGTTTAGAAAATGAAATTAAGAAATTAAATACTATTCTTGAAAATCCAATTCCAGAATTAATTAATATTTATAATAATTTAGTAAATAAATATGGTGATGAAAGACGTTCTACAATTATTCAGGTTGCGGCAGCAACAAAGGAAGAAAAAGAAATTGAATTTGTAGAACCAGAAAAATGTGTTGTAGTAATGACTGAAAGTGGTCTTATTAAGAGAATTCCATCAAGTAGTTTCCGCACTCAGCGTAGAAATACAAAGGGTGTAAAAACGCAGGACGATATTACTAGTATGGTAATTAGAACAAACACAATTGATAATTTAATGATTTTCACTAACAAAGGTCGCATGTATCGTTTATTAGTAAATGATATTCCTATTGGAACAAATGTTTCACAGGGTCAGTCTATTAAGTCATTAATTGCAATGGAAACTGATGAAGAACCTACAACAATGTATTCTATTTATAGAGATACTGATGCTAAATATGTTTTATTTATTACAAAGAATGGTGTAGTAAAGAAAACAACATTAGAAGAATATACTAAAACTAAAAAGAAAACAGGTATTGCCGCAATCAATATCAAAGAAGGCGATGAATTAATATCTGTATGTTTAGTAAAAGATGAAGAATTAGTATTATTAACTCAAAATGGTATGGGTATTAGATTTAATTCTACAGAAGTTTCTGCGAGTGGTAGAACTACTGCGGGAGTAAAAGGTATTACATTAAAAGAAAATGATTATGTAGTTGCCGGAATGCCTATTAGAAATAGTTCTGATGATATAGCAATTTTTGCGGAAAATGGTTTAGCAAAAAAGATTTTAATTAATGAACTTCCTCTCCAAAAGAGAGCAGGTAAAGGATTAATTTGTTATAAACCAACTGAAATAACTGGTAATGTTGTTTGTGGAGCATTAGTATCTGCAGAAGATGATATACTTATTTGCGGAAATAATACAAATTTATGTATTTCGGCAAGTGAGATACCTGAACTTAATAGAGGTTCTGTTGGAAATCAAATGATTAAAGGTAGTAAAATTATTAATGTTAGTAAGGTATAATAAATGGGGAGATTAATAAATCTCCCCTTTGTTTTTTTATAAAAATTATGATATAATAAATTATAATAATATACAAAAGAGGAGAAATGATAAATATGATTACAAAAGATATGAAAATTGAAGATATCATTGAAATTAATTCTAATGCTCCTGCTATTCTTATGTCAGAAGGAATGCATTGTCTTGGTTGTGTGATGGCACATACTGAAAATCTAGCAGAAGCCGCAGAAGTACATGGAATTGATATTGATGAATTAGTAAATAAATTAAATGAAATGGAGTAATTAAATGAAAGATATTAAAATTACTGATTTAGTAAAAAGTTTAATTGAATCTGATAAAGACCAGTATGATTTTGGTGATATTACTGATTTAAGTAATGCTCTTAATAGACAATTAAATGTTGGAGAAATTGATGGTAATGTTGGTGATGCCATTGATAGTTATATTAGGTTTTTCAATAGACAAGATGAACAAGATGGTATTCCAGTAGAAGAAAGAGTGCCTATCAAGATTTATATTGATTCCCCAGGGGGAGATTTAATTGCGACATTTACAATGATTAATTCAATTAGAATGTCTAAGACTCCTGTTTGGACTATTAATATTGGAGCAGCATATTCTGGTGGTTTCTTTACATTTATTGCGGGACATAAGAGATTTGCATATCCTTTATCATCTTTTCTTTTCCATGAAGGTTCTACTGGAACTTCTGGTGATGCTGGTAAGTTTAGAAACTTCGCTGATTTCTATAAAAAGGAATTAGATAATTTAAAGAAAGTTGTTTTAGAATATACTGATATTACCGAAGAAGATTACGAAAAACATATTAATGATGACTGGTGGTTTACTGCCAAAGAAGCATTAGAATATGGTATTTGTGATGAAATTACGAAGGAACTGATTTATTAATGTATATTAGTAGAGAAAGATTAAAAGAATTATTAGTATCTGATTTAAAAATTAAAGCTTTATCAGAATTTTTAAGAGAACATAGTCCTGAAACTTTTTTAGCTGTAAGTGTAGCTCATTATAATATAAAAAATAAAACAAAATTTAAAAATTTTGAAGAATTAGCAGAATATTTAATTGATAATGATAAATACCATGGATAAATTAGAATTATTAAACATAGCAACAGATGCATATAATAAAGGACAACCATTTATGTCCGATAAAGAATGGGATGACTTATATTTTGAGCTTGGTGAACAGGCTCAAAATATAAGATATGAAGTAGTTAGTGAGCTTCAGAAAGTTGAGCATGAATATCCGATGTTATCTCTTGATAAGACTAAAAATGAAGATGATATTTTTAGTTTTATTAAACAGAGAGATATTGTTATTATGGGTAAAATGGATGGTTTAACTTGCGCGTTGACCTATCTCGATGGAGAATTAGTGCGAGCTGAAACTCGCGGCAATGGAATGATTGGTGAAGATATTACTCATAATGCAATGGTTATTCCATCTATTCCAAAGAAAATTGAATATAAGGATAAATTAACTGTATTTGGTGAAATTATTTGTAAATATGATGATTTTGAAATATTTAATAATTCTTATAAAAACCCTCGTAATTTTGCGGCAGGTAGTATTAGATTATTAGATGCTAATGAATGTGCTAAAAGAAAATTAACTTTTATTGCTTGGGATGCTATTGCACCAGCAGATGAATGTAATAGTTTAGCAGATTTATTTTATATTTTACATAAAAATTCATTTATAATTGTTCCATATTCTTATATTCCTTATAATCCTCCAAAAGGTCCTTTTGAGGAAGAATTAGAATATCCTGCTTTTATTAGATGGAATTTAAATGGTGTTCAAGAATTATGTCAAGAATTATCATATCCAATAGATGGATTAGTCATTAAATATGATAATATTATGTTAGGTCAAACACTTGGCCGCACAGAACATCATTTTAATAATGCATTAGCTTTTAAATTTTATGATGAAACATATGAAACTGAATTATTAGATATTGAATGGTCTATGGGCCGCACAGGAGTTCTTACCCCAATCGCAATATTTAAACCAGTTGAAATTGATGGTTCAACAGTAGAAAGAGCAAGTCTTCATAATTTAAGCATTATGGATGAAATCTTTGGTTCTCCTGGACCTTTTGAATATCAAAAAATTTCAGTATTTAAAGCGAATATGATAATTCCGCAAATTGAAAAAGCATTTGATACAGACAGAGGCACTCTATTTTATATGGCTCAAAGATTTATTGATCCGCCTGAAATTTGTCCTATTTGTGGAGGTCCAACAGAAGAAGTTCAATCAAATGATACAAAACAATTAGTTTGCACAAATCCTACTTGTCAAGGTAAATTAATTAATAGAATTGACCATTTTGCAAGTAAGAAAGGTCTTGATATTAAAGGTCTTTCAAAGAAAACTATTGAAAAATTAATTGATGAATGCGATGTATCTTCTATTACTGATTTATATAATATTGAAAAGTGGTCTAAAAAATTATATAAATTAAACGGTTTTGGTGAAAAATCAGTAAACAATTTAATTGAATCTATTAATCAATCCAGACTTTGTAATTTACAAGCATTTATTTGTTCTCTTGGTATTCCATTAGTAGGCTCAACTGTAAGTAAATTATTATCTGAAAAATTCAATGATTATCATGATTTTAGAATGGCTGTTATGAATAATTATAAATTCTTTAATATTCCTACTATTGGGCCAGAAATTCATAATGCTATTATGAAATTTGATTATTCAGAAGCGGATAAATTAGCAGAAGAAATTTTTATTATAACTAATCCAAAAGAAGAGAAAAAAGAAGATATATTTGCGGGAAAGACATTTGTTATTACCGGCAAATTAAAAACATATAAAAATAGAGCTGAGTTAGAATCAATTATTAAACAATATGGTGGTAAAGTTTCTTCATCAGTAAGTAAAAATACTTCATATTTAATTAATAATGATATAAATAGTACATCATCAAAGAATGAAAGTGCGAAAAAACTCGGTATAGAGATTATCACAGAAGAAAATTTTAAAAATTTTCTTGACTTATAAAAAAAAATTTAGTATAATATATGTGTAAAATAAATAAAGGAAAAATTTATGGATAGAAAAAATCGTAGAGAAATCGCTCGTGAAATCGCGAAGTGCGAACTTATCATTCAAAAGAGTAATAATGATTTAAATAAGAATAAAGCAATGAATAGAATTGAAACACTGACTATGAGAATTACAAATTTAGAAGATATGCTTGCGATCGACGACATGGTACAGAAGATTTTAGAACAAAAAATTTTGACTTAAAAAAATTTTTCTGATATAATATTTACATAAAATAAAAAAATAAAAAAAAATATAATTTTAAAGGAGAAAAATACAAATGGCAATGAAAGAAAATTCCAAGAAAGTTTTAAATTATTTAAAGGGTATCAATGGCGCTCAGGTTACAGCTGCTGATGTAGCAGAAGCACTTGGTTTAGAAAAGAGAAGCGTAGACGGTATCTTTACATCCGCTATCCAGAGAAAGGGTCTTGGCGTAAGAACTCCTGCTGAAATCGAACTTGAAGATGGTTCCCACAAGGCTGTTAAGTTCTTATCTTTAACTGATGCTGGTATGGCATTTGATCCAGACGCAGAAGACGCTGAATAATTATTGAATTAAATAGAATATGGGGTAGATAAAAATTCTACCCCAATTTTTTTAAGTAATTATGGATATAATAATATATAGTTTAATTGGTGTCTTAACTGGTGGTATTATAATTTATTTTATAATGCGATCAAAAGTAAAACAAAGAGTTTTTTTAGATACCGAATTAGAAAAAGAAAATAGTAAATTAAGACAAGAATATGAATTTCTACGTGATGAATATGTCAGAATAAAAGCATAGAGAGAATCTATTATAGAAAATTTAGGCATGTTAGAAAAGTAGGCAAGGCAATCTGCTGAAGTTTTTTATCAAAAGAATATGGAGATTGCATAGCAAAATCTTGAAGCATCATTAGAAAAGTTTAGTCAAGAAATCCAATAGTCAAAAGATTAGTATGAAGCAGAATATTTAGCAATTATAAAAGATTTAGCAGATAAAGCATAGCTAAAAACAGAAGAAGTTAATAAACTTATATCTGATTTAGATAATGAACTAAATGAAAAACAATCTATTGTTAATGCAGCTGTTGAAGCAAGTAAACGAGCAAAAGAAATGGAAGAATCTAAAGATTTTTATCGTTTATAGCTATCAGATACTGATGTTGATGAAATTGCGCGACTTCGCTCAGTAGTTCCTTATTTGCGAAATGCTGAACCAATTAATAAAGTTATTTGGAAAGTTTATTATGAAAAACCATATACTGATTTAATTGGTAGAGTTATTGGTTCTGGCGTTCACACCGGCATTTATAAAATTACTAATATGGAAAATAATATGTGCTATGTTGGTCAAGCCGCTAACTTATCAGAGCGTTGGAGACAACATATTAAGCGTGGTGTCGGCGCAGAAGCTCCAACCCGCAATAAACTCTACCCAGCTATGGAAGAATTTGGGGTAGAGAATTTTACATTTGAAGTAATTGAAGAGTGCGATAGAGCTAAACTTGATGCGCAAGAAGATTATTGGCAAGAATATTTTAAAGCAAAAGAATTTGGTTATAGTATAAAATAAGGAGAAATAAATGGGTAGAGTAATTATTCAGCCTCATACTACAAAAAATCCAATTACTTTAATTGGTGAAGAAGCAGGTATTTGCTATGGCACAGATACAACAGATCCAGTGAAGAATTATAAACGTGGTAAAAGATGTATTGAAGATGGTCATGGCAGAGTATTAGAATTTCCGCAAGTATACATGATTCTTGATGGTTATTCTGCAAGAGTAATGAGAGAATATTATACACATATTGGAGGCGCTCCTACAAGACTTCAAGCCTCTACAAGATATATTGGATATAGTGATTTTGATTATATCATCCCTCCAAATATTGAAAAAGACCCAATAGCAAAAGAAATTTATGATGATTGTATGCATCATATTGCTATTGCAAGAGTACGTTTAGCAACTGAATGTGGCATTGATAAGGAAGATTCCGCAAATCTTCTTCCTCTTGGAATGGAGAGTAAAGTAGTTGTAAGGACTAATGCTCGTCAATTAATTGATATGGATGGTACAAGAGAATGCACTCGTGCTTATTGGGAAATTAGAAATATTATGAAAGATATTAAAGCAGCACTTTCTGAATATTCAGAAGAGTGGAAATATCTAATTGATACTCAATTTAAAGTAAAATGTGATATTGTTGGTTATTGTTTAGAAACAGAGTGTTGTGGAAGACATGAAAAGAAAAATTAAAATATTTACTCCAAATGAAAATGGAAAATTTGAATTTACAAAACAAGAATTAGAAGAACTAATAAATGAAGCATATGAAGAAGGTTGTTCCGATGGGTAGGGAACATCACTATATTGGCCTCCTGGAACAAGACATATTGAAAAAGATATAACTTGGGATTGGCATGATGGTCCTACTTGTACAAATGAATTATGGCCTGCAGAAAAATCTATCTCTATTTCTTATGAAGGAGAAGTACCAAAAGGACAATTATATGGATGCGATGATAATCGTGCGGAATTAATTAATTCTAATTGTATAGATAATTGTATAAAAGATTATACTACATTGTGTGATAATTTAGAAAAATCTGTTTCATCAAATAGAATGATTTATGCTCATTTATAATTTACAAATTGACTTTTTTAATAAAAAATGTTATAATATTTATATAAAATTAAAAAAGGAGTTTGTAAAAGGATGTCAAAAAAGCAAGAATTTATTAATTATGTTGAAGATTTAATGAATGGTGAAAAGCCGGAAATGACAGAAAATGTAAAGTTGTATTGGGAAGCGTTTAAAGGAAAAGAAGAAGTTGATAAGCCTCTTTTTACAGACAACGGAAAGCTGATTCTTCAGTGCATGAAGGACCACACTGAAACGCCAATGTGGAAGTCAAGAGATATCGCAGAAGTGTTATTTATTTCTTCCAGAGCAGTATCCGGAGCTATGAGAAAGTTAGTTTCTGATGGATATGTTGAAAAGGTTGGTCAGGACCCAACTATATACACTTTAACAGACAAAGGCACAAAAATTGAAATTGTTTAATTTTAAGGAGAATTATAATTTATGAAAAAGATGACAAATGAAACTCATATTGAAGGTAGAATTTATGAACATGACCTTGCGTTAAAGGTATCTGGTCCAAATTCTCAGACACCAGGAACACAATTTATTGGTGGTTCTGTGAGCATTGCAACAGATGAAGAATGTTTAAATGTAGTTCAGGTTTATTTTACATATGTAACAGCAACTACAAAGAAAGGTTCTACTAATGCTACTTTCACTACTTTAAAGAACATCATTGATGGTGTATTTAAGACAGTAATGAAGGACGGTAAAGATAATGCTACAAAGGTAAGAATTGATTCTGCTGTTGGTTTAAATGATTTCTATGTAGAAGATAGAAATAATCCAGGCCAGTTAGAATTAGTTAGTGCAAAGAGAAATATTGGTGGTTTTGTTCACGTAGCAGATGCATTAGCAGAAGATGAAAATATTAGAAACACTTTTAAGTGTGATATGTTAATTACAAATGTAACAAGAAAAGAAGCTGATGAAGAACGTAATCTTCCAGAAAAGGCAATTATAAAGGGTTATGTATTTGATTTCGCTGGTTCTTTACTTCCAATTGAATTTAGTGCTACAAATCCAAATGCAATTAATTATTTTGAAGGACTTGAAGCAAGTCCATCTAACCCTATTTTCACAAAGGTTTGGGGTCGTCAGATTTCTGAAACTATTATTCGTGAAATTAGAGAAGAATCTGCATTTGGTGATGCAAGTGTAAGAGAAGTTAAGAGCACTCGTAAGGACTTTGTAATTACTGGCGCACAAACAGAACCATATATTTGGGATGATGAATCCACAATGACTGTTGCTGAATTAAAGGAAAAGATTGCAGCTCGTGAAACACATCTAGCGACTGTAAAACAGAAATATCTTGAATATAAGGCATCTCAAAAGGCTCCTGTAGCAGCAGCAGCTCCTGCAACTGGCGGTTTCAGTTTCTAATTGAAACCCCAGTTCATAGATATATTTTAAAAAATAAGGAGAATAAAAAATAATGGCAATTGATTTATTAGCAATTAAACCTCATAAAGTAAGTAAAGATTTAAGTGGATATATTACATATATCTATGGAGCACCAAAGACAGGAAAAACTACATTAGCATCTTAGATGGAAGGTGCTCTGCTTCTCGCATTTGAACCAGGTTATCATGCTCTTCCAGGTGTAATGGCACAGGATATTACATCTTGGACTGAAATGAAGCAGGTTTATAGAGAATTAAAGAAGCCAGAAGTAAAAGCGAACTTTAAGTCAATTATTATTGATACCATTGATATCGCAGCTGATTTTTGCAAGAAATATATTTGTAGTCAAAATGATATTGAAGATCTTGGAGATATGGGTTATGGTAAAGGTTGGACTAAATTTAAAGATGAATTTAATAATATCTTTAGAGGATTAACTCAACTTGGTTATGCTGTATTCTTTATCGGTCATGATAAGACAGAAAGCATTGATAATCCAGATGGAACTAAAACATATAAGATTAGACCTGCTTTAAGTAATTCTACAAAAACAGTAATTGCAGGTATGGCTGATATTTATGGCTATGCACATCAGAAGTATGCTGGTGAAATGTCTGTTTTAACTTTAAGAGATCCTTCTAATTTAATTGAATGTGGTGGAAGATTTAAGTATCTTGCAAATGAAATTCCTATGAATTATAAGAATTTAGTAAATGCTCTTCATGAAGCAATCGAAAAAGAAGCTGCTGAAAATGGCGGAAAGTTTGTAACAGAAGAAAGAATTGTTGCTCCTGTTGAAAAGACTTATGATTTTGATGCTTTAAAGGCTGAATTTGAAGGTCTTGTAGGTCAGTTAATGAATAAGAATCAAACTTACTATGCTCCAAAGATTATGGAAATCGTAGAAAAGTATCTTGGTAAGGGCAAAAAAGTAGCAGATGCTACACCTTCCCATGCTGAATTCTTACATTTAATTGTAACTGATATTAAAGAAGATTTAATGACTGAATAATATAAACAACTCTGGATGAAATATTCCAGAGTTGATTTTTTTTTGAAAATATGATATAATATTTATATAAACTATTGAAAGGAGTATTTATTTATATGGCACATAATGTAAAGTGTCCGATTTGTGGAAAAACATTTGACCGAGATAAAGTACCTTTTGTTCAGGTTTCTCCTCGCAGATATGCCCATAAAGAATGCTCTATGTCTGAGGATGAACGCAAAACACAAGAAATAAAAGATAAAGAAGAATTAGATAATTATATAATGTCTTTATTTAAAATGACTTATGTAGATGCGAGAATCCAAAAGCAAATCAAAAAGTATGTAGATGAAAATAATTATACATATTCTGGCATAAAAAAAGCTTTGGTTTATTTTTTTGAAATAAAAGGCAATTCTGTTGAAAAAGCAAATGGTGGAATAGGTATAGTTCCTTATGTTTATCAGCAAGCATATAATTATTATTATTCATTGTGGTTGGCTCAACAAAAAAATGAAGATAAAGTAGTTGAGGAATATGTTCCAATAGTAAAAGAAATAATTATTCCAGTGCCTGAACGTAAAGTACGGAAAAGGCCATTATTTTCATTTTTAGACGAGGAAGGTGAAATATGAGTTCTAAATATGTCGATGTTGCGGCAACAATGCAAGTTGTAGGTTGTGTATTTAATAATCCACAATTATTAGATATTTCAGATAGATATATTATAACAGATGAAGATTTCGCAAATGAGTTTCATAAAATTGTTTTTGGTGCAATTTATAAATTACATGAATTAGGTGCGCAAGAAATTACATTAGAAAGTATTTCAGATTTTCTTGCGGCTCGACCAAAAAGTGAAGCGGTTTTTAAAACTCAAAAAGGTGAAGAATGGCTAATTAAAGTTGCAGAAAATAGTATTCCTTCTGCATTTGATTATTATTATCAAAGATTAAAAAAGTTTTCATTATTGAGGGCTTATGATAATTGCGGAATGGATGTTTCTGATATATATGATCCAGATAATTTTCTTGATATGAAGAAAAAACAACTTCAAGAAGAAATATTGGATAATTCAACCTTAGAACAAATTGCAGATAAGATTGATGAAAAAATTGATGCAATTAGAATGCAGTATGTTGATGATTCTTTTGGAGAGGCTTTTCAAGCTGGTGAAGGAATTGAAGATTTAATTGATAGATTTAAAGAGCATCCGGAAGTTGGTGTTCCATTATATGGACCATTAATTAATACAGTTACAAGAGGAGCGAGATTGAAAAAGTTTTATCTGCGGTCTGCAGCCACAGGTATTGGAAAAACTCGTTCTATGATTGCGGATGCTTGTTATATCGCTTGTGAAAAACTTTACGATGAAACATTCGGATGGATTGGAACTGGACTTGCTCAGCCAGTATTATTTATTACAACTGAGCAGGAATTAGAAGAAATCCAAACAATGATGTTGGCATTTTTATCGGGTGTAAATGAAGACCATATTCTTAATGGTGAATATGAACCAGGTGAAGAAGACCGCGTACGTCAAGCCGCAGTTTTAATTAAAAACGCACCTTTATATGTAGAAGAACTTCCAGATTTTTCATTAAAAGATGTTGAAGATAAAATTAAGAAGAATATTAGAGAACATGATGTAAAATATGTGTTCCATGATTATATACATACAAGTTTAAAAATATTAGAAGAAATCACTCGTAGAAGTGGTGGTGTAAAATTAAGAGAAGATAATATTTTATTTATGTTATCAACTCGATTAAAAGATATTTGTAATAAGTATGGAATTTTTATTATGTCTGCGACACAGTTAAATGGCGATTATAAAGACGCAAAAGTTCCTGACCAGAATTTACTTCGTGGCGCAAAAGCGATTGCGGATAAAATTGACTATGGCGCAATTTTAATGGGTGTTACTGATGAAGATTTAGTAGCATTAGATAAAATACTTTGTGCAAATATTTTTGAAAGACCAACAATTAAAATGTCAGTCTATAAAAATCGTAGAGGAAGATATAAAGGAGTTTATCTCTGGTGTAAAGCAGATTTAGGTTCTTGTAGAATTAAACCGATGTTTTGCACAGGTTATGATTATGAAATGATTAATATAGATGATATTAGAATTAAAATAGAGGAGCCATCAGCGTTTTGATAGTTTATAATAAAAGTGAAATTAGAGAAAACTTAACAATAGATAATATATTTGATTTATTAGAAGAGTTCGGTGGAGAACCAGAACATGTTTCCACTGGTTTAGTTTCACGAACAATTTGTCATAATAATATAAATGATGATGCTTCTCGAAAATTATATTATTATGAAAATACTGGTTTATTTAGATGTTATACTGGCGGATGCGAAGAGCCAATCTTTGATATATTTGAATTAGTTATTAAAGTAATGTCAATTCAAAAAAATGAAGATTTTGATTTAAATGACGCAGTCCGTTGGGTAGCATCAAAGTTTCATATTTCTGGTCGTGAAGAAGATGCTCCAGAAGATGAAGGATTAGATGATTGGAAATATTTAGCAAACTATAATCGTATTCAAGATATAGAAGTTAAAACTAATAATATTATTTTAAAAGAATATGATGATAGTATTTTAAAGAATTTTAATTATAAAGTGCGGATTGAGCCTTGGTTAAAAGAAGATATAACTCAAGAAGCACTCACTAATTCTACTATTGGATTTTATCCTGGTGGAGACCAAATTACAATTCCTCATTTTGACCAAAACGGCAGATTTATTGGTTTGCGTGGTAGAGCATTATGTAAAGATGAAGCAGAAAAATATGGAAAATATAGACCATTAAAAATAAATAATATTTTATACAATCATCCTCTTGGAATGAATTTATATAATTTAAATAATTCCAAAAAAGCCATTTCGATCCTCGAAAAAGCGATTGTGTTTGAGGGCGAGAAATCAGTCCTCAAATATCAATCGTATTTCGGATTAGAGAATGATATATCAGTTGCTTGTTGCGGAAGTAATTTATCTGCTTATCAAGTTCAACTATTAATTGAAGCTGGAGCAAAAGAAATTATTGTTGCTTTTGATAGACAGTTTCAAGAAATTGGAGATAAAGAATTTTATCATTTAAAAAAGAATTTGATGAAATTACATAATAAGTATCACAGCGAAGTGATAATTAGTTTTATTTTTGATAAGAATATTATCACAGATTATAAAGCAAGTCCAATTGATGAAAGCAAAGAAAAGTTTATACAATTATTTAAGGAAAGGATAGTATTATAATGTTTGAAAAAGTAAATCCATCACATCCAGATAAAGTAGCAGATAGAATTGCGGGCGCATTAGTAGATTTAGCATATAGTGAGCAAGAAAATCCAAAAGTAGCAATTGAAGTATTAATCGGACATAATGAATGTTATATTACAGGTGAATCTAGTTATTTGTTTGCAATAACAGAAGTCAATGAAATTGTTAAAAGAATTGATCCATCAATTCAATCTCTTACATTAACAGTTGCGCCACAGGATGTGCATTTAGCAAAGAACCAAGAAGAGGCTATTAGATGTGGTGATAATGGTATTTTTAAAGGAATGCCAGTAACATCAGAGCAGGCTACATTAGCGACAATCGCAAGAGATATCTATAGTAATTTCCCAACAGATGGAAAGTATATCCTTGATGAAAAGCATGATAAATTAATTATTTGTCAAAGCAATGCAAATACAGAAAATCTACGTGTAATGTATGAAAATGCAATCATCAATCCACTTGGTGATTGGACTGGTGGAACTGGGGTTGATGCTGGTGCTACCAATAGAAAATTAGGCTCTGATATGGCGGATAGTGTAACTGGTGGAGGACTTCATGGTAAAGACCTTTCAAAAGCTGATGTATCTGTTAATATTTATGCTTGGTTAAAAGCTCAGCAGACCGGCGAACCGCAAGCATTTTGTTGCGCAATTGGTGATGAAGAAATTGATGGAGTTCCATATTCTGAAATTGTTGAAATCGCAAGAGAATATATTAATTCTTGTGGCGGTTTTGAAAAGTTTGCTGAATGGGGTTTAATTTAAAATGTATGGATTAGTAATAGGTAAAAATTTTACTGTGGCAGAAAAAATATTAAAAAGTATTATTCTGCACTATGAACAAAATCATGTATTTACTTCTTTTATAAGAAAAGATCAAGTTCGTTTTGAAAATAATCAATTGTGGGTGGCTGTTGGTGAAAGCCACCCTGCCAAAATTAGAGGATATAAACCAAAAGTTATTTATCTTGATTCTAGGGTTAAGGATGCTGAAATATTAAATAATATTCAGTATTTAAAAATGACAATTCCTAATTTAAAGATAGTAGTATGGTGAAAGGTGGTTAATTTATTTGAAACGAAAATTAAATAAATAGATGGTGATTGATATGAAAGGAGGTTAACATTCTTATGGAGTATCAATTAATTAAATCCCCTCTTAAATATGGTTCATAGCTGTCCATAATTGAAGAGTTATTGACAAACAGAGGAATAAACCTAGAAAATATTAATCACTATTTAAACACTACTGATGGAGATATTTTAAACCCATCAATAATTGCTAATGTGCGGGAAGGCGCTAAAATGCTAATTTCGCACATTCACAAAGGAGACAAAGTTCTCATTCAAATAGACTCTGATGCTGATGGTTTTACATCTTCCGCATTATTAATTAACTATTTGAATTGTCTATTTCCTGCCTTTGTGAGAAATAATATATCTTATAGATTACATACAGGAAAACAGCACGGCATTGTCCTGGACACAATTCCCGATGATGTTAAATTAGTTATTGCTCCAGATTCATCTAGTAATGACTACGAAGTTCATGAGGCGCTTGCGCTTCGTGGAGTTGATGTGCTGGTAATAGACCACCATGACGCAGAGAAAGTATCAGAATATGCTTGTGTCATAAACAACCAATTATGTGATTACCCTACTAAATCTTTATCTGGTGTAGGTATGGTATATAAATTCTGTGCTTACTTAGACCAACTTTTAAAGGATAATAAAGCAGAGCAATTCCTTGATTTGGTTGCTGTTGGCATGGTGGCTGACATGATGGATTTACGAGATTTTGAAACAAGACATTTGGTCGTAAGTGGCTTAAATAAAATTCGCAATCCTTACCTAAAAGGTATGATTAACACAAATGAATATTCTATTTCAAGAGGTGGAGGTCTAAATCCTTTTACGGTAGCTTTTTATATTGCGCCATATATTAACGCAACCATTCGCGTCGGCACACAAGATGAAAAGCTCATGCTATTCGAATCTATGCTTGACTATCGGGGATATGAACAAATCCCTTCGACCAAACGAGGATGTAAGGGTCAAGTAGAGACAAGAGTAGAACAGGCTTGTCGCAATTGCACTAACATCAAGAAGAGACAAACAAACGCAAGAGATTCAAGTCTGAATATAATTGAACAAACAATAAAAGAAAGAAATCTATTAGACCATAAATTATTAGTTATTCAAGTTCAAGATGTAGATACTAATTTAACAGGTTTAATTGCTAATGAATTAGCTTCAAAATATCAAAGACCTACTTTATTATTAAATAAAAAAGTAAATGAAGAAGGCGTGATATCTTGGGAAGGCTCTGGCAGAAATTATAGTAATTCTCCAATAGAAAGTTTTAGAGAATTACTATTAGAAACTGGTTTTGCTATGTATAGTGAAGGACATGCTTCTGCTTTTGGCTTCGGAGTTTTAGATTCTAATTTTGATGAATTTATATCATATACAGATAATTTATTAGCAGATTTCGACTTTTCCCCATGTTATACAGTAGATAAGATTTATCATTATGGTAATTTTAATCCTAATGATATTTTAAAAGTTGCTGAATTAAAACCAATATGGGGCCAAGGGTTGGAAGAACCTCTCATTGTATTAGAACAATTAGATTTAAAAAATTGTAAAATTGATTTAATGTCAAGAGATAAAAATCCAACCTTAAAGATAACCTTGCCGCAAGGCTTGAGTTTGATTAAGTTCGGGTCGTCTGAAGAAGAATATGATAATATCATTAATTCTGATTTTAATTGTGTAAATATGAACATCGTTGGTAAATGCGATAAAAACGAATGGGGGGGCAGAATAACGCCTCAAATTAGTATAGAAGATTACGAAATTGTAGCAAAAAAATATATCTTCTAAATATTGCACAGTCGGCCTAATATAAAATATTAGGAGGATTTAAATATGAAAAAGATTATTGCTATTTTTATGGTTTTAGTATTTATGTTTAGCGTTATTGGAGTAGCATATGCCGCTGAATCCATAGAAATAGAAGAACCAACTACAACTTCGGAAGATAACATCCCTTCTGAAACTCTTATGACTGTTAATTCTTTAATTTCTTCCATAGAAAGAGATAAAACTAAGGATATGGATGAATTAGAAGAATTAATTGATGAATGCGCGGCTCGCATGGATGCCGCAAAACAAATGAAAGAATCTGCTGAGGATCTTGGATATCATGATGAACATGCAGTAATATTACTTGCTGAACAAGAATATGAAAATGCAAAAGCAGATAAGAAATTTTATAAAGATACTTTAAAGAAACAAGAAGAAAAGTATTGGAATAAAAAAAGAAATCAATATCCTGTGGCAACAGAAATCTGGCTATATCTTAAAGATGAAGGTTATAATGATTATGTGTGCGCTGGCATTTTAGGAAATTTAATGGCAGAAGTAGGAGGACAAACTCTTAACATTAATCCGTTGAGAAATAGTGGCAATGGATATTATGGAATGTGCCAATGGAGCAAAAAATATTATCCAAAAGTCGTAGGGGAAGACTTAAATGGCCAACTAGAATTTTTAAATAGTAATATTAAAACTATTATTAATAAATATGGAAAAAATTATAAATCAGATTTTAATTATTCCAAATTTAAAAAATTAAAAAATGAAAAAGAAGCTGCGAAAGCATTTGCGGCTTGCTATGAACGTTGCGCAAGCTATACTTATTCTCAAAGAATGAAGAACGCAACAGTTGCTTATGAATATTTCGTAAGATAATTTTAAAGGGTTATGTAGAAATACATAACCCTATTTTTTGTTTCTATAAACTAGTTGCTTGCGCCGGCCTCAATCACAAAATCCGCAAACCCAAATTAAAACCACTCTTCAAAATTTTTAGACCAAATATTCAAAACTTGATTTTTAATATAAAATATGATATAATATTATATATAAGTAAAAGAGGAGGAATTAAATGAAAGATAATTGGTGTCAATATTTAGGAAAAGAAGGAAAAGATTGTATTGAGTTATTTGATAAATTAGATTTTTCTAAATTTTTGCAAGATGATGATGTTGCAGATATAAAAGATATAATTGATGATATTGAGATATATTACGGAACTGATTTTGAAGATATTACTGGTGGTTTATTATTTAATCTATTTAATACATTAGAAATTATAGAATATTTAGAAGATAGATATGAAATTCGTTTTATTGAACATGTAACATATTTAAAAGTTGGAACAGGAGAAAAGAAAAATAAATGATTCTTACTTATAAACAAGAAGAAGGATTAAAAATAGCAATTCAAAGATATAAAGATAGAGAACGATATACTGTAATTAGTGGATATGCTGGAAGTGGTAAATCAACCCTTGTAAAATTTATTATCTCTGCTCTTGGCCTTTATAATGAAGATGTGGCATATATAGCATATACGGGTAAAGCAGCACTTGTTCTTAAAGAAAAAGGTTGTCCTAATGCTACAACTGCACATAAATTATTATATCAATCTTTCCCAAGAAAAGATGGCACATTTTATCATAAGCCTCGTCGCCCACTAGAATATCCTTATAAATTAATTATAGTGGATGAAGTATCAATGCTTCCAAAAGAAATGTGGGATTTATTATTATCTCATAGAGTTCATGTAATAGCACTTGGAGATCCTGGACAGCTTCCTCCAATAGGAGAAGATAATGAAATTTTGGCTCAACCTCATATTTTTCTTGATGAAATCATGAGACAAGCACAAGAAAGTGAAATTATTAGATTAACTATGGATGTGCGGGCCGGCAAGTCTTTAAGTCTCTATAAGGGTAATGAAGTTCAAATTATTGATAAAAAAGAATTAGTAAGTGGAATGTTTACATGGGCAGATCAAATTTTAGTAGCAAAGAATGATACTCGCTTTAAAATAAATCAATTGATGAGAAGTTATTTGCATAATGTTTGGGATAGCACATATCCCGTTGAAGGAGACAAAGTAATTTGTTTGCGCAATTATTGGGAAGAACCGAATATATCTGGTGATGTACTAGTTAATGGTACTATTGGATATATAACTAATTTAGAAAAACCAAATAGAGTTCATCCCCTTTTTATTGGTCATGTAGTAAATGCAAAATTTACACCAGATTATGGTGAATCATCTTTTGAAAATACTTTGATAGATAATAAATTATTAACAACTGGTAATTCAATTATTAATAATAATAATTTTAATATATTTAAAAATGTTCCTAATAAGCCTAAGCATTTTGATTATGGTTATGCGATTACTTGTCATAAGGCACAAGGTAGTGAATATAATAAAGTATTAGTATTAGAAGAATGGTTAAAAGGTGGCGATCATGCTCGTTGGCTTTATACAGCGGCAACTCGCGCAAAAGAAAAATTAGTAATAGTAAAGGATTATAAATAATGGGACAATATACAACAAAAGGTTTATATAATGGATATGATAAAAAGCATAAAGAAAGAGATAAAACTGACTATTATGCTACTCCAACTGTAGAAGTAAAAAATATTTTAGAAACATTAGGAATTAATTTTGATGGTTTAACAATTCTTGAACCATGTGCTGGCGGAGGACATATGTTAAAAGGCATTAAAGAATATGCTCCAAATGCTACTATTTATGCTACTGATTTTACAAAACATCCAAGAATTGAAGATTTTGAAATTTTAACTGGTGAAGAATATGATTTTCTTGCTGATAATTATAATTTACCAGATGAAAATATTGATTGGATAATTATGAATCCTCCGTATTCTACAATTGAACCATTTACTATTAGAGCATTAGAAATTGCCGAAAAAGGCATAATTATGTTAGCAAGATTACAATTCCTTGAAGGTTCTGGTAGATATGAAACAATTTTAAAAGACAATCCTCCAACTGATGTATATGTATATGTTGATAGAATTCAATGTTGGAAGAATGGAGATAAACCAGATGGCTCTTCTGCACAAGCATATGCTTGGTTTGTTTGGAATAAAACATTAGATAAAAAAGAAACAAAAGTAAATTGGATTAGGAGAGCTAAATGAAAAATATAGTAACTATTGATTTTGATATTATAATGGCTCCTTGTATTGATTTATATAATCATTTGGTCCCAAGAGTTCCATGGTTTGAATTACGACATATTCCACAATTAAATTTATTAACAGCAGATATGTTTTATTATCAACGTTTAACAGAATATTTAATTTCTTTATTACCACATTTAAGATTTGATCAGATTCATTTTGTTTATGAACATCAAACAGCAACTTTTAAAATGCCTGGTGATGAAAAATTAACTATTTATAATATAGATCATCATCATGATTGTGGATATCATGATGAACAAGAGCCTATTTCAGAACAAGATTTAACATGTGCAAATTGGGTTAGAAAAATTAAAGATTTTGATTTATTAGAAAGGTATATTTGGATCAAAAATGTTAATTCTGATTTAAAACCAGAAGATTTTGATATGGAAGAAAATTTTATGGGAAGTTATAATTTAGAACAAATTCCTATTCCAGACCAATTAATTTTAGTTTTATCTCCTCAATGGGTTCCGGAAGATTTTTATCCATTATTTAAATTATGGCAATCAATTGTAACAGATTATTATAAGCAACCTGCAATTATAGAATAAGGAGAAAATAGTTATGAATATGGATATGACAGTAAATCTTAAAAATGTAAAAGAATTTATAGAATCTCAAAAATTTACTCAATTTTTATTAAGTAATACAACTGATTTTTCAACAGCAGCTTTTATTCTTCAAACACTTTTAGATAAAGTGAAAGAACTTGACGCTGAATAAAAAATATGGTATAATAATATAAATATATAAAAGATGAAAGGAATAAGTTCAATGCGAAAGTATTTCGGGATTCATAAAAAGGTGTCAAATGAGAAAATATTTTAATTGTCATAATCATACTGAATATTCTAATATTAGATTATTAGATTCGATTAATCGACCAAAAGATTTAATCAAAAAAGCAATTGAATTAGGTTTAAGCGGTATTGCTATTACAGACCACGAATGTCTTGCTGCACATCCAATAGTGAACAGATTAGCAGAAGATTATCCAGATTTTAAAATTGCGTTAGGCAATGAAATTTATTTAACAAATACAAGAGAATCTGGACAAAAATATTATCACTTTATTCTTATTGCAAAAGATGAAATTGGTTATCGCGCAATAAAAGAATTAAGTTCGATAGCTTGGTATAACTCTTATTCTGATAGAGGTATGGAAAGAGTTCCATTATTAAAATCAGAATTAAAAGAAGTTATGTCCAAGTATAAGGGTCATGTTATAGCGACTACCGCTTGTTTAGGTGGAGAACTTTCTACAAATGCTCTAGGTATGAGCATGTCAGAGGAAGTTAATGATATGACTTCAGCAAAAATATTTTATGACAATATTCTTAAATTTATGGAATATTGTTTAGATGTTTTTGGTGAAGATTTTTATATTGAGTGCGCACCATCGACAGATAAAGACCAAATTCAAGTTAATAAAAAACTTTATCGAATTGCGCAAGTATATAATGTAAAAATGGTAGTTGGTACAGATGCGCATTATCTCACAGCCGCAGATAGACCAGTTCATAAAGCATACCTTAATTCAAAAAATGGAGATAGAGAAGTAGATAGTTTCTATGAATTTTCTCGTCTCATGGATAGTGATGAAATAAATAAATTATTATCTCTTTGTTTTTCAGAAGAAACAATAGATTGGATTTTAGATAATACATTAGAAATTGAAAATAAAATTCAAAAATATTCTTTATTTCATAAACAAAATATTCCAACAGTAGAAGTTAAGAATTATCCTCCTTTAGAAGTAGAATCTGATTTTACTGGCAGATATAAGCCTGAATGGAATTTTCCTCATTTAGATGAAATGTTAAGTTCAGATGATATTCAGAATAGATATTGGGTAAATCAATGTCTTGAAAAATTATCTAAATTAAATAAATATAACACACAATATTTATCTCAATTAGAAGAAGAAGCAAGAGTAAAATCTATTATTTCTGAAAAGTTAGAAACTAATATGTTTAGATATCCAAACACTCTTCAGCATTATATTGATATGATTTGGGAGTGCGGATCAATGGTAGGTGCAGGACGTGGTTCATCTTGTGCAGCACTTAATCATTATTTAATGGGTATTACACAATTAGACCCGATTGAATGGAATCTTCCATTCTTCAGATATTTAAATGAAGAACGTATTGAACTTGGTGATATTGATATAGATATTTGTCCATCAAAAAGACCTCTTATTCTTCAAAAGATTAAAGAAGAAAGAAGTCAAATGTTTGATAAGAATATTGATGAATGGGCAAAGAGTAATCTTGGATGTACATTAATTGCGACTTTTGGAACTGAAAAAACAAAGTCCGCAATTCAAACAGCATGTCGAGGTTATAGAAGTGAAGATTATCCAGATGGTATTGATGTTGATGAAGCATTATATATGTCATCATTGATTCCAGAAGAAAGAGGATTTTTATGGTCTATTAAAGAAGTTGTTTATGGTGATGAAGAAAAAGGAAGAAAACCAGTAACATCATTTTTAAGAGAAGTAAATAATTATCCTGGACTTTTGGATATTATCATGGCGATTGAAGGTCTTGTCAACCATAGAGGAAGTCATGCATCTGGTGTAATTTTATTTGAAGGAGATCCATTTGAGCATTGTGCTTTTATGAAAACTCCAAAAGGTGAAATAACTACACAGTTTGACTTACATGATTGCGAATATATGGGATTAACAAAATATGACTTTCTGGTAACAGAAGTTCAAGATAAGTTAGTTCAAGCGATTAAATTAATGCAAGAAGATGAAGTTATTGAATCTGAATTAAGTTTAAGAGAAGTTTATGATAAATATTTTCATCCAAATGTTTTGCCATTAAATGATAATAGAATTTGGAAAGCATTAAGTGATGTATCAGTTATTAATACATTCCAGTTTGACTCATTAGAAGGATCAAAGACAGCAAAGAAAATTCAACCAAAAAATATTTTGGAAATGACTGCGGCCAATGGCCTAATGCGATTAATGGGTGAAGAAGGTGAAGAACGTCCAATTGATAAATATATTCGTCAGAAAAATAATATTCAATTATGGTATGATGAAATGACAAAATATGGTTTATCAGAAGAAGAACAGAGTTGGCTTGAACCATATTTTAAAGCAGACTATGGAGTTCCACCTGACCAAGAAAGTTTAATGTTAATGTTAATGGATAAAAATCTTTGCGGATTTACCTTAGGTGAAGCGAATGCTGCAAGAAAAATTGTAGGTAAAAAGCAAATGTCAAAGATTCCAGAACTTCGAGAAAAAGTATTAACTAATGCAACTTCAAAAGCATTAGGTAGATATATCTGGAAGTATGGCGCTGGTCCGCAGATGGGTTATTCATTCTCTCGAATTCATGCATTAGCTTATTCATTTATTGGTGTTCAAACATTATTTATTGCAACTAATTGGAATCCTATCTATTGGAATACAGCTTGTTTAATTGTAAACAGTGGTTCATTAGAAGATAATAGCGAAGAAGAATTAGTTGATATTTATGAACCAGAAGCTTCTGATTTAGCTGATGGAATTACATTTGTAGATTTACCAGATAAAAGCGCCAAGATTCGCAAAACCGCCTCTACTGATTATGGTAAGATGGCTAAGGCAATGGGCGATATTATGAGTGCTGGTATTAAATTAAGTTTAGTAGATATTAATAAATCTGACTTTGGATTTAAACCAGATGTAGAAAATAATCAAATTCTTTTTGGAATGAAAGGTTTATTGAATGTAAGTGATGATACTGTTAGAGCTATTATAGCAAATAGACCTTATGAATCTCCTAGAGATTTCTTAAATAAAGTAAAACCAAATAAACAAGCAATGATTTCACTTATTAAAGGCGGAGCATTTGATTCTATGATGGATAGAAAAAGATGTATGGTTTGGTACATTTGGGAAACTTGTGACAAAAAGAAAAGAATAACACTACAAAATATGGGAGGATTAATTAAACATAATTTACTTCCAAAAGATACAGAAGAAAGAATTTTTGCATTTAAGATTTATGAATTTAATCGTTATTTAAAAGCAATGTGCGCGAAAGACGCAACTCATTATACGTTAGATGAACGCGCAATTGATTTCTTAATTTCTTCTGGATATGAAGCATTAATTGAAGAAGATTTTAAATTAAATCTTAAAAACTGGGAAAAGAAATATCAAGCTTGGATGGATGTTTTTAGAGATTGGATCGCTAAAGATAAAGAGAAGATTTTAAATGATTTAAATAATTCTATCTTTAAAGAAGATTGGGATAAATATGCTAGTGGAACTATCTCTGCATGGGAAATGGAAGTATTATGCTTCTATTATCATGAACATGAATTAGCTCACGTAGATAAAGAAAGATATGGTTTTGTTGATTTCTTTGAATTACCAACTGAACCAGTTGTTGAAAAAACATATCCTCGTGGTGGTAAAACAATTAATATTTTTAAATTAGATAAAATTTGCGGAACTTGTATCGCAAAGAATAAAACAAAGAGTACAGTTACATTATTAACTACAACAGGTGTAGTTAATGTTAAATTTAGAAAAGAATATTTCACATTATTTGATAAACAGATTTCAGAAAAAGGTGCAGATGGTGTGAAACATGTAGTTGAGAAATCTTGGTTTAATAGAGGAAATATGATTGTTGTTCAAGGAATAAGACAGGGCGATGATTTTATTACGAAAAAATATGCAACCTCTAATGGACATCAGCTTTATAAAATTGACTCAATTACAGCTAACAACGAATTAGTTCTAAAAACAGAAAGGTACATGGGAGAATAATGTACAATATTATTGCTATTATGGGTAAAGCAGGTAGTGGTAAGGATACTATTTTAAAATAGGTCCTTGCCGCAAGACCTCTTGAATTAAATGAAATTATTCAATCAACAACACGACCAATGCGAGAGGGAGAGACAGAGGGCGTTAATTATTATTTTTTAACAGAAGAACAATTTGCTTATAAAGTATTAAGTTATGAAATGCTTGAAGCAAGTCTTCATAATTGGTATTATGGTACAACCTATGAGGCATTGAGAAGTGATGTTACTAATGTTGGGGTTTTTAATCCTGAAGCATTGAATTATATTTATAATAATAAAAATATAAATTTAAGAGTATTTTATATTCATACAGATGATAAAATAAGATTATTAAGACAATTAAATAGAGAACAAAATCCAGATGTAAATGAAATTGTTCGCCGATATGGAACAGATGCAAGAGATTTTAATCCGGGTGATTTTGATTTTAAATATACTTTATTAATAAATAATGAAGAAGAAGACTTACAAAAATGTGTAGATCGTATTATAGAAGCTATTGGGCAATTTTAATTAATTTTGTAGCCGCAACACACAAATAAATATACGACTACAAAATATAGAAGGAGGTTATAATCTTGATCAATATAAGAAAACGAAATGGAGAATTAGTTCCTTTTAATAAACAAAAAATTGTCGATGCTATCAACGGCGCACTTGTTGAAGTTGATGGTCTTCTTTATGAAGAAGATACTGCTAATAGTATTGCAGAAGATGTATATCGTGAAGCAATTAAAAGAGAATTAACAGTAGAAGACATTCAAGATTTAGTAGAACATTATTTAATGACTTCGGAGCGTAAAGATGTTGCGAAGGCATATATTAGATTTAGATATAAAAAAGAAGTTGCTAGAAATTATAGCAATGATTTTATTGAAGCAATTAAAGAAAAACTTCGTGCAGAAGATGTTCAAAATCAAAATGCAAATGTTGATGAACATTCATTTGGTGGTAGAACAGGAGAAGCATCTGGGGTTGTTACTAAAAGACTTGCTTTAGATTTTTTAATCTCTCCAAAAGCAAGAGCAAATCATGAGAATAATATGATTTATATTCATGATTTAGACAGTTATTTTGTAGGTTCTCATAATTGTTTATCTGTTCCTTTTGACCATTTATTAGCAAATGGTTTTAATACAAGACAAACTGATGTGCGGCCAGCAGGTTCTGTAAATACAGCATTCCAGTTAGTTGCTGTAATTTTCCAATTACAATCATTACAGCAATTTGGTGGTGTATCTGCAACTCATTTAGACTGGACAATGGTTCCTTATGTTAGAAAGAGCTTTGCAAAACATTATAAAGATGGATTAAAATATCTTGCTGATTGGGAAGGTATTGATTATTCCATTGAAAATATGTTAAAAAACGCAGTAGATTATTCTATTGATGAATTAGATTATAGTGCTTATTGTGATAAAGCATATGAATATGCTATTGATCAAACAAGAAAAGAAGTTCATCAAGCAGTAGAGGGTTTATATCATAATTTAAATACATTACAATCTCGTTCTGGTAATCAATTACCATTTACAAGTATTAATTATGGAACTTGTACTCTTTCAGAAGGAAGAATGGTAATTGAAGAATTATTAAAGGTATCTATTGAAGGCTTAGGTGCTTTACATAAAACATCTATTTTCCCTTGTGGAATTTTCCAATTAGGAAAAGGTATTAATAGAGAACCTGGTGATCCTAACTATGATTTATATCAGTTAGCATTAGAATCTACTTCAAAAAGATTATATCCTAATTATGCTAATATTGATTGGTCTGGTAATGCAGGATATGACCCTAATGATCCTAAGACTTATTTCTCAACGATGGGTAAGTGAAAATGCAGCTCATCTAAAATCTTTTGAACCTCGCCCGAGGGTGTTTCTTAAAGAGGCTAACGGTTAGGTCTTATTAAAAATAGTTCATTTAATAAGATGAGACCGTGCTAAGATTCATCATAATATTCATCATAAGGTGGTGAATATAATGGAAATATATAAAATTACAAATAAAATAAATGGTAAAGTTTATATAGGCCAAACAATTCGTCCTGTTTAGTATCGTTTTCATAGACACATAAATGATGCAATGCGAAATATTATTGATACACATTTCGCAAGAGCAATTAGAAAATATGGTCCAGATCAATGGCTTCTTGAAGTTATTGATAACGCGGAAACACAGGAAGAATTAAATCAAAAAGAACAATATTGGATTCAATATTATAATTCTGTTGAAGAAGGATATAATGAAACCGACGCAATCAATAAATGTGGCGGAAATACATATCGTTCTAAAACAGAAGAAGAAATGGAAGTTATTAAAGAAAAAATTCGTCAAACAAAAATAGGTAATAAAAATCCTATGGCTAAAAAAATTAAACGAATTAATATTCAAACTAGTGAAATTGACATCTTTGAAACGATTATTAATTGTGCTAAGGCTTGTGGAATTAATAATGGAAAAACTTCTATTACAACAAGATTAAATGGACAAATTAAAAGTCCATTTAAAGGAAAATGGCTATTTGAATATTATGATGAATAAAGTGTATCGACTATCCCTGATGAATGTAAGGGAGTAGGATGTGAGATAGGCGCACATTCGAAGCGGAAGACAACCTCACTTTTGTGAGATGAAGATATAGTCAGCGCCAATGGTGACATTGGATAAACGTGTGTAGAACCGCAAATGGCTGGGATATTAATGGACTCGGCCAACAGAAAGATGGAAGAGGAAATATTTGTCCTGTTACAATTATTTTACCAACACTAGCAATGGAAGCTGTAGAACTAGCAGATAATTTTAGCGAAGATAGTTGGAGCACTGAATTAGAATTAAATATTTTCTTTGATATGCTTGAAGCAAAGATTGATGAAGCAAAGGATATGTTAATCGAAAGATTTGAATGGATTGCTTCACAGTCACCTAAAGCTGCAAAGTTTATGTATGAAAATGGTTTAATGGCAGGATATGTTCCAGAAGAAGGAATTAGAAGTGCCCTTAAACATGGTACACTAGCAATCGGTCAATTAGGTCTTGCGGAAACACTTCAAATCTTAATCGGCACAGACCATACAACTGAAAAAGGTATGGCGTTAGCAAAAAGAATTGAACAAATGTTCAAAGATAAATGTGCGAAATTCAAGGAAGAATATAAATTAAACTTTGGAGTTTATTTCACTCCTGCGGAAAATCTTTGCTATACAGCTATGAAAAAGTTCAAAGCTAAATATGGTGAATTAAAAAATATTTCTGATAGAGATTACTTTACAAATAGTATGCATGTGCCGGTTTGGCATCAGATGAGTCCATTTGAAAAAATTGATATTGAAAGTGAATTGACAGGATATTCTTCTGCTGGATGCATTACTTATGTAGAACTTGATAGTAGCGTTCAAACAAATTTAAAGGCACTAGAACAAATTGTAAATTATGCTATGGATAAGGATATTCCTTATTTAGCAATTAATATCCCTAATGATACTTGTCTTGATTGCGGATATACAGGAGAATTTAATGATTATTGTCCTATGTGTGCAAGCAAAAATATTCAGCAATTACGCAGAGTTACTGGTTATTTAACTGGTGATTATAAAACTGCTTTTAATAATGGCAAACAAGCAGAGGTAGAAGATAGAGTAAAACATGTGGGGGTATTAGAATAATGATGAAATATTATAAAACTCGTCCTTGTATTATTTAGGCTATGGAATGGACAGGAAATAATATTGGGGAAATTAAACGATATGGTGGCGATCAAATCGATATTTCTTCTGGAATTCCAATTATTCATACTTTAGAAGGAGATATGACTGCTAGCATTGGAGATTTTATTATTCTTGGTTTACGAGGAGAATTTTATCCTTGTAAACCAGATGTATTCCATAAAAAATATGAGGAGTGTATATAATTTATGTATTATTTAATTCAATTTACTTGGGGTTTACCTTTAAATATTATTGGGTTTATTGTTTATATAATATTATCTAAAATTTGTAAATTTTGGAGTTATAAATATAGAAAAGCTTTTTATGTAGTAGTTCCTTGGAATTTTGGTGGAGTTAGTTTAGGAATGTTTATTATCCATGGAGAAAAGAATTATGATTTAAGAGTTCACGAATATGGACATTCAATACAAAATTTAATGTGGGGATGGTTAATGCCAGTTGTTATTGCTATACCTTCAGCTATTAGATATTGGTATAGAAAGTTTTTAATTAAAATAGGAAAAACTTTAAAAACTTCATATTATGACATATGGTTTGAAAAACAAGCAACTGAATTAGGAACTAGAGCAAGCAAAAATGAATGGAGTTGGATATAATGCGTTACGCAGGAATTATTAAAAATGATTTAGCGGCAGCTCCTGGAGTATGTTTAACTTTCTTTACTTAGGGTTGTTCAAGACATTGTCCAGATTGCCATAATCCGCAAACTTGGGATTTTTGTGGGGGAAAAGAATTTACACAGGATGTATTAGATACTATTATTGATAATCTTTATGCTAATGGAATTAAAAGAACATTTTGTGTTATGGGAGGAGAACCGCTAGATCCAGAAAATATATTTTTAACTGATTTAGTTATATCAAATGTAAAGGAAGCTCTTCCCGATGTAGAAATATATCTTTGGACTGGATATAAATATGAAACATTACAACATCGTTCTGAAGCAAGATTAAAATCTATTTTAGATAAAGTAAATGTTTTAATAGATGGTGAATATATAAAAGAATTACGAGATATAACTCAACCAATGATTGGTTCTACTAATCAAAGAATTTTGACTTTAAATAGATAATATGTTATAATAAAAATAAAAAAGAAGGTTAAAAATGAATACTGAATTTAATAATTTAAAAGTTAAGTATACTTTTAATCATCATCATGATTTATATAAACATTTGAATGAATTTCAATTGGGAGAATTATTGTATGATGTAGAATTAGACTAGATGTTTATGGTTGGAGAAAATGGTTTAATGCAAATTCCAGAAAACTTTTTAGAATACATGGATGAAACTATTGGTTCTTTGAAGAAAGTTGAAGGCGGTGTTACAATGAGCATGTATGAAATGAATCAACAAATCATTTCTCAATTACCAACTCATAATGAAGAACAAATTAAAGAAGATATTAAAATTATTAATGAGTTCCAAAAGAAACACGAAACAAAATATTTTATGCTTCTTTGTAAAGAAATTTCTTATTTTACAGGATTTATTAAAGAATTTACTTCTTTAGAATCATTGGGTGAGGTAGTTATTGATTGCGTAAAAGCTGTTGGAGAAATTAAAGATATTGATTCTAGCGATCCAATTTATTTAGATATTTGGGTAACTACAAAAAGTAGAGAAACTCATTGTATGCATTTATTTGATTTCCAATATGGAGTAGTAGAATTTGGAGGTTAATATATGAGAGACGGAATAATCTGTCATTTTAATCTTTTTCATTATCGCCAAGAAATTTTAGAAGTTAAAGATGATAAAATTACTAGTATTGGTAAAGTAGAAACTATTAAAGTTGGTGAATTAATTAGTAAATATTGTTTAGAAAATAACATTAATTATATTCATCTTTATGGCGAAAATTCTTTTTTAAAAAGAATAATTAAAGATATTGACAAATATACTAAAAATTTATATAGTGAAAATAAAATTGAAATCGAGGTAAATTAATAATGGCAAAATATTTAATTACAACAACAGAAACATATAGAGTTGATACAGAAGAAGAAGCTGCTCGTTTAATCGAAGAAGCTAAAAACGATAATTCATATACTCTTGCTAAATATAGCAGCGTCCATAAGGAAAGAAAACAAAAGGGTCAGATTATTGATGAATATGAAAAGGTTTCTTTAACAAAAGTTTTCAATGATGAAAAAGAACCTTATTCAAATGTAGAAATTAAATATGGAGTAGAATTTTAATGGCAAAGTTTGAAAAAGTAAGTAAATATTCCAATAGTGAAATAAATATGCCGGTGCGAAAAACAGCACGTTCCGCAGGTTATGATTTTGAAGTAGCAGAAGATATTATAATTGAGCCTTATTCTCATTTAAAATTAATTATGGAAAATGCTACTCCATATCAACCTTATCCATTATCTGAAATTGCAAAAATGACAAAAGCAAAAAATACTAAACCAACTCTTGTTCCTACTGGAATGAAATGTCAGTTAGCTGATGATGAATATTTAGAATTAAGTATTCGTAGCTCTGGACCATTAAAGCATTGGTTAATGTTAGCAAATAGTGTTGGTATTATTGATGCTGATTATTACAATAATCCAGATAACGAAGGCCATATTTATTTCCAAGTTATTAATTTATCTCCTACCCCTATTCAGTTAAAGAAAGGCGATATCATTGGTCAGGGTATTATTCATAAGTATATTACCACTGAAGATGATTGTGCAAATGGGGAGCGCAAAGGAGGCTTTGGGTCTACAAGTGAGTAATATATTAGCACTCGACTAGAGCAGTAGAACAAGCGGTTATGCTATATTCAAAAATGAAGAATTATTTGATTATGGACATTTTACATTTGAAGATATAAACATGGGTGTAAGATTACATAAAATTAAAAATAAAATAAAATCTTTGATTGATGAATATGATATAGATGAAGTAATTTTTGAAGATATATATATGGATGGGCAACGCGTTAATAATGTACAAACTTTTAAAGTTTTAGCAGAGGTGTTCGGGGTAGTCTATGAACTGGTAACCGATTTGGGCTTGCCGAATACAGCAGTTTTAGCTGGAACCTGGAAGTCAACACTTAATATAAAAGGGACTGCTAGAGCCGAACAAAAACGCAATGCCCAGACATATGTATTAAATACATATAATAAAAAAGCCACACAAGATGAATGTGATGCAATTTGTATAGGAGCTCATTTAATAAAACAAAAGAACTCTTCATTTAATTGGACAGATTAAAGAAATTTTCCATTCCCGTTCTTTAATATTTATAGATAATTTAAAAAGGGAGTGGACATTATGGATTTTTTTACTGCCCACATGTGGGAAATCTTTTTTGGTTTAGTGGCTGCCGGCGCACTCGCTTTTTGTAAATATTTACATAGCTAGCTAAAAAATTATCAAAAACTTCTAGAAGAAAAAGATAATGCTGAATTACGCAAGATTATTTTAGATGAATTAGAGCCAATAGTGGAAGAAATGCACAGACTTGAAAAGCGTTTAAAAGCTTGCGAAGACAAAGAACATTAGGATATAGATTTAATTTTATAGTCCTATAAATTTAGATTAATTCAATTATGTAAAACATATTTACGTCAACGGTATATGACTTAGGCGCAATATGACCAATTAACTGAATTCTTTAAATTATATGCAGGTTTAGGTGGAAATGGTCAAGCGGCAGAATACTATGAAAAGGCTGTTGCTCTTCCAGTTGAGGAACATCCAGAAAATTAAAAATAAGGGTAATAGATTTTTATATCTATTACCCTTATTTTACTTTATATACCATATTAAAAAATAATTTGTTCGTGATATCAATTATTTCTTGTCCATATATAGCTATCAAGTCTGCTATCACCTCTTCTTCTTCATAGCTTAATTGAACATTATAACTAAACATTGCGGCATGGACTATTTCATGACATAATACTCTCTTAAACTTATAGTCTGATAAATCTGCCGCAATGAAAATAGTTTTTAATTTGTCGTCACAACATCCTAGTGTATAAAAACCTTCTCTGGTCCGCAAACTAGGATGAAAAGGAGAGACTAGTTCGACAAACCAAGTCTCTCCATTAATCTTAAACAATTTTCTATGCCAAAGTTGAAATTTTTTGTTGAAGTAATTGTTTTTCTTCTGGAGAGGCTCCTTCAATCATTTCAGTTATATCATAGCTTAATTCTGCCATATAATTTTCTAAATCGCGCATTTTGACTGTTTTATCACTGTGCATCTTCTTGTGCTCCATATACATTCTACGACTCATATCGCTACGACTACCATTTTCAGAATACTGACTATGATTATTATTATTTCCAGAAGAAGACTAAACGGTTTCATTGTAGTAACTTTTTTGGCCTCCATTGCCGTTTTCAGAATATTGTCTAGTTCCTTCGTATTGTCTGTTATAGCCTAAGTATGGTTCTCTTTCGTGGTAGTACATATCTCCACGTCTTTCTTGATAGTAGGCGATGGGTTCTTCTTCTTTTTTCTTCATAGCCTCTGTGATAGTACAGTAATAAATTGCTTCTTCGAGATCTTTAATCATATCAACTACTTCACCAAGTTCTTTGGCATCTACATTATTAAGATGGCCAAGCTGACCTTCAACTTGGGTCATCAACATTTCTTTTGTATGTTTTAATCTTTCAATTGACATTTCCGCACCTCCTTTAAGCCACTCTTTCAACAATTAAGTTAGCATTTTGAACATCTACTGCTTGAGTGCTTATATTTTTAACACTAACTGTCATGCAGCAATTACGAGGTACGTCTAAAAATACCGCACTAAATACATTAAAGAATTCTTCTACTGCGGCAGGAGTCACAATCATAGTTGTGGAAGGAACTGCTTCCCCTTCAATGGCAATTGCTAATGAAATAGCTTCAACAGTTCCTCCTGTTGGAATTGCGATATTACCACCAAAGCTGACTCTATAACGAGCACGACATTGAGTAGTATTTCCTTTAAGGGTTACTAACCCACTGCCGGTTCTGTGAATCATTGAGCAATTTCCACAAACAACTGTGTCTGTAAATAATACATTCTAATTACTTTCCACTGTTTGTAGAGCATTTGCGATAATTTCCATAAACTCCCCTCCTTTTAGCATCCGCCACAATTGTTGTAATTATAATTTGCGAAAGGATTTGGTACAGTGTAAGCTGGAACAGGATATTTAGGTCCTAATTCATTTACAAGGTACGCATTTTGTGCTTGCTGAGAAGCAGCGAATTTTAATGTTTGATTTTCAGCAGTTAATGCAGCAATCTTATCTTGAGTTAAGAAATCTAAAATTCCCTTAGTAGCATCTGTTACTGCCTGACGAGTCTGACATTCCTGAGTAGCTAAGTTATATCCAAGATCTGCAAATCCTCTTTCAATCGCGCGCTGAGTTTCACAGCAGCAAGCTGCATTGTCAGCGGCCATTCCAGCAAGCTGACCCATAAGAGCATTAGTGCTAGCGTTCATACCTGCTGTTATTCCAGCGAATCCTTGACATAAGGAATTCTGAACACCAGAGAATCCATTTAACATACTTGTATTCATAGCATAGAATCCATCACAAAGACCTTGCTGAATACCTCTAATACCATTTGATAATCCATTCATATCGAAGCCGTAGGAAACTTCTTCTCTAACAGTTCCATTTCCTCCGTTGCCATATCCATTACCCCATCCACCTGCGAATAAGAATAATAAGATAATCCACCATGCGCCATCTCCGCCCCAGCCATTGTTGTTATTGCCAGTAGCAGCAGCGATATCAGCTAAAGAATAGCATCCTCCATTGTTAAACATAATTTTTACCTCCCTTTAAATTAAATTTTTTATTTTAAACCAAGAAAGTTTTTAAATTGAGAGAATTCTAAATCAAAATTTCTACCATTTTGCGCATACATATTGCGCACAATTCTCTCTATATCGGCGCCTTTTCCTTCCTTGGCTAAAAGCAATAAGTTGTCACCCATAGGCGTTCCGCCCATTCGTTGTTCTAAAATTCCCATCAATAATTGTTGTGGGTTCTATCCATTTTGGATTGCTTGTATTAACATTCTAGGATCTACATTATACATTACTATTTACCTCCCTAATTAGAAATTATAAACCGGCGTTTGCGCAACTGGCATCTATATTTCTTCTCTTGGCTATGGTTGCGCGTTTAGTATACTTCTAATCTCTTCTAATGCAGAATTGAACTCCTATCGTGTTACATATCCAGGATCGGCCATTGAAATCTCTTTGTATTCATATACATTCAAAGAAGAAGTTCCATCCATATTAATTTGTTTAGTATATATTCTTCTATTAGCTATATCCGGGAAGAAGAATATACTACCATCAAAATCAATGGATGCGGCGCGAGCTTCTTCTAAGGAAGAAACGGGACGACCCTTTAAATTCGGCGTTACAACTGCGGGAGCTCTAAGCTAAGCCGCAGCCTAAGGATTAAAGTACCCATTATAACTGTTTTGATACATTTAAATAACCATCCTTTCTGAAAAATTTTTTTTCCTTTCTTTCATAGTTATATGAAAATTAATAGTGATAAATAAATCTTTCACACTCACAATTTTTTTGGGTAATTTTCCACATTCTCAAATCTTAAAAAATTTTTCAAATTCACAATTTTTTATTAAAATTTTTCATTCTCAAAATTAAATAATTTTTCCACAAAATTGATTTTTATAAAAATTTTTGATATAATAAAATAAAAAGGAGGTTTTTATTATGTTAACTGCCGCGATATATAGCAGCGATGTTGAAAGCGTAAAAACTATTAAGGAGACAATCCAGAATTTAATTATTGAAAATAATTTATTTGCAAAAATTTCTATTTTTGAAAATAAAGAAGAACTTTTAACTACTCCAAATAGTTTTGATGTGTATTTAATGGATATTGACGAAGAAGATGACATATTAGATTTAACAAATGAAATGCTTCAAATTGATAGCGGAGCATCAACTATTTTATTTAGCCATAATATTGAAAAAGGATATATAGCTTCTGAAAAAGGTGTAGATTATTTTCTTTTAAAACCAATTAAACCTGAAGCATTAACAGTTATTTTAAAAAAGATTAAAAATAGAATTAAGATAGAAAGTATTGTTATTAAAACTAATCAAGGCGAAAGAAGAATTAAAACAAATAATTTAAATTATATAAACATTGAAAGCAGATGTTTATGTTATCATTTAAAGGATGGCTCTTTATTAGATGGAACAACTTTAAGAACTAATTTTAAAGATGCAGTTCAACCTTTATTAATTAAAGAAATGTTATATATGGTTGGTAATAGTATATTAGTAAATTTAGAAGAAATAAAAATTCTTCATAAAGATCATATTGTATTTTTTAATGATGAAGTTTTATATTATCCAAAAACGCATTGGGAAAATTTAAATATCGCTTGGAAAGAATATTTGGAAGTAGAATAAAAAAAATAGGGTTATGTAATTTCTTACATAACCCTATTTTTTATTTGTTAGAATTAACTTCTGCTTCAATTGATTGCATTAAGAATGTTTCAAAATCTCCAACAGCTTCAGTTAAATAATCTACCATATCTACGCTAATAATTTCCATTACAGCAGTATAAGTTTTTTCAAAAGCAACTTTTTGTGCTTCTGCATCAAATTTATTTTCTTTCTTTAAACTTTCAACATAAGTCTAATTAGTAGCAATTACACACTTTGTAATTGTTTCTGTTAGCATAGATAAATATTTATTTAAAATTTCATTATCATTTTTAATTTTTATTTCTTCTGATTTAGCATTAATCCATTTTACAGCATAAATAGTTAACGCTCCTAATAATGGAATAATTACTAATTCAAAAATTTGAGTTAATAATTCAACGTTCATATTATTCCTCCATTATCTAATTCTAATCCAAATACGATTATTTACTTTTATTTGACTTTGTCCCCAAGTTTCATAATCTGGAATTTCAGAAACTGTACCAATAATACGATGAGGGTATTTACAAATTTCTTCTTCTGTCATTTTAGAAACTGTACCATTAGGACCTGCACAAACTGCATCACCTGCTTGATAGCTATTTCTATCTTCATAAGGATATGCAAGTACACGACCTGTTGCCGCAATTGGTGTTTGACACTCATCAGTTTCACCAATAGCAAATCCAAAAGTATCAGAAACTATTTCTGCTCCTGGCTGAAGTCTTTCAGTTGAAAGAACTAAATCCCCTTTACCAGTTTCAACAACTACTCTACCTGGCTCTATTTTTTCTTCTGTTTTTCTAAATTCAGCATAGTCATTCCATGCTGCTCCATAAAGAACTCCAGTAGAACCTTGGAAATATACTCCTGCAGTATTTGAAGAACCTGAAGTATTATAAGCACGATAAAGTGCTGAATTACCAGCTGATGTAAGAGAAGAACCTACAACATAGTATTTAGTAGCTGCAGTAGTATTATTTACATAAACATTAGTAGCATTAGTAGCATTGGTAATAGATAAATTACTTAATTTAGTATCAATTTCTGTTTTAGTATATGCTCCAATAGCAGTAGGAGTAACATCTATTGTTTTAGCTGTAGAACCATTGAATGTAAATAAATTAGTTCCTTCAGTTGTACCGCTATTTAATTTAATAATTAAATTAGTATTAACTTTTTCTGCACTTGTTGCAGAACCTCCAACAGAAGATGAACCTGCATATGTTGTAGTATTAGGTAATTTAGCATTTAATTGAGTTTGAATATTAGAAGTAACTCCATCAATATAATTTAATTCAGTAGTTGTTGCAGTAACTCCATCTAATTTATTTAATTCTGCTGCAGTGGCAGTAATTCCTAAATTAGTTAATACTCCTGTTGCAGTAGTAGCACCAGTACCACCATTAGCAATTGGTAAAGTTCCTGTTACACCTGGAGATACATTAACAGAGCCATTAAAACTAGCTGCTGTTGTACTTGCTAAATTAACATGAATAGTTCTTGCTGTTTCTAAAATAGTTGCTTTAGCAGCAACTCCACTAATACCAACATCTAATGTATCATTACAAGCATAGAGTCTTCCTGCTGATAAATATACTGGTTTCGTAGCAGAACCAAGTGCAGCAGCACTACCAGTAACAACTCTATCACCTTTCCAGAATAAATTACCAGAACCTCCACCAATAGATAGACCATTTCTATAATTTTTTACTCCATAAGTAGTAGTATTTTTTTCCATGGATATAATAATAAATGTTCCATCATTCTAATCATGCGCAAAACCAGTATAAGGACTATTACTACTCATTGTTGCCCATTGTATATATGGTTGATTTTTTTGCGATGTCTAAGTATTAGATAATAAAAGATTGCCCTATAATGCTGCACCGCTTGAAGCGATTATCTATTTACTAAAAGTATTTGTACCACTAAAAGTCTAATTTACTTCTAAAGCAGCCATAGTATTAGCAACTGCTGTAATTACTCCGGCTTTTAAATAAGTAGGTTTTAAATCTCCACCTACTGTAGCAGTAGAAGCTGCTAAAGTTCCTAATGTCATGTACATTGGCTATGTTGCAGAACCTACTGATGCATCTGAAGCAGTAACAGTTCCATTATTTACATAAACTGGATTAGTTTTTCCACCTATCGTTCTTTGTGCAGAAGGCGTAATAACTGCACCATCTATATTAGTTTGCGCAACAGTCCAATTACTATTATTTGCAGTAGTACCATCTTTAATAGCAATAATTAAATCACCAATTTCACAAACTTGTCCTGCATAAGTTCCAGCAGTAATAACTCTATAAGTATCACCGGCACTATAAGTTGAAGGAAGAGTTGTTATAGTACCACCTGTTCCAATAGTACCTTTAAATACCATAGCATCATTTGCTGCAAAACTTGCTGAAATCGCAGTAGCTACAGCTTTAGAAGTTGGAACAGTAGTATTATTTGTACTGCCTAAAGGAGACGTTGTTGTAAAACTATAAGTAGCAAGTTGATTTAATTGAGTAGCAGTTGCTGTTAAACCAAAATTCTTTAAAGCATTAGCTGCTGTAGTTGCTCCAGTACCACCTTGCGCAATTGGTAAAGTACCAAAAACAGCCTAACCATTTGCTGAAGTAGCATAAAAAGCACCATTAGCAGTTGGAGTAGAACTAAAAGAATTACTATCTGCAACACTACTAAAACAAATAATAGCATTTTGAGTAATAGTAAAAGCTTTACCAGTTCCGCCAAGACTTAATGGTAAAACAGTATTAATTGTTGTTGCTGGACCATTAAATTTAGTCGCTGTTACTTCTCCTGGAAAAGTGGCATCTCCTTTATAGTCATAACTATATAAATGACCTGTTTTCGCCATTGTAGAAGGATAATTCCAGTAAGTTTCACCAATACCAATAATATCTAATAAAGTTAAATTACTATTATAAGAAGAACTAACTCCTGTAATACCAAAAGTTAAACGAATAACACCAATATTTGATGTTTGATTTGTACTACCTCCAAAAGGTATACCTCCGATAGGAATTGAGTTCCATCCAGACCATCCATTGATAGGATATGTTCCCACTGCTGTAAAAGTAGTTGGCGCTCCTTTAGTTGCTTTTTCAACTAAAACAGTACATCCAGAAGCTCCGTAAGTGGATATATTTAATAATAATTTTCTTAATCTAGTATAAACACTCATATCAGTAGCAGTAAGCGTTACTCTTAATTTATCTTGTATAGTAATACCAGTAGTTTTTGCGCCAATGTAAAAAGTATTTCCAATACCACTAACTAAATTAATTTTATCACCATCTGTAACGCCTGGATAAGTAGCATATGTTGAACCATTATCGGTTGAATATTCAATTAAAATACCTGCTGGTTTAGCTAAAGCAAATCTATTTGCACTATGAAGATTAGATATTGCAGCATCAACTGGAGATATACTTCCAGAAATATTTGTATTACTCCAATTAATAAAAGTATCTTCAATTCCTGTACATGCCTAAAATACGCCATCATTTAATCTAATTGGAACTTGAGAACCTCCTACATCTGCGGTTGAAGCTACTGGAACACCATTAGAAAAATAAATTGGCTATGTTGCAGAGCCTTTTGTTAAAGAACCTAATTTATTTGCAGAAGTAGCATTATCAGCTAATTCTGCTTTATAAATACTTAATTCTTCTACCTAAGGAGAATAAATATCATTAGTCTAATAACCTCTCTATAATTTTGGATAATTATAATTTTTATTAATAAATAATTCCTAATGTTTAGGATAATTAGTTCCAGAATTAGTCCAAACATCTGTATCCTAAGAACCAAAAGTTCCAGTATATTCAGCAGGTATAATTCTGCTTATTATTTTAATATCACTCATATAATTATTATACCTCCTTTGTTACTTTATACTGGACACATTGCAGCATTATGAACTACAATACCATTTGCAATATATGTATCATTTGTATCATTATCCATATTTGTTTCATTATAATCAACTGTATCCAAATTATAAGTTATCATAGGTTCTTTCGCAATAAATCTTTCTATATCTATAATTGTTTTTAATCCAGAAGTAGTGACTACTTGATCTCCAATGTATAAAGGAGGATAACCTTTATGACAGGTGATAGAATGAAAACCATCTTTAGTTAAAATTGGATGATATTCATTCATTACTAAACTAGTTCCATCTTCTATTGTAACTTTAGCAATATAAACAGTATGTTTTTTAATTATTAAATTTTTACATATTGCTTCATAAAATTCTTTTGTATCAATATTATAAGAAATAACTTTATCTCCAGATTTAAAATCTTCAATATTTTTTGTATTTCCTTCAAAATCATATTGAACCTATGTTCCTGCTTCAAAACAACATTCTTCTATATTAATAGTCCATTCACCACCATCAGCAATTAAAACATCGCTATCTCCATGAGAAGTAACCTATTTACTACTATTTACAATTGCTAATTTATTTCCAGTAGCAGCTGATAAAGTAAGTGTAGAACTTATAGTTGCGTTTGTCGTAACCGCAAGATTTGGAGTAGTTAATATTTTAGTTGAAGGATTATATTTTAAAGTTGAAGTTTTCTTTACTGTATTTGTTACAGAACTTGTTGCAGTGCTATAAGCTAAAAGAATTGGATATTCACCCGCTGTAGTAATTGCCGCAGCTTGTGTAACTTTTGTATCAGAGTTAGAATCATAACTCCAGCTAATAAATACCCAATGAGTACCATTAAATTGATAGGTAATATGTCTATTTGCATAACCACCATAAGAACTAGCACTTGTATATTCAGCATTGTTATACCAAATTGGATAAGCGCCAGTATTATTTACATTAAGAGTAGGAGAGGTAGCTGTATTTGTAGCTGTAAATTTTACAGTAATCATACTACCTTTAGTTAATTGCCAATTAGCATTTCCATCTAAAGATACTACTTTTGCTGCAGTTTCTGCATTAGTAGAGCAAGTACCATAGGCAATATTTGTTACATTTAATTTGGTTTTGTCTTCCGATGACATTAAACCATTTTCTGTGGTAGTAGCAGTTGCACCTATAAATTTTGTAGCAGTAACAGTTCCAGTTTGTATACTATTACCATTAAAATCAATAGTATAAGCATTTGAGCGTTTAGAATTAGTACCATTACCAATAATAAAAGCACTTGTTGTATCTGCTACATTATATTTACCTTGAACATGTTGAGCAGCACCATTGGCGATTGTACCCTAACCTTCTGCATGAGAATATGCTCCAATTGCACTATTAGCAGAATCATTAAATATTTCTGCAAAATTACCAACTCCATGATTAGATTCTAATAAAACATAATTAGTTCCATCATAAATAAATGTATAAATTATATTTGCTCGTAAAATTGGTAATTTAGTATTAAAATTAATACTCTTAGCACCAGAGCCATTAATATTTAAAGTAGGATTTGCTGCAGTATTAGTATTTAAAAATTTAATATGAACTCTAGCTCCTGCTATTAATGTATATCCAGTAATAGTAGTTGTTTTTGCTGCAGTCCCTGCGGCAGTATTACATAAAGCATAGTGAACTACTGCATGAGAACTTCCTTGTTGATTAACACCATCATTATTAATTTTTAAGTTAACAGTTTTATTTTCTGAACCAGTATATTCAATTAATTCATTGACTCCGTTCATTTTTAAAGTTAAATGATAAGGGGTTGGTGTAACAATTGAACGTACACTACCAATAGTATCACCAGTTCCAATAAATAATCTATTACTATTCTAATTGTTTTCTTCATAAGAAGTTAAATAAAAAGTTCCTTTAGTTCCTTTTAAATCTTCTAAAATCGTCGATGGAGAGCCTAATAAAAAATGTATATTATTAGCCATTTTTTCCTCCTTTTTTAATTATTAAAATTATAAATATTTTAATTTATCAATTTTACCCAAATAAAAAATAGGGAAGATTATAAAAATCTCCCCTATATATTTATTATAAATCTGTCCAATAAATAACAGCATTATCTTGCATTTTATCCATGTCAGAATAAATTTGCTCAACAATTGTTGGCTCTATTTTAAAATCTTCTAGCTCCTCATCAGTAAGATCCATTCCGTGAAGAATTTCTCCTTCTGCCGGTCTAGTGCTCATATTATATAAAAATGTTTTACCATCTGCGGCAAGCTTATAAAAGCGCACAGTAAATGTAATCATTCCAGAAGCAGCAGTAGCTAAGCCATTTACTGACCAAGGAATTAAAATTACTGGAATTTCGGTTTCTGGATCTTCTTCATCTTTCTAATATCTTGAGATATCATAATAAGGAACCCAATATAAACCAGGTTTTCCATCCGCATTTACATATTCAATAACGCAAACAGTATTGACTAAATCCATATTATCTAAATAACGAGCGCATCTAAAATAAATAATTTCTGCATTATGATCATAACGCACACTTAAAAACTGAGGGACTTCTATTGTGCGTGTTTCTAAATCAATATCAAAAATTTGATCTTCGGATGATGGGAGTAGTTCTACGATATGTGTATTTTGTTCAAAATTATTTTGAATATCAAATAAAAGATCTTCATAAGTTATATTAGCCACAATATCTTACTCCTTTCTTTTATTTTATATTAATATGGAATTACACTAATTTCTTCTGAATCAATTTTAGCTATACTATTATTAGCATGGTTAGTAACTTCGCAATAGTAAGCACCTGAGCCAGTATCAAATACATCTTCTGCTTTTAATTCTGAAGTAGAAGTAATTTTAATTATTGGTGTAGTTGCTCCTTCAATAGGGAAATCATCATCTTCAGTATCTTTAGTTGTTTTATACCATTGATAAGTAATTTCATCAGAAACAACATTTACAGTTACGTTAATACCAATTTCCTTAACTTCATTTTCACTTAATTTAATTAACTTATCTCTTGGAACAACTGATACTGCATGTGCTTCATCTGTTACACGGAAAGTTTCAGTTATTAAAGGAGTTTTATCTCCATTTCTAGAAGCATAAGTGCTTAAAATAAATGTTTTATCATAAGTAGGTCTATCTGCCGCAGCAATAGGTCCAATAGTAACTATATCTTCAACACCATTTTCAGTTATTTTTGGTTCTTCTCTTAAAGTAGCTCCAGTTTCTTGATCAGACCAAATATAAGTAATCTTATCTCCAGCTTGTTCAGTGGAACCAGTTGCCTTTAATTCAATACTACCAGCATCTTCTCCCGCTAAGTAAGAATTTTCTTGTCCTTCAGGGAATTCAATCATAAAAGATTCAGTGTCAGGACCAGGAATACGGACTTTAATACTTTCAAGTTCTTTTTTTGCAACACCTGCTCTATTTACAGTAACTACTCTATAATCTCCAGTTTTATAAGCAATATAGGAACTTACTCTTTCATAAAGTAATTCTTTTTCTTCTTCTGGAATATCAGTACCAATTAATTCATTAGCAATTTGAACAGGTCTATATCCTTTAATAGCAGGTTCTTCTGGATCTAAAACCACATATTTGTAATAAGGATATTCTGCTGAATATTGAGTATCAGTAGTTTTAACATAATCTGCAGTTTTTACACCATCAGTTGTATCTAAAGCATCTTCAATTTCAGAACCTAAAGGTTTACGATACCATTGATAAGAAATAACTCCACCATCATCAGAAGTTGCTTGAACTATAAATTTATAAGAATCTGCTAATTTTACTTCTGCTTCTGCATCCCATTCACCTTCAATTAAATCAATTGAATTATATGTAACTTCATCTTCTGTGGTTTCAAATCCAATAGGAAGATTAACAATGTAATAAGGAACTGCGGCCTAAGTAACTGTATCTGGAGTAACACTATCTTTTAATCTATTTTTAATTAAATTTGAACTGTCAATAATTTGAACACTTGATTCACCATTTTCATCAAATTTATAATCAATAGATGGATTAATTACGGCACTAGCAGTTAAAGTATTTAAACTAAAGTCTAGTTTTTGTTCTTCATCAAAATGATAAAAACGAATAGAGAACTTAATTGCTCCTGGATTATTAGTTAATTCAGAATTAACAGCCCAACCAAAAAGCATCTTTCCTTCCTGCTTTAAGGAAGAAATATCTCTAATCCACTCTTTTGAAATACCTTGAATAGTTTTACCTTTTGAATCTGGAGCAGTTTCCCATTGAATTGCAATATTAATATCCTTACGATATAAGTCCATAGAATCTGTATATCTATCAACACTGAAATATAAAATTTCAGAAACTTCATCTCCTTGAACAGAAATACCATTCTTTGCGAATTCTGTTGGAACTGTAATTTTTCTAGTATTTGTATCAATACTAAATACAGGTTCGTCTAATGGAAGAACTGTATAAATTGGATTAATATCTGCTAATGATTTTAAACAAGCAAAATATTCATCAAGTGATGTAATTGCTGATGGATCTTGTAAATATTCTTCACCAGCTCTTTCAAATAAAGCTCTATAAAGACCTTTATTATCTTTTGTTACTTTTGTAATCACTATACAATCATCCTTTCTTTAAAATTTTAGGTAGGAGATTAAATCTCCTACCTAAGTTAGTTTTTATATATTAACTTTTCTCATATTTTTTGAAAAGATTTTATTATTTAATAATCATTCTTGGCCTAAGCAATCTACTTCAATCCATAAATCTAATTCATTTTCAGGCACAATAACAATTTCTCTTGGTTTATTATTACTGCCTTTTTGAATTAAGCCTTTATTTCTATCAGCAATTAACTTAATTTTTCTAACATAATATACATCTTCTAAATGAATTGGTGTTAGAAGAACTCCATTAGTACCAAGATATTCATATAATGTTTGTTTTGTCATAAAAATTTTACCTCGCCTTACTAAATAATTTGTAAATTTGCGCCCTGGTTTTTAGTATCTAAACACTTCCAAATTTCTATTGGATTGCCAGCGTAGGTTACAATATCATAAATACTGCTATATAAATCCGTATAAAAATCTATCGTAACATTTCTATTATCAGTGTCAATTCTAGGCCATTTTCCACCACCGGAAGAAGTAGTACGATTTAAATCTAATTTTGATTTATTCTCTTCGCTACCAATAATAATTTTACTTCCTATCATCATATCGTAGTTATAAGCAATTGAATTATAGCTTAATGTAGCTACTTCAGAACCAATTAAAATAGTAAATGGATGGGTTTTAGAATAAAAAGCATTTCTAAAAGCTAATTCTTCAATTAAATATAAATTTTTAGGAAGCTATATGGTTGTCATTGCTGATAATGTCATTTCAAGAAAACTACCCATACCAATTTTTCTTATAGAATCAATAAAATCAAAATATACTAAAGTTTTACAAGATTGCTTATCATTATCTGTGCTAGAAGAAAAAGTCCAAGCTTTAATTTCTCTTAATTGACTTCCTTCTTCGAAATAAAGATGAGTTATTTCTTGATTATAAAAAGCTTCCATTGCTACAACTGGTAAATTATTATATTTTGCTGGAAGGGCAACTTTACCTTTTAATACTACTCCATCAACTGGTCTAATAGAATATCCAGATAAATTATACTAAGTATCTCCACCATAATTAGGAAGATCAATATAATTATATTCTGTAAATGTAAAATATTTACTATCAATAACATTCTTACGAACATCAGTTATTTCATAAACATTATAAAAAGTATAATTTTTAACAGCCAAGAAATCTGTTAAATCAACCATCATACTTCCATCTGATTCACTAGAATATCCAATAAATTTATAAACTTTATCATCAGCTAAATCATCAGAAGGTTTATAAGGTAAATATGTTGTTGGTTCATATAATGGTTTTCCAGATTCTATTAATAATTCAAAATCATAATCATTTTCATCCGCAGGATTATTATTATAATTTTTAAAACGAACCCAATATTTATGAATTTCAAAAATAGCATAAAAAGTATAAACAGTTTTTGAATTACTAAAAGTTAATTCTGCGAATTCTTCTTCTGTTAATACATCTTCTTTAGTACCATTTTTATCTGTAGACCATCCAACAAAATCATAATGAAGTTTTTGTGGATTTTCTTTAGTAGAAATAGATGGATGAGTAGTTGTTTCAGGATCATATTTATGTACATCCCATTCTATTTCTTGACCATTATCTTGAACTTGAATAAATTTAGCAGTATAAGCAGGTTCAACATTAGCTACAAAAATATTTAAATCTGGGAAATAAATATCTTTATATGTATTTTTTAAAGCATATTCTGAAATAGGATTTGAAGAACTATTATTAACAAATATATCTCCAGACATATATGGAATTGTATTTCCACCATCACTTTTTTCATTTGTGCTTCTAAAATAATTTTCCGTACTATTATAAGAAACAATAAATTTATCAAGTAAACTTAAATCTGTAATAACATTTGCATTATCATTCAATAAATTTGCAGTATATTCATAGACTTTTCCATTTAAAGTATCTGTTACCCAATCTACACTTGGAGTATAAGCTTCAAATGTATAATTATCTGTTAATTTATAATAAACTGCAGAAACAGAAATTTCTTCTCCGTATTCAACCTATCTATAAGGACTCCATTGAACATTTTCTAGATTAAGTTTTAAAGTTTTATCATATTCATTACTTAAATTAGTATTAGCTTGCATTTTTTCTTTAATCTGAACAATTTTATCTACTAATTTATAAGAATCATAATAAAGCTTTTTACCCCCAATAATATTCATTGAATCTAATTTACTTACTGTTTCATTAGTAATTGTTGTTATATCAGTTAATCCTTGAATATATAATCCAGTAGGGAAATTTCCTTTTTCATCTACTACTGGTTTATTAGTTAATAAACCATTTAATTCAACTGGTTCAGTTAAATTGAAGTAAGAAATAGTATTAGGTAAATATAATGTTTCTAATTGAACACCATCTGCAAAAGTTAAACCAGTTAAATTAGTTCCAAGAGCACGACAAGTTTTTAATTTTTCAGAACCAGAAATATCCATTTCAGCATTTAAACCAGCTAAATTAGTTAATACAATTGTTTCTAACAATGGTTTTGCTTGCGGATTTTCTTTACCATCACTCTTTTTAGCCCCCGCATCTAATTCAAAGTTACTATTATTTAATCTTATATTTTTATAACCAGGAGTTTCATTTCCAAGAATTAAATCTTTTAATCTAATTGCAGAATTAATTCTAAGTTCATCATAATATTTTCTACTTAAATCTCCAAAACTTGAAACGTATTCAAGACCACCAATATACATTAACTATTGTGAGAACATTGGAGTATTTAAAACTGAATTCTAAACACTTTCATAAGGTTCAATAACAACTGGATTTTCTCCATCAAAAGGTACTGGTGTTGTTGGAGTATTTTGGTCATAATAAACACTTACATATTGTTTTAAGTAAGGTTTAATTGTTACAGATGCTTCTGAATCAAGAGGAGAAATACCCCATTCTTGAATTGTACCACCATTATCTATAAAAGATTGATAATTCTATCTTAATTGCTCTAAAGCTTCATCTGTCATTTCGTCTGGTTTTACATAATCAGGATTAATGTAATCAGGAGCTTCATTAATAAAAGTATCGGAAGTAACAATTGCATCATTTGCATTATAACGAGATTTAAATTGCATTTGAACAGCATTTACAGAATAAGCTCCTGCCAGCCATTGGCTATCAAGATAATTAAATCTATTTCTTAAAAATAGTTCTCTCTGTAATTCTCTTGTTCCTTGTAAACAATAGAAGAAAGTTTTTGTATAAGATGTATTTCCAGTAGTATCAATAAATCCATTGAAAGCTGGATCAATATATTTATAATATTCATCAATATTATATGCTACTAATGGACGTCCACCCATCATTGCATAAGATTTACTAACCGCTGGATTAAAATCATAAAAACCATTTAATTTTTCAATAGTTAATAATTCTTTTCTTAATTCAATATATTTTTCTTTAATTCTTGGTTCAAAACAAGTCCATAAATTATTCCAAAGAACACTATCTGCAGTAGAGAATTGCTTATTCTTTGTTGCATCAGTATCATATTCCCAAGTAGGAACACCGGAGTTATTAACACCTAATTGAGTGTCAATATCATAAAACATTGGATACCAAATATAATCTCCATCAACAGATTGAGGACCCCAAGAACCAAGCATCATATTTTTACCACGAGAGTCATAACCTAAAATTAATTCTGTCATGATAAAATAAATAATACAATATTCTTCATCAAAATGTTTCTTAAATTCATATGTAAATTTAGCTAAACGATAATTACTATCATCTTTTGTATAAGTTATATCACTATAAGTAACAGGTTCTGGAAGTTCTTTATTAGTAGCTTTTATTGGATCGGTACTAGCAACCCATTCAAATAATCTTTGAAGATTTCTATATTTTTCTAATAAATATTTATTTGCATCTGTAGTTGTTGGGAAATCACCTTTTAAATCTAATGCATCATCAATATCATCTTCATAGAAACTATAACGATATTCTAAGTCATCAGTGACAGATAAAAATCCTTCATCATTTAGTTCTTCAAAATCAATCTTTTTAAAAGAACATCTAGTACCTTGGTTATTACCAAATTCCCAACATTCAGCAATCATTTCATAAGTTGCTGTTTGTGTTACACCATCATCATCTACATAAGTTTGATATTTTTCTGGTATATTAGGATTACCAACAACATATGGCTGAACATCTCCATTTTCAAAGTCAATAACATTGTTACAAGCTTTATCTAAATTAAAGTTATACTTACCAATATATTCATAAGTACCTGCTTTTGGCCCTGCCTTATGTTTTTGGAAAACTAACATTGGGAAACCATAAATAGTAGTTCTATGATCACCTGTTACATAATTTTTATTATAATCTACTAATGGATGTTTACTATATAATGTTTTTACAAAACTTGCAAAACCAGTATTATGAGTTCCAGAAGATTCCATGTAGTCTGCTTTCCAAGTAAAAGTACTTTCAGAAGCATCTTTATTATCCATATAATAATATTTATAATCTTTTCCATCATAATTAATTTTACTTTGTAAAGACTAATCTTTTAATGGACCATTTGTATAATTCCATACTACTGGAGCATCATCTTTAGATTTAAATTTACCTTTATAATTTCTACGAGGATAACCTTGTGAAGAAGTACCTTGTACGTCAAATTCTGCATTTTCAGCATGGAAACTTGGACATCCTTGAAGATATTGAGCACCAGTAATTTCTCCTAATTCATATGCTCTATCTAAGGCTGGATTTACAAAATCTACATCTAAACGCTTTTTACCACCTTTAACGAAAGGTAAATAATCATCTTTTTCAGTTGCAGGGGTTCCATGAACAGAAACTACTGCATAAGGCATAATTTGATTATCTGGATTATTTACATTAAATGTTAGCATTTTTTCGAAATCAATCATAGGTAATGAACTATTATTATCTAATAATTCATTCATATCATATAATTGCGCATCAGCATAGTCTGCAATATAATTATGAACTATATCTGCACTACTTAAAGCTGTTTTATAAACACGCATTTTATATAAATCAACATCACAATAATCAGAATTTATAATAAAAGCATTTTCTAAAGCAGAAAATACATCATTGCTTGTATAAGTTTGAATACCACTCATAATACCATTAATATAAACATATATTAAAGGAGTATTATTAGTTTCAGTAATTTGTTCCAAAACAAAAGAAACATGAACTTTTTCATTTTCTTTATATCTACCATTTACAATAACATTATTTTTGGTTTTGAAAAATGCTTCTTGAGTACCTAAACATAAACCAATATTATTACCAAAATATTTACCAAATACACTTTCTTCAGTATTTGCTGTTTTTATAATAGTAACTTCACCATCTTCATTTTCTGAAGAAGTTGTAGTAATTAATGTAGCATAACTTTGAACATTTCTTAATTTAAATTCAAATTCAAAAGTTATACCATGTACCAAAGTAGAAACATTTAAAATATTTAATGGAATTGAAATAGAAGCTCCATTACTAATTCTTAAACAAGAATCATCATTTTCGTCTAAAATCCAACCATTATTATACCAGTTAAAATTATTAAAACTTACAGAAGTAGTTTCATTACTAGCATTAGTATATTCCCATTTATTTCTGATTGATTGATTTTCCTTATTAGAACGACCTTTTGAATCTAAATTTAAATGTAATCCAGTAGAAAGAATATTTAAATCTCTTAATGTATCTTCAACTACTTTAATACTAATGCTACGATTAGTTTTTCCACATGACAATGTTAATACATTTGTTCCAATAGCATAATTAGTTACTTGCCATTTTTCCCATGTCCATTGACCAGGAATATAAGAAGCAGTTACTGGAGAAGTAGGTAATTCATCTTGATTTAAATATAATCTAGTTTCTGCTTTTGCAGGATTTGCTGGATTATATACTTTATATTGAATAATTAATTTATCATGGTCAACAATTTGAGTAGGATAAGTATCAAGCCAAATAATTGGTTCAGTACTTTTACCGTCATCCCAAGCAACCTCATAAATTAATGGTTCAGTTTCAATATAAGTTGTTCCTTCCCCATATGATAAAGTAGCTTTAATAGTATGTACACCATGGCTTTGAGGCGGAATTGTTACTGCCTCATCCTATTGGCTGTTTTTACAAATTTTAGTAACAGTATAACCGCCTTGTTCAGGGTCAACTTGAACAGTTAAAACTTTATCAAGACCTTTACCAACAGGAGTGCAAATGAAATCAAGAGCTTCATTAGGGATTACTCTTAAAGAGTTAAAAGCAGGGCTTTCATTTAAAAGCATTTCAATTGCCACACGGCCAGATTGTCTAATTTTATTTGTTTCACCGGCATTTTCACCTTGACCATAAACAATAACAAGGTTAGAACCAGAATATAAATGAGAACCAATATCAAATGTATGAACTGCTCCACTTTCTGCGCTTTGAGGAATTGTTTTACTTTCGCCAGTAACTTCATTGACAATTTGGTAATAAATAGTTACTAAGTCATCTTCTTGAGAAGTTACTTTATATTGAATTTCATAAGGGCGATTATAAATAACCTAAACAGGAAGTTTAGTAATCGCTTCAATGGTGATAGATGAGGAAGAGCCACCTCCGCCACCAGTACCTGAAACTGCAATTAAAGTACAGGTTAATAAGCCTTCATCAACCAATATTTCTTGGATTTTATAAAATCTACCATCACTATTAATGATTAAATCATTAACTTTTGGATTTACACCTTTTTCTAATAAATCTGCATGAAAGGTAAATGTCTGATCAACAACATTTTCTATTACCCCTTCATCATATCCATAGATAACAGAAACACCGCCGCCACCTAATGGAATTTTATTTTCTCCATTAGTATCTAAAAAAATACGGCCTGAATCAGTTGCAAAGTATATCATGCCTTCAGTATATGGATTCGCTAAAAGAGTTTCTTCTAATCCGCGAGCAGGCTGAAATTTTATTTTGCTCATTCAGATTTCTCCTTTCTCTTAAAAAATTTTTTACTTATATAAATAAAAAAACGCGAGTATTAAGAAAAATTTCCTTAATACTCGCGTGGAAATTATTCCTTCTAGGAATAATCAAAAAATTTATAAATTAATTATTAGGTTTCGTCCTAAAAAATTAGAATGTACCCCATACTAATTCTACTGCAACATTATTAGCATCAACTTTTGTTACAGCTAAAGTATCAGAATATAAACCAAAATCAAGAGTTCCAGTTCTTTCTCCATCTTTTAAAATATAAGAAGCTAAACTTAAACCTGTACCATGATTTTCTAAAGTTTGATTATCAGTAATGACAAAATCATTAAAAGTATATACAGGATCTGCAGGTAAAGAAGGTAATGTATAAGTAGTTTCAGTATATTCTTTTACATGACCTTTTTCATCTACCAATCCACTAACAGCAACGAAAGTTCCACCAAATGTTAATGCTGCAGGTGTAGAAGTTCCTTTTGTTGCTTGACTTCCTAAGTGATTAATAGTTAAAGTTACATTTTCATCTGCTCCAGAGAAAGTAGCACTAATCTTATCATCACCAGCAGGTGTTACAGAACCAAGAACTCTACCACCAGATTTTAATTGTAATTTTTCATTTGCTTGCGCAAGTGCATAAGAAGGTAATGTATAGTCAATTTTTTCAATAGATGTTACATGACCATATTTATCAGCATCAACGCTAGCAGCAGAGAATGTTCCTCCATCGATTAAAGCACCAGTAGGTTGAGTAATACCATCAGCCATTGCTGCTGTAGAATAAGTTTTATGACTTGCCTGTAAAGCACCACCAGTTGCCTTTAAAATAACAATATCATCATCAGTAACATTAATGTCATCTTTTGCTGCACCATCTGTTAATGTAATCTTATCATTTTCTGCAATTAAATCATAAGTTGTATCAGTATTATTTTCACTATGAACAACTTCAAATTTTAAATTTTCAGTAATAATTCCATTAGTTTCTGTTCCAGTAACATATACTAAATCACCTGCATGTAAAGTAACAGAAATGTTATTAAGTTCTACGTTTTGATCTTCTTTTGATACATATACGTCACCAACATGATATTGCTTTCCAGCAACTGGAAGATTACCAGTAAAAGTACCTTTATATGTAAATGCATCAATACCTTGTAACTTCTTATCAATTACAGCTTTACTATAGAAAGAACCTAAATTGCCTTGATTCTTTATTGTATTAGTTGTTTCTACTTCTTCACCATCAGCATCTAAATCTGTTACTGTAATAGTATGATATAATACTCCTTCAGAAGTAGCTGGAATTCTTTGTCCATTATTATCTGTAACAGATACAGTTAATTTACTTGCATCAGTTTCATCAACACCAATTGTTGCTCCTGTAATAGTTGTATTATTAATTGTTAATGGAGCAGTTTGTGCAGAAGCAATATGTCCATAACCATCTGTTGTAATTACTGGAATATTAATTACTTGAGCATTAGTAGTTCCAGTAACATCTGTTGAACCATATGTAGCTGCAGAACCAATTGTTTCATGAGAATAAAGAATTCCGCCATTAGCATCAGCTGTAACGTCTAATTTATTACCAGCTTTAAATTCAACAGATTGTGTTTTTCCACCACCAGTTAATTTAACTTTAGTTTCATCTTGTTCAAGTGTATAAGTAGTGTCTGTAGAACTAATTTTAATTGCTTCTACAGGTTTTCCATCTACTGTTACTGTTTCAGTCGCAAAAGCAATTTTATCTCCTGCCACAAGAGCAGTTTTATCATCACTATTTGCTCCAGCACCAGTTAAAGATACTACTGCAACATCAGTTTGATCGATAGTTGTTAATTCACTTTGAACACCAATATTAACTTCAGTTGCTAATTCAGAAACCATTGATGAATCAATAGTAAAAGTAGTAGTAAATGGTGTTTCTTGTGTTTTTCCGTCAACCTTTTCATAAACACTTAATGTATATTTATAAGATTTTTTGCCTTCTCCATCTGTTTCTTGCTAAGGTTCAGAAATACTAATACTAGCAATACTTGTATCTGTATTAGTGTCTGGATTAATTTGAATCCATCCCCATTTGTTATCCTACTTTTGGCCATAGATACATAAAATATTTTCTTTAGAAGCATAATAAATTACGCCTACTGCATTTTTACCATTAGCAAGTTTATGTTCTGCACTTACTGTTGGCAAAACATCAACACTTGCTATAATATTAATTTGTTCATTTAATAATACTGGAGCACCAGTACCAGTACCATAATATAATCTACATTCGTCAGTAGTTAAATAAAACGCACCAGGAACGGACGTAGCAGGAAGATTAGCAACTTCCCCTCTTAAAAATTTAATACCATTATCAGCCATTTTAAATTATCTCTCCTTTTAATTATTCGACAATTTCTTGCCATTGTAATTGTTCAGTTAAATGATTTACTTGTTCTACTAATGTAGCATTTTCAATATAAGTATTTAACTTACTTAAATCACCAACTTTTGTTGAGAAATTAGTAAAATCAGTAGTCAATTGAATAAGAGAACTATTAACAGCAGTCATTGAATCATTATTATTAGAAATTGCCTAATTTAATTCTCCAACTTTTTTATCAAAATTTTCTGTTGTTACATAGTTATCTAAATCAACAGACCAAGCTCCAACAGGTTCAAGTTCTCCATCAATAACCATGTATTCATCATACTTGTTATCTTCGATATCTCCTGCTGGCACTAAATAAATTTTATTAGTTTCTAATGATGCAAGAGCATCATCTAAACTTTCAACCTTTTCATAACTTAAATGGTCTACTTTAGCAATTTCTTCTGTAATTAAAGTTTTTACTTCTGTTTCAGAAATAGTTTCTTCTTCAATTTGCTTTTTAATTTCAGCAATTTCAGCTATTTCATTTACTTTAATCCAAGAAATAGAACCATCTTCGTTTTTTTGTGGAATAGTGCCTGTAGCAGCTGCTTTAAAACCTTTTAATGAAATTTCATCTAAATCATCTAATTCAAAAACATTTAAATCTAAATTTATAATTTCTTCAATAGAACTATTAACCCATTGTGTACCATTATAAACTAAAATATCATTTTGTTCACGATTTAAAATATCAACATCACTTAAATCAGCTAAATTAACTGGAGTAGGCTGTTCACCATCTGTTCCGCCAATTTGAGTAGTACCTAAATATAAAACACCTGTGCTAGCACCTTGTGCTTCATAAATAAAATACAACGTATCATTATAAATTTCACCTTGAGATTTTAATGCCTCCCAAGCAGTTCTTGTACCACGGACAAATTTTACATAATTAGCCGTATTTTGTAAAGAAGCCATAAAAATATTCCACTCCTTCCTTTTAAAATTATTTCTTCATTTTTTATTAATTTTTATAAAGTTTAAAATAAAAAGTTTCGGCCTTAAAGACCGAAACTTTTTTATTATCCATTATTTTCATGATAGCTATTAATTAAATCTTTTAATTCATCAATAGTTTCTTCTAATTCTATAATTTTTGCATTATAAACATCAATAGAAACATATTTATTAGAAATTATTTCTGAAGTTAAATAATCATCAGCATTTTTTACTGCCATTGTACCTAATTCTTCTAAGTCAGAAATATCTTGTTTTGTTAATGTTCCAAGAGTAACACTAATTTTTCCGTTTTCCTAAGATATATTTCTAATAATTTGATTTTCATTATTTGTAATAGAATAATCTAATTTATTTAAAGCACTATCTATAGCTTGCGCAACTGCGCTCTTAGTTGTTACAGAATCATCATTCTAATCTTTATCATTTATAGCACTAGAAGGAATTGATATATCTCTTGTAGAAATATTAATTTTACCATCAGTTTCAGACCAAGTATAAATAGTTTGATATGCTGGAATATTATTTTCTCCAGTTATATCTAAAGCTTCAATAGCATCTTTTATAGCTTGTGTTCTATCAGTAATTTCTTTATCTAACTTTCCTTCAAGTTTTCCAAAACCTTGATTTATTGTATCGTTTTGGGTCAAAACGCCCGATTCTTGTTTTGAATAACCATTTAGTAAAAGTTCGCCCACATTTTTACGAGTGGTTGAAAGTTTTCCTGTTTCAGGTTCAAATGCTAATTGAATTATTAAATCAGCATTATTTGTTGTTGCATCAACTAAAGAACCTTGCGGAATTGTAATAGTATGGCTAGATTCATTTGCTTTATGTCCTTTTTCATCAAAATATAGATCTTTAATAACAAAAGTCGAACCAAAATTAGGAGTTTGATTACTTTCTTGAATTATTGCAGTTTCAACTGGCCCTACATGTGATAAAGAAATTTTATCATTCTCTGCATTAGTCTAAATCCAATTATCTCCAGTAATAGCTATTGTATCTTGTGTATTATCTGCTTCAGAACTACCCTAGTCCGCAATAAATGTTTTATATCCATAAGGAAGAGTAACTATTTGTGTATTTACATTTTTAATATGACCTGTTTCATCAATAAAAATAGTCTCTAAATTAATAGTATCTCCATTATTATTTATATCAAAAGTATCACTAGTATTATTTTCTTTATTAGGATATAAATGAATTAAATTAATATAATCATTTTTTGCAGATGTTTTAATCCAGTCATCACCATTAATATTTAAAGTATCTTGAGTATTATCAGCAATAGAATTACCTTCATCGGCTATAAATGTCTTATATCCATATGGAAGAGTTACTATATCAGTATGAGTATTCTTTACATGTCCAGTTTCATCAATAATAATTTTTTCTAACTCAATAGTATCACCATTACCATTTTTATCAATGGTACCAGTGGTATTCTCTTGTTTATTTGGATACATGTGCTCAATACGCACTTTTCCTTCAGCTACATCACCAATTATATCAGTATCAATCCATTGATTTGTTTCAATTGGTACACTTTGAATTCTTCCATAATTATCACTAATAATTAATTGTCTTGGAGCAAAATCATTCTAAAATCTATTAATTAAATCATTCATTAAATTAATACAACCCTAAACTGTATTTCTATCTCTAGTATGATAATCTCCAGATAATAACAATTTATTAATTTCTATAATTAATCCATGAATTGTATTAAAAGATCTTGCAAAACCATTTAATAATTGCATTTCTGGAATAGGTGTTCTTTTTGCTAATTCAATAGTGCAAGGAATTATTTCAACACCTCTATTCCATTGAGATCCAATAGAATAAAGACCTTCTAAGTCACTATTTATATAAAAATAATTCTTTCTATAATAATCTATATCTTGTTTATTAAAAGATTTATCTAAATAATAATAAACCCCATCTTTATAATAATATGTATTAGGTTTGTAGAATATACTATCTATTTTTACAAAAGTATCTTTTAATAAAGTATAATATTGTCTTTGTGGAGTAAGTTTTAAGTTTTTATCTTTAAAGAAATTATTATCCATTCTATAGTAAAATTTATTAGTAACATAAAACATGCTCAATGGAAATTCTTCTATTCCATTTAATTCGTAATAATATTGTTTATCAAATCTTGGAGTATAAGAATCACCATAGTTTGTAGGATTTTCTAACCTAGCTCGACCTAAATCTTCATATTCCTTAGCAATACTTTCTTTTGTTGCTGGCACATAAGTAAATCCATTTTGTCCTTGTATACCTATAGGAGTAAAATACTAATTATCTTCAAAAGGCAATAAATTAACTCTGTATGCCTTATTAACAACAGCTTCATATTTATTTTCGCCAATTCCAGGAATAACTTTTCTTTGCCAATCTAAAAGATAGTATGTTTGAGCAGGATCATATTCATCATCCATTTGAGTTAAATCATAAATAGGTTCTCCACGTTCATCAATACCAATCTAAATACCAAATGCTCCTGGAGTCCAAAGATATGTTAATACTTTTCCTAAATATGTTTCATTAACTTCATCATAAAGAGCAGGATTTCCTAAAACATGTGTTACTAAATTCTTTGTTGTTGGAAGAGTATAATACATATCTTTTGTTGGCGTAGCAGTTGATGCTGGCTAGTATGAACCATTTTCTGTTTTTTCATAATATTTATTTTGAATAAAATCAAGAGTAGGATATTCTTTTTGTAATTTATCATCTCCACCAAATAAATAATAAGTTACATTTCTTGCCACATGATTATTTTCTAATAAAAAATTATCTCCTGCTGCATAATAATATTTTCCTTTTTCATAAGAATCTAAATTTTCTACTAAAGTATATTCTTCATCAGGATTATTTATTTTCTTTACATAATATATTTTATTAGTATCAAAAGTAGCATCTATATCTGGAATAAATTCTTCACCATCTTTATAATAATAAAAATTTGGTTGATATTCATCTTCAGTTACAATTACTAATTCATAAACACAATCTATTGGCTCATATTTATATCCAATACCTTTACGATAATATCCACCATCACTTAAATAATAAATATTATCGCCACTTGCCTAATCAGCAAACTTATACATCGCTTCTTCATCAGTGATATCAACTGTTGGAGCATCAGTTCTAGTATTATCAACAATAATCATTCCCATTAAATCATGAATAGAGTTAATACATCCAGCTAAAGTTTCTACTTCTTTAGAATTATAACTAAAACCATCGTTTCCCTATTCATCAACTAAACGCAATCTATTTGTATTATCTGGAAAATCTGCATCCACCCAATCAATAAAAGTTAAACGATTATAATCATTATCAAGAACCCCTAATGGACGACCTGCTTTATCAAGCATAATTTCTCCATCTTCATCATATCTATAAACTGGATTTCCATCTCTATCTGCGCCAATGCCATAAACAATATCCCACATACTGCTTACAGCATTTCCAAGAGAAGGAAGAATCATTTGCCATTCTTGAGTATCTACTTGCGGGCTTTTGTTTCCGCGCTCATGATCATTATATTCTGTAGTTTCCCATTCAGAAACTCTTACGCCACCACTGGCACCGGTTTCTGTTTCATAGGAATAATATTCATATTGAACAGGTTTCTAACTATATCCTGTTGGAGTCATTTGCACTTTATCATCAACAGAAGAACTAAAATGTACTTTTGGATTAAAACCATCTTTATTATAATAAATAGCTGCAGGAATTTGGCTATCTTCTTTTTTAGATACAAAATCAACTACATCCGCAAAATCAATAGGTTCTAAACCACTTTCATTATCATTTAATTCTCTTGGAATATCAACTAAATGCCATTTTCCATCTAGTCCATAATAATAATATTGATGTAATTTTAAATCTTTATTATACACAGATTGAATCCAAGTTGTTGTTTCATCTGATAATAAATTATTTTGGGAATCTTTATTTTGTTTTTTATCTGCAGATAAAATACTTTTAGCATGTTTAACACGCATGCCCCATTGAGGTTGCCAATGTAATTCATAATAAGTATTATTACTTACTTCATCAAAATGTGGAGTAATAGGATTCATTGTCGGAGCATCTGCACTTAATGTAAAAGTAGGAACTACTCCATTAAGTTCGGCAACCATTGCATATATTTCTTTACCATTTTCATACATTTTTTGCCAAACAGTTGAATCCCAACCTCGTCCAATTGATCCACCTAATTTTTTTCCATAATAATTCTAATCTATATTATAATTTACTGCATAATTCCATCTATCAGAACCATTTTCAGGTACTTCACCATCATTGAATTTAGCAAAAAGAGCATTACCATTTTCATCTCCACCATAACACTAATAATATGTACGAGTAGTAATATTCTAACCATTATTAAGTTCAACAACATTTTCTATATAACATAAATCATTTTTATTCATTCCAGTAATTAAATTATTTTGATCTAAAATAATACCTTCTGAATTAAAAGCAATTTTAAAATTTAATTCTGGGTCTGAAAATAAATAATAAAATACATCACCAACTTCAGTTATAATATATTCATCTTTATCATAATAAGCTTCTTTTACAAATTCATTATTTGCATCATAATCTACTAACACAAAACGGCCAATATAAACTTCATCTTCAGCCATATGTGTTTCCATTTCAACCCTATTCGCATAAATTCTATCAAATGCAAAATTAGTTTTTGTTACATTCGTTATATTTCCATAAAAACTCATTTAATTAATCCTCCTCTACATTATATAAAGCATCTACAATTAAATAAGCATTACCTACTTCTTCAATAACTTTAATTGAATCTGCATCAAAACTTAATGAATTAATCTCAGAAATACCTTCTAAATCTAATTCATAAATTCCAGTAGCACCAATAATAATAGGTTTTTTAGCATTATTTAAATAAAATTTAGTGCCTGGTAGAGCTTGAATTCCTAACTATGTAATTGCGGCCAAGCCTTTCTCTGAAAAGAAAATACTACCTTCATTAACTAAAGTTTCAAATGAAATTTCTTCTTTAGGCTAATTTTTTGAGTCTGATTTACCATAATAACGATATTGTCTAACAACTTTCGTCATTTTCTCTAAACCTCCTTAATAAAGTCTCTCAACTGCTTTTGTTGCATTGATTGACATTGTCCCATTATAAGTAAGAGGAATTGATAATCTACTTACTATATAATCACCATTAATTTTACTTTCTTCGTCATGTACATATATACGAGCATTTGGTTCTAAATAATAAACAGGTATTGTTGATAAATTAATATTTTCAACACAATAAGTATGATTATATAATAATTCATCAATTTTATCTTTTGCACTTTTGCCTTGTGAACTAATAACAAAAGAATTTTCAATATAATCTTGTAACCAAATATATATATAACCCGTATTTATATTATATGGATCATATTCTTTATTAGAAGTAAAAATAATATTTGGTGTTTCTCTAAAATAAATAGCAGAAACATTTGAATCATTAACAGATTTTGCCCTACTACCAATATATGGAACAGAAAACTATTCTAATTCACCAGGATCATCTAAAAATTCAAACCAAAAATTTAAAGTCTCTGGTGCTAAAACAACATTTTTATTCCAATATTTTAAATTTTCATTAAAATGTTCTAAAGCATTATCATCTGAACATTTATAATAATCTTTTGTTCTATAATTAATAGGTAAATAATAATTACAAGTAAAATTCAATTCATTTTCTTTAAAATCTACCCACTGCATTTCCATTTTATAATTACCATTATCATCAAGCTCAACACGCACTTCTTCATATTTTCCGCCTGACTATTCTCTTATTGCTTCTGGATTTAAATCATAAAGCTATCTCCAAAAACCCTATAGATCTGTATAATACTATTCATATCCAGTATATCCATTTGCATATAAATATTCTCCAGCAATATAACTATTATTTTTAATTTTTACTAAAAAATCATCCTCTTGATTATGTGCAAAATAATCTAAAGCCATTTGATAAATAATTTCTCTCCAATCAACAACGCGCAGTTTTCCAGAATTAATTAAATTCTCTAATTCTTTATCAATTTGATCTTCAATTACCTAATCAAAAGATGTAGCATTTGGAAAATTAGGATTATAAAAATATACTAAATTACCCTATCTCTTAATATCTCCTTCTAAAAAAGATAAATAGGTATGACTATCGTTACATCCTGCATATGGATACATAAAAGGTTTTTTTACTTCTGGACTAACTTTAGAAGTTTTTAAACTTCCTGTTTCAGTATAATAAGATTCATATAAATAACAAGTTTTTGAATTAGATGGATTTCCAGAACCATGCTACAAATTCCAATATCTATTATCTTTTCCAGGATTTACCAATATAATTAACCAACAGTAATCACCAGAACTGCTGCTTATTTTTCCTGGCAAAGTATTTTTATTTACATATCCTTCTGTATTATTTTTAGAATACCATTTCATTGTGTAAGTAGGTTTTTCTAAAGTTAATGTTTCATAATATTCAGCCCAATCTCGAATATCCCACCATCCAGGAGTCCAAGATCCATCAGGCTGTTTCTATGGTGCTTCTAATCCTTCATAAGTTCCATATGATGGCTGATAATTATCCAAACGTTCTTTTAAATTTACACTTAAATCATTTCTAATTCCTTCTTTTAAATCTTCTAAATACTATATATCAGTAATATAATATTCTCCATTAAAAGTTTTATAATAAAATGGTTTTTTATCTATTGCAAAACGCGCGTGAATAGGTATATCTTTATTATTAATACCTTTTCGCACACCCCAAACAGAAAAATCATTTTTAAGATTATTTAATTGAGGATTATTAGAAAATGAAGTAATTAAATTATTATCTTCAAAACTATACTAAACGTCTGATGTATAAGCAGCATTTTCTGCATATACATCTTTATCATCAGTTTCTATTAATGTATTCCAATTAGTATTAACATATGCTTTTTTTCTTTGAAAAACAAATCTTCCATCTAAGTCATAAAAATATTCAAAATCACCAAGCATATTTTTAATCTTATCTAAAATAGAAGTTAATGTTTCTCCAACAGAAGAAATAAGTTCTCCAGGATAAATTAAATCAGTCTATCTATATCCTGCGGTTTGACCATATTCTATTTTTGCGACAGTATATTTAATACCATTACCATCTTTTAATTCTACTTCTACTGTTGATTCGTTAAAACCATCAATAAGATTATTTATTTCATTTTTCTTAATATCTAATTCAGCAAGTTTTTTTGCAGTCTCCCAAGATTCATTTATGACTTCCATTTCATCATTGTATGTCATATTTTCACATATACCTGCATTGAAAAAGAAATAAAGAGGTTTATCTCCTCTATATTCTAATAATTCCAAACCATAATCTTCTAAATCATTTATAATAATATTATGATAAGGTTCATTCGCATACGTATGAACTGCTTCTCTAATAATATATTTTAAAGGTAATTTTTCAATATTCGAAGTTATTAATTTAGAATAATATATAATATTTTTATCATATTCATCTTGTGCTAATATATATTGTTCTTGATTATTTATTGGAGTATAATTTTTATTTAAACAATAATATTTATTTGCTTCATAAAGAGTATAATCTGTTGAAAAATCTACTTCTTCATAAATAGTATTATAATTTTCAATCTATCCGAAATCAATAGAAGAATATAAAGATCCTCCTAAAGTACCATTTAACATGCACATTTTATCTTGTCCAGAAATTGAAATAGAATAATTATTCGTTGTATAAGAAGTATTAAAATTTGTTATACAATAAACACCTTTATTAAACCAAATAATATCTGGATAATTTAAATTAATAGAATTTTTTAAACCTATCTATAATTTAAATTTATTAGTTAATCCCCAATAAAAATCATTAATATTAATTTCATTAGCAACTAATGTTAAATTACACGTTCTACGAACTACAGAGGTTCCATCAATATTTATAGAACCTCCTGTAATTCTTCCTTCAATCTATTCAATAGGAAAGCCATTGAAATTAAGAGCAATAATTTTAGCATAAACTTCTTTATGCTAATACTAATCCAACTCTTTTAAAAAATCTTTATCTAATAAAGGATTTTTTTCCATTATTCAATAACCTCCTTTTCTTTTAATATATGAGTTAATTCTCTAATATATTTATCATAATAAGCATCATACTTAATTTGCGCCAATTGAATAATTTGATTATAAGGTAAATTTTTATCAATATCTACCGCAGTAACTAATTTAATAAAAGATTCATCTTTAGAATTTTTCCAACTACTATTTAATATTTTCTTTAAATTATTAATTACATCATAAATTTTTATTTCTGATTCATCAAAATATTCAACTGTCTATAATTCATAACCACAATTTAATACAACGCCTGCATCTAATTTAATTTTATTAAATTTATATAAACTATTGATTTTAATATCAATATCATCACTTAAATCTAATTCTTCATCATCAATCCAACATTTAGTAGAATAAACTACAAATGTATTATGAATAGCAAAACCAGGTTTATTCTATGGAGTATAAACTTCTTTTTGCTACCATTCTACAAATTCATTTAATCTATTATTTGTATCTTGTGAAATTAAAATAGTCATTGGTTGTTTTGGATCATAATAAAATTCAAAAGGTTTTTTAATATAATATTTCCATTCTTTATTATATTCTATAACCATTTTATATTCTCCATTTTCTCTAATGTAATATCTATCTTTTAACATCTCTTCAGGGAAAATAAAATATTCTTCAGTTAATTCTCCTGGTTCTAAACTTGGATGTGCTTGAACTAAATCATAGCCAACAATAGTTAATTGCGGCTCAAAAGATGTTTCTACTTCAATTTCATCTAATTCATACTTATATAATGTTAAAGGACTTTCAAAAGTAGTTATAGATGTATCGGAATTTTTAATTCGCTCAAGATTGTATAAAAATTTTTCTTTTGATTTTGCTATAATTTTTTCTTTTTCTTGTTCTAAATATCCCTATATCTCTTCATCTGGAATTTGAACAACATAAAGAGCAGTATCGACCCAAAAATCTTCTGTATTATCTTCATTCTCAAATCCAGGAATTTGTGGCCCAATAGTTAATATAAAATCATTATATCTATTTACTAATATCCATGCTATAGTCATATAAGTATCATAATCTAAATATCCATCTTCATAATCTGCTAAATATGGAGCATAAAGACTATAAAATTCTTTTTCCTAATAATCAAAATTAATATTTTTTAAAGCTCTCTAATAATTTGCTTCATTTTTATAATCATAATATTTTTCACAATATTCAACCTCATTATTATATCTTTCTAAAAGAGCTTTTTCACTATTTTTTAATGATATTTTAGATGTAGCATTTTTATCTCTATATAAAATAATAAATCCATCTTCTTTTTCATATCCTTTACCAGTCCATTTAGGATATACTTTAGATACATCTCTTTTCTAAAAATGTAAATAATAAAAATTAGAAATTTTAGTTTTTAAATCTTCAACTACATCAATTATATTTTCATAATAACCAATAAATTGATGTGCAACAACATCATCCATTTGAACATCAATAATAGTATCAAAAGTATTCATACTTGAATCTTCAAAACTGTAAGTTACAGCACCAGTATAGATAACTCCGCCTGGAATTTGAATAGAAGTAATAATCTCTCCATTATCAATAAAATAACTACCTGTAGCTCCAATTACTATACTTTTATTGTTAATATAAACCATTTCTCCTGGCTACATATCATAAAAATAAACTGAAGTAGCCTATTTATGCTACATAATTTCTATTAAATCTTTATTTTCTATATTACTTTTTTTAACCAAAGGTATTGTTATCCATCTTGTTTGTAATATTTTAGAATTTTCTAAAGAAATAAAATTATATTTATTTAAATTTTCATAATTACATTCTGCTACTTCATAAGCAGTAGAATTAAAAGTATGAATCATTCTACTTAAAACATCTTCTGGTGAAAAAGAAGTATTTAATAAACGCACAATATAATTTCCTTCGCTTGGGGACCTAAATAATTTTGGTTGACCATTATTTAACCAATCTAAAACTTCTAATTTAAAATCTCTTTCAGCAGAAAAATTATACCCAACTAAATTAGTTGTTTTAACTTTATATTCATCTAGCTATTTAGAAGGAGTTCCTTGATATTTTTCTCTTTTAAAATTTTCTGTTAATACAAAGTCTTCATCAAAACCAAATAAATTTTCTTCATCCATCTAATAAGAAATTAATCCAGATATTGGAAATTCTTTATAACCTACATTTCCATTTCTAAAAATAAAAGGAAATTTGCTACCGATTGTATCTATTTTATTTTCTAAATGGTCTGTTTTAAAAGAAGTAATTTTTGGATTATATCTAATTCTTAACTAGCGTTTACCATCAAATAAAAAAGCGTCTTCAAAATCTACATATATATCTTCTGAAATAGTTCTTTCAGAATATAATCTATAATCATTATATTCTTGTAAAGAATAAGTATAAATTTTTCCTTGTTCAACAGTAAAATCTTTCCAACTCCATTCAGAAAGTTTTTCATTTATTAATGAAAAACGAAAAACTTCTTCCCAAGGAGAATTATCTACTTTTCTAGATAAAATAAAAGAACCACTAACAGGATTTTCAATTTCTCTTTCTTTAATTTCTCCTTCTTCAGTTATTTCATTAATAATTTTTTTATAATTGCTTGAATCTAAGTGTATATCTACATATCCATTATCAAAATTTAAATATGGAACTGGATATGTTTTTACATCTGGCTCAATAGATTTTTGTGCTACTAATCTATATTTAGGACTTGATATCTTTAAACCATTATTTGTAATTATACTATACTATATATAATAAACCTAATTTCGATCAAAATCCATCATATAAGAAAATTCATCCTAAGATTCATAAGAATTTATATCTTTTGAATTGTTATGTAATAATTCTCCAGTATCAGCTAAAATATTATCATTTTTATCTAAAATAACAAATCTATAAGAATATACTTTTTCAGTATAATCTTTAGTATCTTCTTCTGATAATATTTTCTAACTATAGCAACCTAGATAATTATAAGAATGTCTATTTGGAGAATATTTTTCTAAACCTTCAATATAAACATTTGGTTTGCTAGTATATTTTACAATACCCACAGAAGAATAATAACCAGGAATTAAATCAGAACTAACATAGGCAATTTGAATTTTATAAAACTAGCCAATATTTAGTTTATCTTTAACATCTGTCAAATCAATATAAACTTCTTGTTTTTCAAGATCATATTTACAATATTCTGGACCTCGAGTAATTAAATATTTATCACTCTAAATTGTTTTTAATTTTAAATAGAAGCCAACTACCTCTTTTTTATTAACTGCCCTATTCATGGAAAAAGGGACAGTTAAAACTGTCCCTTCCTTAGTGTCACAAAAAGCAGGTATTGTACCTTCTATATAAGGAGGATACAATTTGCTCATTTTAATTATTCTCCTTTTTCTTCAATTGGAGTTAATTCTTGCGCAAGTGCTTGCATTGCGCGAAGACAATCACCCATAATTAAAGTATCTTCACCCTTTGTTGAAATAGTACAAAGAGTATTATAAATTCTAATAAATTGAGTAATTTGTTCTTGTGTCATTGTTATTCTCCTTTCACTCTTCAATCATAAACATTAATGCTTCCATTTGCGGAAGTGTAAAATGTAAATTTTCTATATCATTAATAGATATTAAAAATATTTCAATTTCTTGTTTAATATCTAATAAATCCTTTAATTCATTTTGTGCTTCTTGTATTTTATCTTTTGGAATAAAATATTTATCATCATTTTCTTCTGATGGACTACCAAAATTTTTAATAATTTGCGCTCTAGCCTATTCAATCTCATTCGCAAGATCCGCAATTTTCTTTTTATTTTTCTATATATAAAAGTTTACCTTTGCTGGTAAATACTATTGACTATTTTCAAAAGTTTTATTTAACTATTTATTAATAAAATAAATCTCTTCATTTGTTAAAATCTTTAACATTCCTTTTTCTCCTATTTTTAACCAAAACGAGCATAAATACCATGCTAATTAGAAGCATCAATGCCTTGAACCCATAATTCATCTTTACTTATTTTTAAAGCGTAAGAGGAAGAATTTTCAGCATCTGGGTCTGGTATTAAATGAATCCATACTTTTGTATTATCTTTTCTTTTTCCAGCATATATATTTACATCATCATACCAAGGACTATGTGAACTACCTATCTATAAATTGCTATCTGTATTTACTCCAAAAATAAAAGCTGCTTCATCAAGTCCACTAGAACTCGTTATATCTTTATCTCCAGCTTCATAGCTATATAAATTAGATGCTAAATATAATTTACCTTTATTATCTCTTGCAGCACCATTATAAAAAAAGCTATTACCTAATCTAAAGTCATATGTTGATGCATCATGAGTGCTTGCACCCCAATAAGTTTTTGCATCCCAAATTTTTATTGCTTCTGCAGCTGTAAAATCTGCAGGTGTGTTAAATGCTCCTGAAAAAATACTGTGATCAGTAATAGTAAATCCACCAATAGTGCCCCATGTTGATACTATACTACCATCGGTACTATCTATTTTTATATAGCCTCCTTGGCTACCTTTAGCTTCAATAATAAAATCAAAAGCATCAATTCTACCCTTCGCTAAGTCTATTTTTATACCAAGTTTATTTCCTTTTTCATCAATGTTTCCATAATCACTTGACTATAAATAATAATTATCGGTATCATTATTTATATAGAATAAAGAATCTCCATATTTATTAGCAAAATTTATTTCTAAATCATTATTTGCATTTAAATATATTCCACCAGGACCATTTTTCATATGGAAAATATTATCATCCAAATCCATTAAAATGCCATGACCTAAATTATATCCTTCACTCTAAATAGTGCTTTTATCCCCATCAATATAAATACGACCTCTTCCTGCTTTCCCAATAAAAGCAGTTCCATTTTCCATAAAAGCATAAGAAATCATTCCATGATGAAAACCATATATACCAGTCTAATCTCCAATGAAAGCATTTACACCACCAGGATCTCCATGCCAATCTCCGAGCATTACGCCGCTAAAAGTATTATCATCACTATTCTTTTTTCCAGCTGCAATAGCCGGAGCAAGAATATAACCATTTTCTTGATTTATTTCAATTTCTTTTCCAGGCCATTTATTTAATGTTCCAGAAGGATAATTATTTGACATACAAATAACTGGCTAAGTCCAAACAATTTGATTATTTTCATCATAATACTATACACCATATTGATGAACATTATCCATATAAATTCCAATAGGCTAAAGAGCATTATCCTTTATACTACCAATGTAATTAGTATTTTCATTATAAGGATTAAAAATCTTCCACTGCCCTTCAGTATATTCATCTTCATAGCCATCCTAATTATTATCTACGTCTTGTAAATGTATTTTCCATTTTCCAGTATAATATTTAGGATATCCAGAAGTAAGATAGATTACTTCATTTGCGGTGTCAGTATATGAATATGTTTCACCTAGTCTAATTGCTATTGGTTTATACGTTGTTAAATCATAATCACCCCATCCTTTTACAGTGCATTGTAAAATTAAGAAGTGATTCATATTTAATTTTTCATTTGCGGAAATAGCTATTTCATTTCGACAATTATTAGAATAATAAGTTGTAAAATCCTATAATACTATCTCGCCTTTATCATTGGTAAACCATTTTTTATTTTTAATAATTTGATTTGCTGAATCGGCATTTACAGTATCATCTAAACTACCCACATATGGCTAAATTTCTACTGCAATATATTTATCCGTAGCATCATCATATTTATAATCAAACCAGCTCCACTCATATTTTATATCAACATATTCAGTGCTATTATTTGGATCAATTTCTTTATTATGAGAATCAAATAATAATGCTTTACAATGAATAGTATCTCCATCCGCATCTTTTGTTAATGCGAATGTATCGGCTGGATCTATATATATCTTTAAAGTAACATCAGTTCCTGTTGTTCCAGACTATCCAAAATAAAATGTTTTAGATGTGAAATAGTCAGTGTGATTTTTTATGATAGAACACTAAATTACATTATTAGCGTAAGATTGAATATAATCTTTTTTAATAAAATATAATTGATAAGGATTTATTGCTTCTGCATTATTTGTATCACCATATCGAGTAATCATAATTACTTTTGCAAGATGATCATAAACAATTTCAGTTTTATCTTTATCATTTAGCTAGTATTTTAAAGTATGTAAACTACCATCTTTAAAAGTAGCATATCCCTACGCTGCTGTCATGCCTCTTGGCGCGCAAACAGTAAACTATGAAGCATCTTTATTTGGATAAGGCACACTATAATCTATATCATACACTTCAAGCATTGTATTTATAGTTGGAAAAGTCCATGTAATACTGGTTGCTTCTGTTAATATAGAACTTTCTTGCTCTGAGGTTGTTAAACCTGCTTTGGTTGAAAATAAAGCAACTAATTCTCTGGCTTGTTTTACATCATATTCTTCAAGCATCTTATTACCTGGATCATATATATAATAATTACCATAAGTATTATCTTTACACCATATATTTAACCCTTGTAAAAATTGACTTGTTGCTTCATTTATAACTTCTTTTTCATTTGTAAAAGTTAAAATATTACTACGAATTACTTTATTATTAAATAAAATAATTACTTTAATTTGTTCTTGTTCTTTTTTAATATCTGGTTTAAAAGTATAGTAGAAATTATTACCATCTAATCTTTTCCAATAAACACCAGAATATTCATCTGCAGAAGGTGCTCCTAACTGATACTGATACCATCTTATTTCGTACTATAAATCAGTTGTGTCAGAAATAGATTTTATTCGACCATCATCAAACTAATGTATCCATCTTAAAATAATATGTTTTTCATTATCTTCTAATAAATAATAGTCACTGTAAGTATTTGAATCTAAACAATATATATTTGCCTAATCATTATCAAAACTTGCTATATCGTATCCTAAACATATATAAGCATCTTTTGTAAATAAATTAGGAAGTAAAGGATTCCCAAAGTCATCATTATGTGGAACTTGTTTTTCATCTTTATCAATAAAACTTTGTGATTCTTGATAAAAATATAATTCCATTTTTTGAATTTCTTTTATAGTAGATATATCAAATACTTTTTCTTGTTGATAATAACTTTCAAAATTATATGGATTACCATACATATCTTGTGAAGAAGATAAAAATAATTCATATTGTGCATAACTTAACTCAATTCTTTGAGATTGAAGAATAGACAAAATATCAGATATTTTATAATTATATCCTTCTTCATAATAATCATCCCAAGGAATAGTAGTAATAGCACATGATATTTCAATATAATTTCTTATATCAGAATCAAAATATTCTTTACCTTCATCAATTAATTCTTCAAGTTTTTTAATAGCTAAATCATAATTATTTTCTTCTGTTTTAACTACTTCTTCTTTACAATGAAGAATTAATTTATATCCATAATTACCACTTATACATTTAAAACTATCAAGCCAAGAGCGAAACTATCCTTGAAGTCCAAGTCTTGTAAAACCTGCTATATCTTGATTACTTGCAGTAAAATCTTTTTCCCATAATAAAACTTGCGTTTCTGCGGGATCATTTGCGCGCAAATATCCTTCTGTATTTTTATCATTTATTAAATTTGTTGATACATCTACGATTGTATCAAACGGAGTTGTAAATAAAAATGGTGAAGTATTATTAGTAACCTATTTACCAATAATTATTTTTTGATTATTAAAATCACCATTTGGCACTGTTACATAAACAGCATCATTTTCTTTATAATCTGTTGAAGCAGAGTATGCATAAAACTTTGTTGAACCATCAGTTACTTTATACTATCCATCTTTTGCTTTTGTATCATCTATAATGATACAATTTATTGTTTTATCAAAACTAATTCCTTCAAGTTTTTTAGTAACTATTTCATCAACAGCCTAACAAAGTATATCAGCATAATCTTTCTATGCCATTCAAGTAACCTCCTTTCTCTCCTTATTTTCTATTATATCATAATTTTTTTGATTAGTCAATTTTTTATATCTACCCAATAAAAAATAGGGTAGAACATTTCTGTCCTACCCATTAATTTTATTTACGATTTGCATATTGCGTTGCACGATTTATTAATGAATCAAATGCTAATTCAATTTCATTATGATCAGTAGCATTAGGGAACTCAGCAGTAATAGTAACTGTTTGTTCAAGATTTTGATTTTGAGTATTTATTCCAGGAGAATGAAGGACACCCATTCCCGCATTTGCGGCATTAGCATCTATCATTGTTCTAACAATTTCTACTACTTTAAGAATATTAGCGCTGTCTTTCTTATTAAGAACTATTTCTTTTTCGTGAAGCATTGCTAATTTTCCTTCTGGACCCCATTCACCAGTATATCCACCTGTATCATAAGAAGCAGTCACAGTTCCCAATGCTTTTGCTTTTGTTAAAGCGCCATCTACTATGCTAGAATATTTAATAGTTCCTTCTTTAACATAAGCTTTGCCTTCCATAATTTTAATTGCATCTTCAGGATAATATTCTCCCGTAAAGAAGCCATATTTAACATAAGTTTTTCCCAAATAATCTGTAAAAGTATATCTTTTTTTATCTAAATCACCTATTTCAACCCATTTAGTTGTATTTTGCTAAGTGTTTGATGTTGTAGTTTTATTTTCCTGAGTACTTGATTTAATGTCTTGAGCTTTATAATCATCATCGCCATTATCATCAACATAGTCTGAAAAGTCCGCATCTGGTACTTTACCCTGCGCACCTGTAACTTTAGACATTGCTTTAAATGCGTCTAAAGCAGCAGTTTCTAATCCTTCATATTCAGTAATTGTTGCCTATAAAGTAGTGCATAAATTTTCATATTTAGTCTATACAGAGTCAAGAGAATCAATAAGTTTTGCATTTTCTGTGATTTCTTCTTTAACTTTTTCAATTTTTTCTTTTAAAGTCGGAATTACATTATTCTTAACTTCATTTCTAAGATTTTCACTTTCAGTAGTTACATCTTTTACTTTTCCTTGAAGAGTTACTAAATCATCTCCTGCTAATTTAGTAACAGAAGACATTGAAGTTTGCCAATTCTAGAATGCTACATCTGCAGCTGCAGTGTATGTCTCAACTGCAGTTTTCCATGCTCCGCCATCATTAATAATTTTACTATAAGCAGAAGACCAAGCATCTTGGAAGATTCTAGAATCTTCTTCTTGAGCTATATTATATAAATCAGTATAAGCATTAATTTTATCATAATATTCTTGTTGCGCAGCCGCTCTAGCTTCTTTCCATTCATCAGTGCCTTCTTCATATCTCTAATCAATTTCTGTTAATTTTTGATATAGTTCTTCTCTTGCTTGAATTGCTTTTTGAGTATATTCATTAGCTGCATTTAATCTAATATTGTATAAATTATTTTCAGCATCCATTAACTCTTGCTCAGCACTACTTACTGCTTCTTCATCTGAAGTATAGATATAACCATAATTACCTTCATTATCTCTTGATAATCTAACAGTAGATTTTGCATTTTGAGCTTCTTCAAGGGCAATTTGTGCTTGTAATTGTTTATATTTAGCTTGTGCAATTTCTAATTCAAGGTTACTTAATTTATCTTTTTGCTTTAATTTTTCAATTTCTTGTGAAAAAGCATTTAATCTTTGTTTAGAGGCAGTATTATTAGTTTTATTAATATCATTACTAATATTGTTTAATAATTTATTTGCTTCATAAACTTGATTTGTTTTAGTTAAATATTCATCTTGAATTTCAGAAATATTCTACATAGATTCTTTTAATCTATCAAAACCAAGTCCGCCAGTTAATGTTTTATTTAATGTTTCAGCTAATTTAGCCATTTCATTTTCATAAATTTCATTAAGAGCTTTTGCATATTCTTCTGCATCAGATAACATTTCATCATAAGCTTTAGATGTTGCTTCACGCTATGCATCTAATGCTATTTTAATGGTTTCACTATGGGTGCGTTCATATTCTGCTTCTAAATCTGCAAGATTTTGTTTTTGAACTTCATACCATTGAGCAGAAGTATCCATTCTATCTTTTGCAACTTTAGCAGAACCACTTAAAATTTCACCCATTCTAGCATAATCTTCCTCTTGGCCTGTTAATTCAAGAATATTTTTATAATGTTCTAATGCATTACTTAAATCATCAAATCTGCTAGTATATTTATCTAATTCATCCTATGCTTTTTTTAATGTTTCACCATAAAACTCTTTTAACTATTTTTCATAATCTTGTAATGCTTCTAAATTATCATAAACAGCATCTCTATGTTCTTTAATACCTTCTATATAATCAGCCTAGGATATTTTTCCTGCTTTATATAATTCAGTTAATTCTTGTGTTGCACTTTCGTGAATTGCTAATGCATCTTCAGTTGTGCTTACTTTCTAATTTAATAAAGCAAAGCCTTCAGCAGCTTTATAAACATCATCTTCTATTTTATTAAAATAATAATCTAATTCTTTTAATTTATCATCATTTAATTCTAATTTTAAATTAACTCGATAAGTTAAATCTTCATAATTTAAATCTTGTTGTTGATATAAAAGATTAAGTTTTTCTTGTTCTTCATCAGCTTTTAAATCTAATGTTTCTTCATATTGTTTTAAAATTTCTACAAATTTTTCATATTCTTTTTCAGCTTTTTCAGTTCTGCTTTTATTAAATTTAACAACCTATTTTTCGACTATTGCATCATAATTAGTAATATTGCCATATTCATCAAATTCCGCACCATAATGAGCAATATTTGCCTAGTCTTGTAATAAGTTATTATTAATCTATCTTAAATATTCGTCTTGAGATTCAATTAATTTTTCAACTTGTTCTCTTTCAGATTGAATTAAAGCAACTCTATCTGCGCCCCAAGCTCTATCTTTAGCAGCACTTAATCTATCATATTCTTTATTTAATGATTCAATCTATTCTCTAATAACATGATAACGTTCTTTTTCATCTTTTAAGCGTTTTTTATCTTTTAAATCACCGTTATCTTTTGTTTTATCTGTATTAATACCATCATCATCATTTAATTGAGATTCAGCAATAATAGTATCTTCAGTTTCAAGATTTGTTGTGCTACTATAAGCGTTACGAATAATTCCACCATCAGGTGCTTTAAAACCCATGAACTATCTTTCAGTAGTTCGCTTCCATCCTTTACCATTAATAAAATTAACAAAACCACTAACCTAAATTTCTTCATAAATAGGTTCTAATTGCATTCCTTCAAAGCCTCGCATAGTGAGATACTCTTGTAGTTTTTCAGCGGACATTTTACCATTTTTTACCATCTCTTCTAATTGAGGGTATAAATTAGATAAATCTACTGAAGCATCAAGATTTATGCCTTCTAACTATGCATCTAACTAATCAAGAACACTCTGTATTTCAGGCTCTATTTGATCTTCTGGATTTTCAATTAATCCTAAATCAAATAATATTTCTGGCTAATCTTTTTCTATTCCTTTAAACTTCTACTTTAATTCATTTAAAGAATCTGCGTTTCCATTAATTGCCTAATCAATTAAATCAAGATTTCGTTTAATTGTATTAACATCTAAAGCTTCTGCTTGTTTTTCACTTAAATCAAGCATATCTACTAGAGTAGTTTTAACTGTATTATAACCTTCTGACGCGCGGATATTGTCATAAGTTTCTTCAGTTGCATCAGAAATTGCTTCTTTTAATTCTTTCCAAGGTCCTGCCTATAAAGTTTTTGCTTTCGCCCAAACATCTTTACTTTTCTAAACAGCTTTTTGATATTTTCCAAGCTCAGTTTCAGCTTTCTTTATTGCAATAGCAGTTTCTTTCCACCTAATAGCAGAATCTTCTACATTTGAAACCTCTTCTTCTTTATTAGCAGTTCCATCTTCATTTTCTTTATAATACTTACTACCATCTTTAACAATACCATATGCTTCCATATAGTCGTTAATAGCTTGGTCAATACTAGTTCCATCAGAAATAGATCTTGAAGCAATTGCTTCATCAGCCTATGCTTTTACATCTTCAGAAATTTGATTAATTAAATCACTTCGATATTCTTTATCAATATTATTTTCTTCACCATAAACAAAACTACTAATTGCTGAATTTTGTAAAATAGAATCTTCTAATTGACCCTCATAAGCTTCAGTATTTTCTTCCGTTGCATTTCTTAATTTTAATATTGCTTCCTATAATTCTTTATTTGATGCAATTTGTTCTGCTACACTTGAACTTATACCTGCTTTTTCTAAATCTTTAGCACTCTCTAATGTTAATGAAGGCTTTAATTTTAAAGTAGCTAATAAATCTTCTATTTCAGTTTCAGTTAGATTCTAGCCATTACTTTTATATTTTTCTTCATAAAGTATTTCTTCTTTTAAAGCTTTAGTTTCAGCTTCTTTAACTTCATAATCTGCGCTACTAACTGCTAAAGAACCTTCAACCATTCGACGTTCATTTTCCGCTTTTATTTTGGCTTCGCCTTCAGGGGTGAATACTTTAACGCCTTCAGAATTTCTAAAATAATCTTTACCTTCAATTAAATTATATTCATCAGCAATATCTTGAACTTCTTGATTAATTTCTTGTAATTTAGTTCTCCATTCAGCCGTACCTTTGGTTAATTTTTCTAATTCTGAATATTTATCACCGAGGTTATCCATAGTATTTTCAACATCTTCAATTGCGCTTTTGATGTTTTCAAAACTATCTGTAACTGCATCTAAAGTATTTTTAGTCTTTTCATAATCTTCTCTAAAGAAATTAATTTTATTTTTATGAGCATTAATTAAACCAATTACTAATCCAATAGCAGCAGCTACTGCGGCGAGAATAAGAGTAATTTGCCACATAGATAATTGTAAGCCAATGTTTGCCGCTATTTGAGCTCTTGTAGCTTTAGTCCAACCTTTAGTAATAATTTCATTTGCAAGTTTAGCTTTAGTTTCTTCATTTATTCTTAATGTAGTTAACGCTTCTAAAATTACTGCTTTTTGTTTTTCTCTATTAGATTTATTAGTTAAAGCTATGGTAGCTATCTAAGCAATAGCATTCTTTTGCTCAGAATTACTTCTTAACTTCATAGCTGCATTTAACGCTAATTCAGAAGCAGTCAATGTTTTTATATTATTAGCTAATCCAATAATACTAGAAGACATCATTGAAAGTGTCATCATTAAAGAAATTGCTTTTTCTAAACCACTAACTTCTGGATTATTTAATGTATCCCAAGCAGATTTAATACTTGAAGCAAGCATTGCAACAGAACCTAATCCAGCGGCAAAAGCAGTTAATGCTTCTGCTGTTTTTACTATATGAACAGGCTTAATACTATCCATAGTTGTTTGAATTCGTGCTATGGCTTCTTCTGTTGTTAATCCTTGGTCTTTTAATTCTTTAAGTTTTTTCTTTGCTTCTCTTAATGTTTCTGGTTTTACACCCACTGAAATTAAAGTAGCATCTAAATCTTCTGTTGCTATTTCTGCCTTATTAATTATTTTTATTAATTCCTAAATATTATTAAAAAGTCTATTCCTATTATTACCTGAAGAATTAATTTTTTCTAAAGTTTCCTAAAATCTTTGTGTATTAGTTATTGTTTCTGGTAATGAAGCGGCATATATATCTATTGAAGAAATTACTTCCCTCGTATTCATTTTTTGATTCTATAAATCAGTTGAAAGAGTATTTAAAGAATTTATAGTTCCTGCAAATAAATCTGAACCTTTTAACTTTGCACTTTCTTGAGCTTCCTGATATAAATACCATTTTTCAGTTAAAGATTTTAAATTAATTTCTAAAGCATCTGCTGCAACAATCTAAGCATCAAAAGTTGCTTCATATACTTCTTGTGAGGCTGTTCTATTTGAATTATTAAGATATTCTCTTTCCTAGTTGGCTGCTTGATTAATTCTTTTATCAGAAAATTTAAAGCCCTATTCAGCATTTTCTTGAATCTACTGTCTAAGTTCTTCTTCTCTTTTTATTAATTCAAGAACTTCTTGATGCTATAACTATAATCCTTCAATGGCCATTTCAGCCTAAGCTCTTTCAGAATCACTTAAATTTTTATTAACTATATTTAGTTGATTTTTTACCTGAATTAATTGTTGCGCATTAATTAATTCTTGTTTCTATATTTTATCAAAATTTGTGCTTCCTTTAATTCCATCAATTGTATTGATAGTTTCATCATTAATTTTATTATATGCCGCTTGTGCGCCACCTGTCATAACTTTAACATTTAAAGCTAAATCTTGTAATGCAGGACCAATCTTTGTCTTTGCCATACTAAGAACAACAGTTCCAAGTCCTAATAAGACAGTCTTCATTCCTCCAATACTATCAATAAAATTATCTACTCCATCAATAAGATCCGCAAGTTGATTATAAACATCTATGAAAAATTCATCATCAATCATATCTGAATAAATTGCTTCTAAAGATGCTCTAACTCTATTGCTTGCAGCCTCCCAAGATTCAGCATAAATATCTGCTTGTTCATCAAGAGAACCAGATGCACCCATTGCTCTACCAAGATTTTTTTGCATAGCATCCCAATTATCCATAAGAGATACTAATTGATTATATTGACGAATACCAGCTACAGTTTGCGCTAAACCTACTTTTTGCGCACGATTTAACATTCCCCATTTTTCGCCCATATCATCTAAAATTTCATCCATATCTCTTAGATTTCTATTGGCATCAAAAATTTCAATACCATATTGCGCAAGAGCTGAAGAATATTTATTTAAATCTAAACCGTCTTCTGTTTCTTCACCCATTTTTAGACCTTGAATACGAGCAAAAATTGTTTTTAATGCTGTACCAACAACATCTTCGCTTTGACGAGTTTTATCAATAATTGTAGTTAATGCTGCTGTTGCATATTCATAGCTTAAACCAATTGTACTACCAACTGCTGCAAACTTTTCTAAACCATTTGCAATTTCTGCTGAACTAGCTGCAGTTTCTGCTCCGAGTTTAGTAATTACATCTGCAAAATATTCTAATGACTTACTACCATCATCAAAGTTGTTCCAAATTGCAGTCATATATGATGAAACATCTTCTGCATTTTCACCTGTTACATTTGCCATTTTTACAGTAGTATCAGTTCTCTATTGAACTTCTCTATCTGCTAAACCCTGTTGATAGTAAATTAATGCTGCATCAGTATATCTTGTAGTTGTGGTTCCTAGCGCTTTTGCAGCTTTATTAGCTTTCTCCGCAAATACTGCCATTTCATCTGCACTTGCACTTGTAACAATTCTAATATCATTTAAAGATTCATTTAAATCTTGAGCATAGTAATAAGCTGTCTAAATAGAACCTTGTAATCCATGTAGAAAACTTGAAGAAACCTGCCATCTAGCAGTATTTTTTAAAGTAATCCACATTTCAGATAAATGCTTATTAACTTTTAAAACTGGCTAATCAGCAGTAGAAATTGCTTGTGCCAATTTAATAAATGCTTGCTAACCAGTTGTACCTGCTTTTACTAATTCCGCAGACAATGCCGAAATATTCTAATTAGATTTCTATAAACTTGCATTTAATTTACTTAAATCATAATTTCCAGTATTTTTATTATATGCCTATCCTAAATGAAAGGCTAAATCTTTTGCAGCCTAAGAAGCAGCTTTAATAGAATCACTACTAACTTTAATATCATTGCCATAAGCAACTTTTGTCAATAGATTAGATAGTTCCTAAATCTACGTCTTGGCCTGAGAAGTATTGGCCGTAAAATTTAAAGCAACATTTAAATTTTTTGACATATTTTACTCCTTTCTCTCTAATATTATTTATATATTTTTTACTTTGCAAAATAAAAAAATGGTGATTAGAGTAATTATACTCTAATCACCATTACTCCTATTAAAAATAAAAAATCTTAATAATCTATTAACCTAACTTGGTTAATACATCTTTTAATAGTGTTAATTGTTCTGGATCTGCAAGTTTTTCGTGAATTGATTCCGCATCTAATTTTAAATTACTATAATCCTCTGAAACAGTATCTAAAATACCCATTACAGAATTTTTATAACTATAAATAGCATTAATAGTTTCATAAATCCATTTTTGAATTTGCTGATATTCATATGGATTAATTGTTTCTCCAATAATTTTACCAGATAAACCACTACTTACAAATAAATCATATAACTTTGCAATATCTTCTTTTTGTTTTTCAGTTACAGAAATATTTGTATATGCTAAAATAACTTCAATAATAGTATAAATATAAACCCTCATAGGATTATAATAACCATTATTATCAATAGAATTATTTATAACAGTAGATACTAAATCTAATTTTTCACTCATAGGTAAATAATCTTTTACTTCGATTTTTTGATCATTCCATTCAACAATGGATACATCAGAATTTTTTACAAGACCAAGCTTTGTAAATGATACTTTTGCCATTATAATTCTCCTTTATCTCTTTTTAATTAGTATATCATATTTTTTCTTTCTTGTCAAAAAAAACTTCTTTATTAATCTAAACAGAAAAATTCTTTGAATTAATATCTGCTAACATAGATGCAATTCGTTTATAACCTGTTTTAAAATTTTTTGGTCCTTCAACATAATTATTTTTCCATTCTGGATTCATTAAATCATTTATTCCATCTATTTTAATATTTAATAATTCTAAATTATTTTCTATTTTATTTAATAAATCATTTATAAAATAAATTTTATATCCACCTTTATTATTGCCATGATAATTTACAACGAATACTTCAGCCATTTCCTCTCTAGAGAAATCCTAACCCTTTTTTTTACTCCAAGTTCCCCCTGCTAAAGCGTGTAAAGCAATTGTTTGTTTTAAAGTTTCATGAGCCTAATCTAATAAAGAACTTGAAGGATGTTTATCTTTATGATCAGCAGTTACATTCAAATAATGATTAGCAAAAACAGGATAATCCTAAATATAACTTAATATATCTGCTCCTTTTAAAACTGAAAAATCAGCATTTGTAATATCATAATTTTTTATAGAAGCAGGAATAATATCATTTTCATCGAAAGTAAAATTTGCATCTATTTTATTTTCTGTATACACTAATTTTAAGTTTGCATTATTATAAGTCTTTTTTAAATATTCTTTATTATTGCCACCAATATATCTTCTTTTATCCATCTATTTCGCAGAACGCTCTACTTTTTTTCTAGAGTAATTTACACCACCTGCAATATCACTAACAATATCTTCAATATTTTTAGTTAAATCATTTACTTCATTTGCAATCATATAGTTTGCTACTGCAAATGTGATTTTAGGAATTTCTTCGCCTATAACACCAAGCATATGAGAGCTTGTATAATTTTTTAGATAAGTAGATGTTTCATTTAATAATTCAATAAAGCTTTGATGTTTATCTGTTTTTAAATCAAATTTACCTTTTTCTTTTTTATCTTCTAATTCTTTATAAGCCTAATTTAATTCTTCAACTTTTTGAATAAATTCTCTTTCTGTAGCACCTTTTTTAATATTTGCTGCAACTGCATTTCTTACCTATTCAATTACTTTAAGTCTTTGCTAAATAGCTTCCCACTTAGTATAATCTTTAAAAGCATCTTTTTCTTCTACTCTTTTAATACCCAATCTTGTTCGTGCTCTTTTAACTTCTTCATAAGATAGATTTCCTTCTGGGGTTGAAAGAGAACCTGTTTTAACCATATTCATAATTGTACTTAATGTTTCTTTCATAAAAACATTTAAATCTTCATAATTAATATCTTTAACCCCTTTACTTTGAAGATCTGTCGTATTTTGAAATATATTTATTACAGCTTCTTGTAAAATTTCAAGTTCTTTTTCTGTCCAATCTTTATTTTTAACAGTTGTTCCTTCTTTTGCAAAAAATAAATTTAATGTATCTTCAAGCTATTGAATTTGTTCTCTATTTCTTTTTTTAGGATAAAGTCTTTTTAAAAGTTTTTTCTGTGCTTTAAAAACCTAAGATGCATTTACCTAGGCTGGAGTATTATAAGAAATTCCATACTATTCAAAATTATCATAATTATAATGAATATAATCACCTATTAGCATTTAAAAACCTCCTTTTACGCATAATAAAAAAAATGGGAGAAGATATAAATATCTCCTCCCTTAATTTGTTTTAATTAATCAAAATACTTTTCTTGTTCATCCCAGTCTTCACCAGTCTGAGCAGCAGTATGAGTTCTCTTGATATCCATAGATCCAGCAGTATCAATAATTTGAATAGCTGCTAATACTTTCTTAGTCTTATCAAATCTAGTATAATCTGGGAATGCATCCATTGTAAATGTAAATGTGGATGGATCTCCAGAAGAAGCCATTGTAAATGTAAAGTTAGACTGAATCTTACAGTTAGGAATTATAAATTCTGCTGGCATATCAACACCATTAGTATCTCTGAATAAAGTAGATGCTTCAAGATAATAGTTACCACCAAACTTATCTGGAGTAATTTCAATTTGTTGAGCACCGGATTTCTTTTCAGTATAATAGTCAACTAATACTACGCAACCATCATAGAAGTATTTTAAATCATCTGTAGGTTTTAAAGTAATCTTATTGCCTTCTACTGTTTGTGGAATATAAGGTTCAGTTACAACTTCACCATTTTCCATTAACATTACATAAATATAATCTTCACCAGCCTGATTAAATGGCGCTTCATCAAGAGTAATAGTTACTCCAGAAACAGAATAATTTACTTCACCATAAGTACCATTTTCAGCAACTTCAACTTTATCAGTTTGTTCAATCTGATGAACTTTGATAGTTCTTTCTTCGCTTGCTTCAATTAATCCTGCACCAGAAAGAATCATAAATCCAGCAGGAGAGATTAAAGCATCTTCCATTGTAAAAGTAACAGTTCTTTCACCTTCCCAAGCAATTAAACGAGAGTTACCTCTACCACCCTGAGCATATACAGTAGTAGCTGCACCTTCAAGAGTGGAAGTCTTTAAAGTATCGAAATAACAAACTGGTTCATTTTTATAGAAGATTTTATTACCAACTCTTTGTGCTGCTTTCGCCTTTAACACAACATCGCATATTTCACGAACACCAAATTTCATGGTATATATTCCTCCTTAATAATTATCATTATTTAATGGATATTTTTCATCCAATTGTCAGGTTTATCATCAGGTTTTCCTCCCGCTAACCGTGACCTTAAATCAATATCCCAATTAATATATAGCTAATATCTTTCCATTAAATCATATAATTGATAAACAGTTAAGTTCATACAATCTTCCAATGACATTGAGTTTAATCCAATAGTCAAAGTAGAAATATACTAACTAAATAAACTACCTTGCGTTTCGCCTTTTTGTGCCGCAACACGCGAACGTCCTCGCATTAATTTTTCAGCTATTTCTTTTGCTTTTTTATCTGCGGGATTAAAGGTAGTCTAGTTCATAGAACTAGAATTAAAACAAAAAATTGTCTTTACTACATCCTATAAAAATTCAAAATTTGTTTCATCCACTGCCTTTGGCTGTTCTCCCTCAGCAATGAACATCAAAGATCTTGGAGTAAAACTAATTTTGTATTTTGGGAACATTATTTGAAATAACTATTGCACTGCTACCTTTTTATCTATGGTTTCAGGCTAAGTCATTATCGTCATAAATATCTAAAAATTATTAGAAATCTCTAAAAGACTTTCGTCCTAATTAATTAAATTTTTATTTATATTAAAACATTGACTTCCAATTAAAAAATCTTCTTCACCTATTAGAGCAATTTCTTTTATTTTAGGCTAATGTATTATTAGCTAACATTCTGGTATTGGTATATCAGTTCCGCACATTAAAGCAAGTCTAATATCCATTAATTATCATTGAATATTTCATCAAAATTAATATCAATATCTTCCTAATCATTTTTATTAGGAGAATCAATTTTATCATCTTCACCATGAATTGCGCTATACATCATAGTAAATCCCGCAAATTCATCATTAACAGGTAGCTTTTTACCACCCAAGAACTATAATTCACCAATTCCACTTAAATGACGATTATTAAATAAAGTATCAATTTCTGCCGCAATCTTATAAGGACGAAGCTAGAAATTATCCATTTGCCACTAATCAAAATGGCAAATAATATCAAAAGTAATTATATTATCTCTAAATTCTGGATTTGAACTATTTGGAATAAAATTATCAAATCCAATAATTATATAATTTAAAACATCTTTATCCACATAAAGTTTAGGAACCATTCTAATCTGACCTTCTTCAAGAAGAGATAAACTTTCATCTTCTGTAAGATTTGGTTTTGTTAAAGCATCTCTTGTTGTATAATAAAGTAATCTTTTTAATCTATTATTTTTAAGCATCTGATCTATAATAATTCCCATGTCTTTTTCAATTGAAAGAAAACTTGATTGTGGATACTAATATGTTAATTTTTTCATAAAAACTCCTTTTTCACTTAAAATAAAGATTCTACTACAATAGTTTTAATTTCTATTTCTCCTCGATTATCTTTAAACTATAAATCAAACTAACCGCTATAACTACTAGTCCATTTAAGTGCTATACTTCCACTGTCAATTTCATATTCAATTGGAAGTTTATCATCAAGAATCCATTCTCCTGCTTTATAATGAGTATAAGTATAAGTTTTCTTTGGCTTAATAAATCCTTCACCTTGAATTTTTCTACTCGATACAACAGAATTTTCTAATTTAAACATAGTTAAACCATCTACTATCTAATTTTCAACATCATCTGTGTCTTTATTAATATAATATTCAACAGCATTAAATTGAATAATATCTGGCATACTATAAGCATCAACTGCTTCAATACGCCAAGTAACAGTATTTAAACCATCAGATAATAAAAATTTAGCATAGCGTTTACACCAAGCAAGAGTATCTTTATTTTTTGGAATCATCATATTTAAAGAATAATTAGGTAAATCAAAACTTGTTCCATGTTTTTGAATATACTCTATTTTAGTTTCTACTGGACCACGAACAGCAGCATAAGTATATTTTATATTGCCTTCATCATCTTTCCAAGCTATTTTATAAGAACATTTTCTTATATCTCCTTTAAAATATGCTAATTCAGTTAAATCTTGTAAATATATTAACCAGTAGGTATCAGTTCCTATCCATTCAAATACATCCCCTGTTTTAAGGTTAAACTCGTACCCAACTGAAATTATCTTATCATCATAGTCCGGTTTTAATTTATTTGGATTTATAAGCGCATTATTTTTATTAGGAATTCTTTCTGCGCCTATACCTAAATATTCCGGAATATATTTTCGCACTTTGGCGCCCTAATATGAATATAAAACAGCTCTATCCAAAGTTCGACGCTTATCTTTTATCATTCGATCTTGTTGTGCGTGTCCGCCAGCAGCATATAAATATTTTGCTAGCATATTAACTCCTCGAACTGAAGAAGGAGTAAAACCTGTTTCTGGCATTTCTATTAACTACTATTCAGCTTCATTCCAAATAAAAAAGCCATTATTAGTTGGATTATTCATTTTTTAATTCCTATAATAAATTAATAGTTTCAAAAACTGTTTTTCGATATAAAGAAAAATCTATATCTTCAACAACCTTTAAACCTTCTAATTTTGCCAATAACTATATAAAAAGTGGATTTAAAAAAAACACTTCTTTTAAACCCACTATTTCAATAATTACTGTATCTAATTGTTTTTGCCAGTCCTCATTGTTTTCACGCATTGGAATTAATTTCCATAATTGATTTGTTAAGCGAATAACATATTTTTTAATAACATCTTTTGAAAATTCAAAATCATATTTTGTAATCATTGCTGACCAAACCAACTCCAAGTTGATTCATATTTTCCTTTTTCATTTAGTTGTCTACGTTTATATAATCTCTACATGTGATGAGACTATCTTTGACATTCTTTTAATAATGCTTGTAATTTTGCTAAATGATTAGCTTGAGATGTCATTTTAAAATCTGTTCCGCTATATTTCATACGAGTATTTTCAATAGAAGTAACTTGTCTTTGTAACCAAGCTTCCATCATTAAAATAGCTAAAATATTCATTTCTTCTGCAGTCAGTTCTTCTGCAAAAGTAGAGCGTTCTACTAAAACTTTCATTGGCTCATTTGGCATATTTTCATTAACCACTTCAGCCCATAAAGTCCCAATAATAAAATCTCCTGCCTATACTTCTGACTATTCAACAGCTTCTGTTTTTATTATATAGTCATATAAATTTTTTCGAGGAAATTCAAAACCAGGTATAATATCAGTAAGAAGACGCTATAAATCTTTTATCGTATCCTATGGAGTTAATTCCATGTACATATCGTCTGTAATTTTTCCAAGAAAGCGATCATAAATAGCTGTAAAATTAGTACCCAACTATTTGACCTCCTTTGTTTTAATTACTTACTTACTACGTTATATTTAGGAAGAGGTTTAGCCATTTCTTCAACAGTCATGTCCTGATAAGAAACATCTGTTCTACGTCTTCCATTTGTTGATTGGGCCTTAGGAGCTTCTTGCGCCTGAGCCGCAGGTGCTGTATCTTCTTCTGGAGCTAAATCTGCCATCTTATTCTTATAAGCAACGCTAGCATCAAATCCAGTTCTTTCCTTTAATGCTTCAATCTTTCTTGTGTCAGTTAAAGGAAGTTCTACAGCATATAATTTAATTAAATCTATAACACCAACAGGAGCAAATTGTAAACAGTCTAAATAAGCATCAAAATCGCCATTCTTTAATAAATCGATAATCTGTTCTTCACTCATATGATATTCTACTTCTGTTGGAATACTTAATTCTTCAATAGCTCTGTTTTCACTAATCTGTAAAAAGCTAGCCATAAGTTCTCTTCCACCTGGCTGCCAACTTAACTTTTCAAGTTCTTCAAAAGGAACTACTTTTGTTTCTCCTGGCGCAAATTCTCTACGAATTCCTAATTCTGGAATTGAATAAATTGCTTGGCTAGCACTTCTATTTTTTACTTTTAATGTTCTTACATCACTCATTGTTATTACTCCTTTTTCTCATAAAATAAAAAATTGGGGAGAGGGATTTCCCTCTCCCCCAGTAAAAATCTATATTTAATTACTTTAGGTTCAATTATTTAGATAACTGACCAGCATAGTTTACAACCTTGCCAGTAATTCCATCAAGGTTCCAAGTAGCCATTTGACCCATTAAAGCAGTGTCTACATAGCAGCAGATGTTATTTGCTAACATAGCAACTACGCCAACTTTCTTATAAACATGCATTTCTCTACTTCTGTCATAACCGGTATATTCGTCAACGATAGTAGCACCTTCGAAAGCAATCTTAACTGGTTTGTTATCAGCACCAGTAGGAATAATCCAAGCATAACCAGGATCGATTACCTTAGTAGTGTTAGTTTCATCTTCGAATCCTTGTTCTAAGATTACAACTTTATGTCCCTTATAGTCAGCAAGACGTCCAGTTCTCCATAATTCATCCTTCATGGATTCTGTATATCTCCATGCTTCCTTAGGAATCATGTTTACAGCAAATTCATAAGTACAATAAATAGTAGGAACGCCATAAGCAGAAGCAATTACTAATAATCTATCAAATGATTTTTCATCAAAACCATTAGCAGCTACTCTATTTGCAGGAGGTAATTGATTTACAGATGCCTTTAATGCGTGAGCAACTTCCTTGCTTACTAATTCATCCATACCTTCCATTACAATATTAGTAACTTCAGCAAAATCTACTCTACCATCTAAGAATTCTTCGAAACCGATAGAAGCAGCACCACCAATAGCACTAGTTCTAACTTCGAAAGATTCTTCGTTCTTACTTAATTTGAATACTTCATAAATACCAGCTAATCCAACACGAGTGATGAACTGCTTAGCTCTCTTATTGGAACCTAATTTTCTTCTGAAAATTGGCTTGTCTCCCTGAGCAAAAACCTTAGTTTCTGCAAACTGGTCATATCTTTCAGAAACCTTTTTAGGGAATACTTCATCAATTGTTTCTTCAATAATTGAGAAGATTGTGTTCTTATTTTCTCTATATAAAGCATAAGTGCTTGCTAATTCATTAAATTCATTACGAAGAGTTTCATTTAATGCTTCGTAAGATAAGTTTTCACCATTATAGCTATAAGCAACAGGAGCAGAAGGATTAGCTTTTGCAACTTGCTTAGCTAAAGCAACTAAATTTTGTCTATCTAAAGCCATTTTCTTTTCTCCTTTCTTATGCAATTCTCATAATCTTAACGCCTTTTTGATGATCAGGCATTGTATAAACTTTAACTACTTGCCACTTCATGTCGCCTTCGCCTACTTCTAAAATACCAGTTGCACCAGGAGTAAGGATTTGACCTACTTCTAATGTCTCAGCATTAATAGTATTAGTAGTCATAATATCGCCAACATTAGTCTTGAATACTCTAGGAACCATAGTTGTTCCTTCTGGCATCATTTGTTCTTTTGTTAAGGATTCGATATGGAAAGGATCTTCATTATAATAAGGTTCGTACATATCTGGAGCAGCTGTTACATCATCAAATGCATAAGTGTTTTCTCCAAGAGTAATGGAATCATTACCATCAGCATCAACACCGTTATAGTAACGAGACTGCTTATCCCAATTAGTATCAGCAGCAACTGGGCTATAAACACGAGCTTGATAGTTATCCTTTAACATAGCAAATTCGCAATCCCATTGATGTTCTCTGTATAATTTAATTTCGTTGTATACAAGCATCCATTCGCCAGCGCCTTCAAAATTAACAACGCCATTAGCGTAGTCATATTTAACAAATTGACCCTGTTCTAATACTTCGATATCCTTAGCCGCAGGTAACTGAGCATAAATTTGACCAGTCTTTCTAGCGGATAAATGATTAGGTTCAACCTGACCAAAACCGAATTCAACATAAGATGCTTGACTCTTAATATGATTCTTTAAGAAATCAGTAAACATATTCAGTATATCCTCCTTGTATTATTATCACATATTTTTCGCAGTTTTAAGTGCGGCCTTAACCCAAGCTGGAACAGATTCATCTTGTGTATCTTCTAAATTGAAAGTTGTTGCTCCAGGCATATCGTCTTCTTCTTCTAAGTTAAAGCTTACTTTGTTGCGCACGCAAATAATAGAAAGTTTTGCTTCAATATCACCTAAAGAATAAGTATCAATATTAGCAATTACATCTGCTTTATCTTCATCAGTTAGCATATAGAAACTAGCAATCATTTCTTCTTTTTCTTTTCTTTCAGCCTGTTTCTTAAATTCAGCTAAAGGTTGAATTTCTTCTTCTAAAGCATTTTTTTCTTCTACTAAAGCGTTATATTTTTGTTCTAATTCAGAATATTGTGTCATTAAATCTTGATATTCTGGAATTTCATCTAAGCAATATTCCTTCTTATCTTCTTCTTTCTTGCAAGTACACTCATCTTTTGGCTTACCGCATTCAGGACACTTTTCTTCTTCCTTATTGTCTTCAGCAAATTCTGTTTCTTTGCCTTCTAAATTATCATCAATTTGTTGATTATCAACTTTTTCTAAATTGTCCACAAATTCTTGAATTTTTTCTAAAGAAAATTGAGGTTCTTCTTTTTCAGCATAATCAACTAATTTTTCTAATTTCGCAGGAATAAATCCTTCTTCTTCAGACATAGAGAAGTTTAAAGAATAATATTCTTCGCCGTTCTGTAGAACTGCAAATTTCTGTTCTTCATTTTCACAAAATTCTACAATGCGATATTCTGTGTCTGAATAAGTTTCTTTTAAATAGCTGTATAGAGCTGTCCATAGAGCATCGCCAATTTCAACAGCGTATCTATTAAACATTTTTGCTCCTCCTTCTTTTAAGAATTCTGTTAGTTCTTGCATCATGGAGAATAATTGTTGTTTGAAATCTTCCTTGAATGAGAACTAAACGTTTGTAATTTGAGAACCTTCAAAACAAGGTTCGAACTCTTCCCCTAAAATACATAATTTAGAGATAATAGCCTCATTTATAATAAAAAATTCCGGATATCCATTTTCATCTTTTGACCATTCAGCCTTAATTGTTTCTTCATCTAATTCCATAGATTGATTATTTCCGGAAGTTATTATTCTTTGACATTCTGGATATTGTCCTGTCCAAAGATAACCTTCAGTCATTAAATATTCATGTTCATTTTTTCCATCATCTAAAAATTTCTAAAACCAAACCTTAGCTCCTAAATCAACAAAACCATAAGGTCTAGTAGTATCTTCAATATTGAATTCACCATTAGAAATTGTAATCTGTCTATTATGTTCTTCAAAATCTTTTGCGTTCTTATTAAAGAATCCAACAATTGGACTTCCAGGTAATGAATTAGCCATTTCACGCGCAACATCTTTTGTAATAATACTGCGGTTACGATTTGGTTCATCACCAACATAACAAACTTTAATCTAGCATTTAGAAATCAATGGATTAAGAGGCTTAACATTTATAATTTCAATTGGGCTATCCAATTTAATACTCATATGTTTCATTCAATAATCCTCCCCATTAAGACATTGACTCTTTATTCTTTATTGTTTTTTCACTTTTCTAACTATCTTCCTTTTCAGGTCTACCACCCTTATCTCCAGAAGAAGCACCTGTTTTACTTTGACTTTTACTTGTGCTTGTCTAATCTTTTTTACCCAAAACATCTTCTCCATTTATAGTATTACTTGATAATGGAGGAATCATAATTTCGCTTAAATGTAAGAAATCATTTTCAAAAGTAATAGAATTCAAAATAAAACTTTGTGAATGTCCAAGAGCAATCTAAGGTAGCATTTTTGAATATCCAATTTGAGTTTGCTCTTTATATAATTTTGCTAATTCTTTATAATTATATTGCGTTGTTTCTAACATATATAATTTAAAATTATATTTTTTTCTATTTGTATTCTTTGATTGAATATGTCTATCAAAGAACATTGAAAATTGTAATAATAGATTGCGTCCTGATGATTCATCATTTAAAATAGATTTTTCAAGAGATAAATTTCCATCCGTATTAAATAAATTCTATGAAACACCAAGTGAATTATATACAGTTCGTTCTACTTTAGCTAAATCATCAGTAGTTGTAGTTGTATTTTTATCAGATAAATCAATCGACTCTACATCGGCAAATGTAGTTAAAATATCTACCCCAACCGCACGTTTTAACATTTGAACCGCATTATTATGAATATCTCTTGCTTCATCAATATCAAAAATTAAATCGCCATTCTTATCCATTGGAAGTTTTTGAATTAAAATCTTTAATAACTTCTACATTTGTTTTCTGCGGTCTAAATCTTGGGCCGCATCTAAATCAATGATAGAAGGAATTGCAGTAATGAATTGCGGCACATCGCTTCCATTAAAATTAAATTTCACAGAATTTTTAGGATCTAATAAATACCAACTACCACTATCTCCCTAAAAATCTGGTTCTAATTTTCTCTTTTGGTATAAAATATATCCCTTCTTAAATTCATCTGGGAATAAATTTAATACTTTCATACGATAATTAACATCTCTAAAAGTATCAAAAAATTTCATATTAAATTCAATTGCCGGCATGCCTTGAACAGAGTATCTTGAACGGCAATATTCAACAGGAAGTTGTTGTAAAATAATACCTTCTGTAGAAGGAACTACATAACCATAATAACAACCATTCTTTATTACTTCAAGAGCAATATCTCCGCAAATCTTTTTAAGATAAGAATTATCTAAATAATTTAATACTTTACAAAAATCTGTTAATACTTTTTCTTCTTTTACTTTATCATCATAAATCTCAGGAACTACATACCAATCATATCTATATAAAAAAGCAAAATAATTACATACTCTTTCATAAATACCACTTGTCTGATAATAAAAATTTGATATAGCGCGCAATGTTGGAATATCTTTTTCCATCAAAGCTCTTAACACTTCTTTTTTACTTCCAAATGGGTGTCTTAAACAATCCTATCTAGAAGAATTTAAGGAGCCTAACTCTAAAACTGCATCGTCTAAAACTTTAGGCCCCACCTTAATCTTTTTATAATCAGAAACTGTGGAATAATCTCGATATCCATTCATATCGAAACCTTTGGCATGAATTTGCTCATTACGAGATAATTCTTTTTCCAAAATTCCACCTCCTCTTAATATCCTGCTTTTTGCATTATATAATCGTAAGAAATAAGATTTTCTTCATTATATGGAATTTCAATTAATCTAAAATCATGCAAAGCACAAAATCTTCTCTTTTTGTTATCATTGTGCTACTATTGATAAAGACCTCGTTTACCACCAAATTTAGAACTAGCTTCATAATGCTATCTTCCTTGATATTCAATAATAAAATCAATATTACCATCATCATCAAAAACAACAAAATCAAAGCGAAGAGGTCTACCATTTTCACTTCTTAAATCTGGAAAAATATATTCCATCTAAAATCGTAATCCAGCTTCTGTTAAAATTTCTTCAATTTTAATTTCACCTCTACTGGCTCTCACAGTTTTCCTCCTCTCTAATTCTTTCTCTAATATTGGTTGAAGATAAATCGTGTTTCCTTGTATTATAAATAATATTTATATTTAAATCTTTACAAAGCTATTTACCAGTAAAATCACGATTAATATAATCAGCACCAACAAATCTAACATCTATAGGTAAACATTTTAATATTAATTCTAAATCTTTTTCCCCCATTAAAGGAAAAATTTCATCTACTGCTCTGTGAGTTCTTAATTGTAAATAACGTTCTAATAAAGATTCAATAGGCTTATTTTTAATTAATGGACGATCTATAGTAGGATCAGCAATTAATCCAACAATTAAATAATCACAATATTTTTTACATTCATCAAGCATCAAACAATGTCCTGCGTGTAAAAAATCTCCTACTACAGAAGTAAAACCAATTATTTTATTTTCTTTTTTTAACTGATTTAATTTATCTTCCATTTTTGTTCCTTTTCTAAATTATTTAACATCTGTAAAACAATTTTTCTTTCTTCTTCTTTTTTATATCTATATAATCTAATAATATACATATATTCTAAAATAACTACAATATCATAAATATTATTTATTTTTAAATAATTATCTAAAATATCTTTATATTCCTAACTTAATTTATTTTTACTAATATTAAAATTATATTCATAATTATCTAATGACATTCTTAATTTAGCAAAATCCATTAAATAAGAAGAAGCATTTATATTAAACTATGGATCTATAAAATATAATAAATTATTATTTTCTATTATATTGCTTAAAATAGTATCTCCATGAGAAAAAGAAGCATTTTTCTATAATAAATCTTCTTTTTCTTTTAATAAATTTTTACAATAATTAATTTTATCTTCAATTAAATTATCTATTAAATTTTTATCTAAAATATCAAAATGATATTTTAAATTAAAATTATCATATTTTTTATTTTTAAAATTTGAAATTGTTAAAATTAATGTTAATAATTTATCATTAGTAAAATTTTCATTTAATAACTATCCTTCTATATAATTATAATATATATTATTATCTCTTGTTGCTGAAATAAATTTTGGATAATTACACATATTTTCTGCCTATTGAATCCAATTTAAAAATTCTTCTAACTTATCTTTATTTTCTAATTGTTTTTTTACAATAGAACCCATTTTATAAATTTGTTGACCGCTACCACCCTTTAAAGGATAAAAACTTTCTTTTTTAAAGTTTTGTATATTCATAGCTTTATCATCAACATATAAATCTGCTAATGGTTTCCCAAAAATCAATTGATGATATTTTACTTTATATCTAGAAAGCCAATCTATTAATATATCTTGATTTTTTTCTTTTATTAAATCAAGATTTTCATTACAAGATAACATTCCTCTTGAAGTATATAAATAAATTTCAATACCCTCATTATATAAAGTATTTATTTTTTCAATTACTTCTAAATCTGGAATAGCATTAGCATAATCACCATTTCTACTCCTAGAAATTGTATCATCTATATCAAACACTATTCTCATTTAATTCATCAACATCCAATCTTTAGCATTAAAACGTTTCTTTTTCTTCTTATTATCTTCTTCTTGTTTAATATAATAAAGTCCATATTCAAAAGCAGAAAATTTATCCTTTTTAATTCCTTTATTAGCCTGCTTTAAGATAATATTTACGCCTTCATTTTCTTCACGTAAATTCATCATCTCTTCTTTTAATATGGAAGTTAGAACAAATGGTTTTAAATAATCTGTCCTTTGTTCAGGTTTCATATTTTGACCTTTTGTTGTTCCTAATAATTTTACCTTAGCAACTCTTTCATCAATCAACATTTTTACCTTTCCAGAAGATAGTTGAGATTGCGCGTTCGCATGTGCTTCGGTATTAATAGGCGCATTAGCCTTAATTATATACATAGCATCTTGTTCGCAATTTGGTGTTCTATATTTTTTATATTCTGCGTCACCATCATTATACACACCAAAATCCGGAAAAGTATCCCCGGTATCTGGATCAATCTATGTTTTAACCATATAATCCACTAAACCAATACCAAGACCATTTCCGTCGATTACAAGTCTTTTTGCTTTATATTTGTAAAATAGTCGTTTTAATTCAATAGCCTAATCTTCAAAGTGTTCATTATTAATAGTATAAATATTAACTAAACTCTTAATAGAAGAACCTTGCGGCTAAGGTGTTACTTTAAATACACACACTACGGTGTCGCAGCCCTTACGGCCTACGTCCGCAGACAGTATATAAAAACTCGCTTTACTAGCTCTACCAGATGCTTCATATTCTGGTTGTTTTAATATTCTATTTCTATCAAACATTTCCGCATTAAAGAAGGCATCTTCAACGGAACCAGACCAAATACTTTCATATTCTCTATCAAATGAAGCTTCATTGAATGTTCCATCCATTTTTAAGTCTTGTACGAATGTCCTAGATTGAAGGCCAACTAATACTGGTATTCTCCAGGTCCCACCCATTACAAATGACTTTTCTGGTTTAACAATTTGCCAAATCAGCAATTGAATAAGTTTATCATAAGGATATGTATTTTTCCATCCCGCAGTTGTAATATAGATTTGTGATTTATTAAGAGTTTCATTTTCTTGCGTTGTACCATCGGCGCATCTACGGTCGATGTTCATCGTAGGAATAATAACTGCTGATAAAATATCACCATCTACACCAACACATTCTTCTATCGCGCCTCCATGTCGACGCTTACCTCTAGAACTTTCTCGGGCCGCAATATTATCTACGAAAGAACCATTTTTAAATACATATTTACAATAGTCTTTACCTTCAAGAGTAACACCACGACTCCAGTCAATTTCTTTTTTAAAAGCTGGAATGAGAGTACATATTTCCTAAACTTTTTCTTTTAAAATACCTGCAGCCTGTTCTTTACCTCCAGAAGTAACAAATAGTTTACTTCCAGGATATAATATACAACGAATCATAAGAATCATCATAACTAAAAATGATTTAGAATACGCACGCGGAAATACCGCATAACAATACTTATGTCTTATGGCCGCACGTAAAAATACTCTTTGATAAAAGTAAAAATGAAATTTCTGCGGGCCACCATCAGGTCCGGCAAGAAAATCCACAAATAAATCTGGATACTCTCTCCAAAAGGCAATGTATTTTCTTGCTTCTGGAATTATAGCCCGCACTCTTTCTTCTGATAATCCAATTTTTTGTCTTTGTGAAGATAGATTTAGTAAGTCATCTAATGCCATTTAAATCTCTTGGAGCATCTTTAACAATTGCTCATCTTCCTCAATTTGTTCTTCTATAAAATCACCATACTCTGCATAATCTTCATCTGTAAGAGAATTTTCTACTGTTAAAGAATCTAATGTAATTTCTTCTTCATCAATATCTTCTTCTGAAGGTTTAGCTTCTTCTCTTGCCATTTGCTTAACTGCATTTTCAATTAAGTTTCCTAAATTCATTTCTTCTGTAACAAGAGAACGAGTATAGTTTTTCATATCTAATAAAGTTTCATCAACTTTATCCATTGGACCATCAGTATAATATCTTGGAATAAATCCTTCTTTTTCACAAAGAGTTACTAATTCACTAATAGAATCTACAAATTCACCTTGCTCTGCTTTATTCTGTTGCGCAGTAAATTTTCCGGATTTCATTAACTAATCATAGACTTTACTCATCTTCTGGAAACCTTCAACATCACCAATGTCGATCAGTTGATTTGCCTTTAAGGATGTCTTACATAATAATTTTAAGTTATCTATATGTCCGGCAGATTGAATGTCATAAGATTCCATCATTTCCATATATAATTGTTCTAATCGAACCCATTCTTCGGGTTTATATGATTTTCCCCACTTGAGCCGCAAATACATTTTATCTTCATCGGTTAAATCAAGTTCATCAGTTTCATCTTCATAACCTCTATCAAAATAATCTTCTGTAGCTAATGGAGCTGGTGCGTGAACAGGTTCAACGAGTTCTCCTTCGGGCACTGTAAAAGTTGCCTTGTCTATTGCTTCTGCAATTTGAACTGCATCATAACCTTGACGCTTCATTGTTTCTTCAATTTTTTTATTTGCAATTTCTTGTAAATGTTCAGTATGTTCCCAACGATAATCTCGCCATTGTTTTAATTTCATCTTAGAAAGATATCTACCAAGAATTGTCATTCCTGTTAATTTAGATTTATCTTTTCCATATGAAGCAAGTAATTTATTCCATTCATCGGGAATATAAGGAACATCACATTCCTATAAAATCCATAAATAAGTATCTGGATTAAAATTGTCCACATGCGCACTAATACATTTTTTACATTGGCGCAGTTTTCCTTCTTCTGGATACTTTTCTAAATTATTAGACGAATAAAATTCATCGCCACGCATGGTTTTATTACATCGTTCACAATAATAAACTTTATTCGCAGTATCAATTGCTGCCATTAATTATCACTCCTTTATTTTTTCGCATTTCGACATTTTTTACAAATACTATAAAATCCATCTTTTGATGTTTTATTCTTCGAAAAATACTTATTATGAGCTAATTTAATTTGACCGCAACGACTACACTTCTTATATCTACCTTTTTCAATATTTAAATAATAATTATCTAACCATTGGTCTTCCGCAGTTGAAGCTATTAATTTTGGAATTTTATTTCGCCATAAACTTGAAATATATTCTAAACTATGTGTTATTCCAAATTCCTATTCCAAAAGATCTTGAATTTCAATGTTTTGTAATCCATCAATTTTATACTAAACAATTCTTTCATACATAGGAAATTCTTTTAAAGCCTGGTCGCAAAGTTCATCAAAATCATACATTACATGCCAAGTATCACTTGCTAACTAATCCCAACTATCTTGTTTTAAACGAGAATAATTACATAATATCATTGAAACAACTTTGGGATTTAACATTGAAACTCCTTTTGGAATCGGCAATCCCTTATCATCAAATTCATGTGTAGTATCTTCCAATTGATGATAATGTTTGGACCGCACTAAATGCATAATACCATTTGGTTTTCGATAAGCATTTTTAATTATATATTGATCTTTACGCATTTCAATTAATGCGCGTTTTATAATAAAGGCATCTTTTCCTTCTGTCTATTTTAATTTTGTTTCCCATAGATTTATGGTTTCTCTTAACTATTTTAAAAACGGTATTTCTTCTACATCTTTTTTTGTTATTGATATTTTAGGTTGAAAAATTATCTATTTATTATCTGTCATTAAATTATATATGCCATCTTCGCCATTTTCTAACTGGGAAACAAGACCTTCAAAAGAAGTTTCACGCTTATTAATTGTGACGCCCCTGTTATCTGTGAGAATTTTCTTCTCTTTCTTTTCTTGTTTCTCCATACAAAGAACGAGATAATCAGTTAAAATTTCTAAATACTTTTCATTTGGTTCTGGGTTTTCTTTTAAAATCTATTTAACTAGCTCGTTTCTTTCTTCTGGAGATTCTAATGAATAATCTAATTTAATCAATCATTTATACCTCCATTTTTCCTACTTAAATATTACCAAAATTTTTGTGAAAAGTCAAAGAATTGACAAAAAAATTTTTTTATGTTATAATAAATTATAATAAAAAGTTATGGGAGGAATTATGGAATTAAAAAATAAGTGGGAAGAATTGTATGATTTCTCCCAGGATGAAGAAAGATATGATGAACTTTGCGCAGAACAGTGTTATGGGAACACCAATCGGCAAATTGAAATCGCAAAAGAATTAAGTAGATTAAATAATAAATTAGCATTTAAATTAACAATCGAAAAAGCATTTGAAGCATTAGAAGTTCTTGAAGAATTAAAAGATGAAGATAAAGATTTTGAAGAAGAATATAATTTATTATTTAAAGATTTAGAAAATAAAATAAATAAATTTGAAACTGAATTATTATTAAATGGTAAATATGATAATAATAATGCTATTTTAACTCTTCATGCGGGTGAAGGTGGAGTTGAGGCGCAAGATTGGACTGAAATGTTATACAGAATGTATTGCCGATGGGCCGATTCGAGAGGATTTAGGGTTAGCCTCGTGGATCTCTTGAACGGCGAAACCGCAGGATTAAAGTCGGTCAGCATGCTCATTGAAGGTGAAAACGCATACGGATTATTAAAAAGTGAACATGGAGTTCATAGATTAGTAAGAGTATCACCTTTTGATGCGAAAGGCAGGCGGCATACTTCTTTCTCAGCAGCGGAAGTTATTCCAGAATTAAATGATGACACGCAGATTGAATTACGTCCAGAAGACCTTGAATATCAGACTTTTAGATCTGGAGGAGCAGGTGGTCAGTATCAAAACACTACCGAGTCCGGCATCAGAGTCATTCATAAGCCTACTGGATTAATTGCGGAAAGTCGTCAAGAGCGTTCGCAAATCCAAAACCGCAATACTTGTTTAAAGGTATTAAGAGGTAAATTAGCAGAATTAGAATTAGAAAAACAAAGAGAGGAGATTAATAAAATCAGAGGTATTCAAATGTCCAATGGTTGGGGAAGCCAAATTCGCAGCTATGTATTCATGCCTTATCAGTTGGTTAAGGACGAAAGAACTGGATATGAAACCGCAAAATTAAGTAAGATTATGGATGGAGACCTTGATGATTTTATTAATGCGTATTTAAAATATGAGAAAAATATTAAAATATGAAGTATATCCCAATGGTGTTCCAGTAAGATATAAAGGACATTTTAAACTTTTTTTAGGAGCAAAAATGTTATCCGATGGCCGCATGTATGTTTGGGTAGAAACAGATGATAAAAGCACAGATGAATGGGAAGTAGAATTTATTTCTTTTGGAACTGGTTGGGATATTGATGAAATAGTTTGTGGCGAAATTATGGGTTATATTGGAACCATAGAAGATATGGATGGATATGTTTGGCATATCTACGTTAGAGAGGTATGTTAATGGATATAAAAGAATTTTGTCAATAGTGGAAAAATGAACTGCGGGACAAAGCTAATGCGCTCGCAAAACCAAAGCATTTAGGAATTATAGGGCATAAAGATTTACCTTATGTAAAGGGAATTGTAAAAGACTGTACGCAAATCGGTATTCATACAAAAGTTTATGATTATGAAGAAGATATTAATTTTGCGGACTATATGAAAATAGTATATTGTGCAGAACGATATAATGATTATATTATCCTGCAAACCCCACTCCCCCCTACAATTGATGTAGAAGAATTAAAAAAATGTATTGATCCGCAAAAAGATATTGATAATATAAGTGGTAAATCCAATCATTTTCATAATACACCGCTTGGAATTATTAAATACTTAGATGCATGTAATTTCGATTATTGCGGCGCAGACGCAGTAATCATTGGTAGAAGTGATGTGGTTGGCAAACCAATGGCGAAAATGCTTCTTGATAAGAATTGTACAGTAACAATTTGTCATAGTAAAACAGAATATTTAGCACATTATACTGAATGGGCAGATTTAGTAGTTGTTGCTGTTGGAAAACCAGAATGGTTTGATCCAGAATTAGCAAAAAGCGCAAAGATAATTATTGATGTAGGTATTAATTTTAAAGATGGCAAAATTGTTGGTGATGTTCAAAGTCAATACGGGAGCGAAGCGAACCGCATTACTCCTGTTCCTGGTGGAGTGGGATTACTTACAAGATGTGCATTATTGGAGCAAATTATAAAATGATAACGCAAGAAAAAATTGATAAATATAAATATATGAATAAAGCTTCTAATGGTATTATAATGATTAAACCTGAAGAAGATTTAAAAAAACATGAAGATAATAAACAATATAGATCTTTAGAGGATGTATTATATAATATTGATGATATTGCTGATAATTGTGAAATAATTGGTATTGGGGTAGATCCGTACTCTGGAGAAGTATTTAATACAGATGCTTTAGCTTATCCGCATTTAGTAGAAGTATTAAAATATATTGAAAAAAAATATATTAATATCCCAGTTGTAATTAGTGCTACAGTAGATTCTATTTTAAATTATGAACAAACTTATTATAATTTATCTTTAAATATTGATTTATATAATATTGATAATTTAAATGAATTAAAAAATAAAATTTTACCAAATATTAATTGTTTTTATATACCTTATCCGCAAAATTCGCAAATTAATTTTGATGAATTAGATTTATTATATCCAAATATTTATTATTTTTATTGTTGTGAAAAAAGAAATAAATATGAATATTTAGGATATATTGATGAAATGAATAAACGTAATAATATTATTTTTTCACAATTAGAAAATGTATATAAAGATGTATATTGTAAAATTATTAAAATAAATAATAAATAGGAAGTTTATTTTCATAATAATGATTTAATTATAGCAATAAATGATTTTATTAAAGTAATGAATAATAATATGTTATTGCAATATTTATATAATTTTGAAGGATGTTGTAATTTTAGAGTATTAAGAAATAATAAAGAAATGTTTGTTGAGTGTTTTAATAAAAAAGATTTTTTAAATAATATTCATTTAAGTAAACATCTTGTAGAGAATTATGATTTATTAAGAGAATTATCAAACTTATATAAGGATAATAGTTTAATTTTATATCCAGATTATAATTTAGATATATTAACAACTCAATTATTAAATTTAAATATATCAATTAAAACAGAAGCTATTATTACAAAAGATATATTTGAAGAAAAAAATATTACTTTAAAAGATTGTGAACAAGCTTTAGAAAAATATAGAAAACAATATCCAAATAAATTAATTAATATTTTATTTATTCCTACTAGAATTATTCAAAATATTTTAAATAATGAAAAAAATATTGACTTAGAAAAATTTCAACAAAAAACAATGACATTTATCGTGGGGTTTTAATATGAATAATGAACAAATAAAAAAATATATTTCAATGAGAATGGCATTATGGGGTAATTTATTAACTTCTGATATTTGTGGTAATAAATGTTTATTTTGCAGTAATAATCATAATCCTGAAGAAGTAAATGTTATTAAAGTTGGAAACCGTAAAAAAGAAGATTTATTTGATGAAATTAAATTTTTTCCAAAAAATATTAAACGTATTCATATGGGTGAAACTACTTTTAATACTACTGAAGGAGATATTTTAGAATATCCATATTTTAAAGAATTAATTTTAGAAATAAAAAAACAAAGGCCTTCAGCAAAAATTATTTTAACAACTGGAGGAAATTCATTAACAGATGATGTTATATATTTCTTAAAAGAAAATAATATTTCATTAATTATTTCAATTCACTCTATTAACCCTGAAATACGAGCAAAAATTACAGGAAATACATTAGAAAGAGCAAATATTGCTATTAATGGTTTAAAAAAATGTTTACAAGAAAAAATTAAAATTGAAGCAATTAGATTAGTACCAATGGCTTTTATGCCAAATGAAGATATTTACAATACTTTAAAATTTTTAATTGAAAATAATATTGAATGTGTTGATATATGGGTTGCATCTTTTTCAAAATTTGCAAAAAAAGAAGAAATTACAAATTTAAAAGATGAATGTGATAGAATTGCAAAAATTATTTTAACTTTAAAAGATATTTTTAAAATATCAAAATCTAATACTATAATTAGATTATATCCATTTGGAGATTTTAATAAAATTCAAAATGTTTTTTCAAATTCATATGCGGAAGATATAGGTTTACAAATTGGTGATGAAATTATAGAAATTAATAATACATTAATTATTAATGGAGATCACGCAATGAATTTATTATATAATACTATTTTTATTGAAAAAATGATTGTTAAAAGAGATAATACTTTTATTTTATTAAAAAATTTAAATGGACCAATGATTGCAGAAAATATTTTTATTAATTGTATTGTTGAACATGGTATTATTCAAGATATATATAATAATATTAAACAAGATATGACTCATTCTTTAGTAATTACTTCTGAAGCAAGTTATCCAATTATTAAACAATCTTTAGAACGTATGGGATTGTTTGAAAATAATAATATAAATTTAGTTTGTGCAAAAAATGAAAGTTTTGGAGGGAATATTTGTGTAAATGGTTTAATCACTATTGAAGATTATTTAAAAACTTTAAATAAATATAGAGAAAAACATCCAAATACTCATATAACTAAAATTATTATTGCTTGTACTGGATTTAGAATGGGTAGAGAACGAGATGTAACTGGTAGATCATTACAGGATTTGCGGACCGAGGGTTGCGTAGATGTTATATTAGTATAAAATAGAGTTCTATTGAACTCTATTTTTTTCGTTATTTGAAATTGAAAATTGACTTGGTGGGAATTTCGTTATTTGAAATTGAAAATTGACTTGGTGGGAATTGTTACGTGGGAAAACGATTTTAGAACATGCGTTCTTTAATGTCCCATAACACGGGCCCGGGCGTTTCCTAACAAGTCTATTGCAGGACTTCCTACAGGCTGTCAAATGATCAGCCTTTACACCCCTATCAGTTAGTCAACACTAATTACGCAATAAAAAAAATTTAAAAAAGTTGAAAAAAGTGCTTGAAATGTGTTTTCACCTGTGCTATAATTTAAAATGTAAAAAGGGAACGGAGCCGTAAACAAAAGGCTCAAGGTTAAACGTTCCAAATACAGGAAGGTAGGTATAAAATGAAGGCTATTATTATTAAGAGTTTTAAAAGTGATGATACTTGTGTAGAAATTAAGCACCATGATTATAAAGTAGCATTGACAGAATTATGTCAGCTTATGGATTATGTGGGAAGTAATCACTATGGATTAAAAATTTACTGCATAGACTCAAATGCTTGCAAATTCTATATTGACGGCACTGATATTGCAGACGCTACTAGCAAAATGCTGTTAGAAGAATACGGCGCGGAATGTATCCATAGTCATACCGAAGAAAATGGTCGCGTATGCATTGCAGAATTTGAATGGTAAATAAAACTATAAGGCAAGGGGCTATAAAGTCCCTTGCCACTCCAAGAGAATAAGGAAAGAAATAGGTGAATATAATGATGAACTTTAAATACACAATCAAGAACGATATAGACGGCTTAAATATTGAGTTTGCGCTCCAATGGGCAGACTATGAAGAAGAAGAAAATATTATTGAAGAATTATGCACTCGCATAGCAGAGGCAGCAGATGCTTGTTACTGCAATGCATATGCAAGAGCAGATTATGACGCTGTTGATATGTGCATACCACCAGACCAGGCGACTTTTGATGAAGTAATGTCTCTCATAGAGTTTGAGATTAAGGAATACGGCTTACAGTATAACAAGACACGCAAATATGCAGATACTTACATCTACGAGGTGGTAGCATAAGCTACCACCATAAGGAAAGAGAGGATAATATAATGAAGATATTAAGCAGATTATTCACTATTATAATGGTATTATTTTTGGTGTGGTTCGTGGCAAGCTATATGGACATAGTAATGCACAACCTTGATGACGAACCTATGTATAAAGCGTGGAACTTATTTGAACTGTTAATCAATATGCGAGGATAAGAAAAATGAACGAACTTGAAAAGATGTTGGAACATATAGCCAAAAGAGAGATAAGTGCGGTTGCCGAATATGCCGCATCCCATAACCTAAACATATGCGTGCGTGATGATGAGAGTGACTGGTTCTGGGAACATAGGCTTTGGCGAGCTTATCCCGAAACCTATTGGATAAAAGAAAAGATTGACGCTTTTAATGGCAGAGAAATAATTGACATATGGACTGAAAATAAAAGCATCTGCATTGAGGTGAAATAATTTTTCGCCTCAATTTTTTATATGCTTCCTTTGATTTGGGTGGGCCGCGGTGGGACGCCACGGCCCAAGTTGGCGTATAAAAGGGTGTTGCGGTTTTTATGATCACTTTAGTAGGTTAAAGCATTAACGCATTAAATCCTGAAAGTTACAGTATGATCCTTGTTAAATAATTAACAAAAAATTTTTTATAAAAAACCCTTGACAAATGTTTTCGGTAATGCTATAATAAGACATAACCAAAAGAAAGAGAGGAAAAGAAAATGATGTATCAAATTATTATTAGAACAGCAAGCAATGAGTATGTAGAACAGCACTATGGCTTAATTGAAAGCTTAAACAGAATGTTAGAAATTGCCAAATGTGACAATGTGGAAATAATTGACTGCATGTGTTGTGCTACTGGAGAAATAATGGTTACTATTGAATGGGAAGTGGTAACCTATGTAGCAACTGAAACAATTGAAAGATTTTATGAAGAAATGTAAAAAAAATTAAAAAAGGTGCTTGACAACAAGCACCTTTTGTGTTATACTTAAACCATAGAAAGGAAAGAGAGGTAAATAAAATGAAAACAGTACAGATTGAATACGAAACAATTAGTCCAGCAGTATTAGAAACAATTATCGTAAAGGCTTTCCCAGGTGCTATGTGCTATTGGAAAGACATCAACGAAGACTATTTCGAGTTTACAGTATTTGGAGTTTTAGACCTGGCAATGCTTGAAGATGTAATTGCTGAATTTATGTAAAAAAGGGGTTGACAAAACCCCTTTTATCGTGTATAATAAAGATACAAAGAACGAAAGGAGAAAAGAAAATGAGAAAGATTAGTCCAGAAGAAAGAGAAATGTTAATCGTAGCAGAAAACTTTGGTTGCGTGGCAGAGGTCATTGCGGAACTGGGTATCACAGCCGAAGAAGCGAGAGAAATAATTTGGGGCGAGGAGGAATAAGAAATGATTAAAATAAAACACTTACCAACATGTTTTATTCTTGAATGTATTGAGAAGAGAGGAGACACCGCAAAACACTTGTTCGGTCGAATTTGGTGGCATCCCGAAGGAAAATTTTTCATAATTGGAGATAAAAGGCCTACAAAGTAGGTCTTTTAATTTTGGCCGGCCGCGCGCGAGTGTTGCGGCCGGAATTTCACGCATTAAAGTGCTACAGCAAAAAAGTGTTAAAAAAATAACAAAAAAATTTTCAAAAAAAGTTTCCCGAAACCTATTGACATTTCTCTTGAAGTATGGTATATTATAATTATAAAAGGGAGCAGAGAAGAAAGGAAGTAAAAAAATGATGAACAAAGAAGTAGTAAAGGCAATGAACAAGAAAGAAACAAAGACAAGTACAATCCGCAAATGGTGGAATAAGAACGGCTATAAGGTAATGAGAGTTATCCTTTTCCCTATTTGGTGGGGCATTAAGGCAGAGGAAAAAATCGAAGCACATCTCAATTCCAAGTGTGAATGGAGCGAAGAAAGAGCAGACGAAATTCTTAATTATTACATTCCTCGCCATGCTGAATGGGATGCAGAAGAAAAAGAATTTTACTTTGCAGACAACGGAATGGGCTGGGGTATGAAGTGCCACAATAAGAAAATCAAAATCAAAGACCGCAGATGGTGGAGAATACACACAGACCGTTGGGGTGGTGAAGTGAGAGATTACCTCATCAACAAGTTTGAACTTGAAGGCTTTACAAAGGAAGTTGGCGACTGCTATAACGGTTGGACAGAAATAATTTTCAGAATGATTGAAAATGGGGTTGACAAATAATCAACCCCATGATATAATAAAAGAAAATAAGAAAGGAATACAAAATTATGAAAATTACAATGTTTGCAACAATGCCGGAAATTAGAATGTTCTGTGCAGAAAGTGGTTATCCATTCCACGATGTAAATTTAGCTCAAATTTATGCTTTATACGAAATTGCCGGTTGGCGCAGAGCTATGATTGCAGAACACCTCGGCTATGCAGTCTCAACAGTATCTCGTAAAAGACATGACATGTGGGATTTTGCATACCTTGCAGAATTACTTTTTACTGACATTCCAATAGTAGAAGAAGAAAAAGAAGAAGAAAAAAAAGAGGAAATCATTCTTGAACCAACAACTCTTTATCGTAGATTTAGAGACGGCAGACCTGCGGTAGCTATGGAATTTATGCCGAAATGCGGACCAAACATCAAGAATGAGCAAGCAGTTTATTTCTTTAAATTCTATAATCCAAATAGTTTAGAATTTAATAAAATCGGCACTTCAACAAGAGATGTGGTGGCAAGATTAAGAGATGAAATTGGCGACTATTCAAAAAAGTTTGACATTGCAAGAGTTGAAATTCATCGAATCGTAAGTTGTGGTTGTAATCCCGCAGAGGGGGCAGAAAGTGCGTTAAGAGCAGAACTTATTCAGCAATACCCAACAGCCTTCCGCAAAAATGACAGGTTCTTTGGGGTTGACATTTCACCCGATGTATTTGATGAAATTATAGCCAAATATTTTATTTAAAATAGGATTGAAAAATCCTATTTTTTTATTCTTTTTTTGTTTGGCGGCGCGCTGGCGATTGTAGCGCGCCGAGTTTCGCGTGTTAAATGTGTAGCACTTTTATTCGTTAAAGCGCTTGCTTTCACACGGTAAAGTATTAAATCCTGAAAGTATTGTACTAAAATAAAAACATAATTATTTTTAAAAAAACTATTGACTTTTTCCATATTTGTGGTATACTATAATCAAGAAGTGAGTAGTGCGAACCTGACACAGGTGGTACCCCGACGGGTCAGCTCTCCACGAAAACTTCTTAAAAAAAGTTAAAAAAAGTGCTTGACAAATGGCTCAAGCGATGCTATAATTAGGTATAATCAAAATTAAGAAAGAGGTACAGAAAAATGACAAGAGAAGAATTATTGCTTACAGGAATACTCAATATTGCAAAATGTTTCTTTACAGATGAAGAATTAGCAGAAATCGTAATGGAAGTTGCAGAAGAAATCAAGGAAGAAAAGGGAGAAAAATAAAATGAAAAGAAAGATTTGCTTAGACATGGACGGCACATTTGTTGACTTATATGGAGTAGAAAACTGGCTCCCAATGATAAGAAACGAAATGACATTTCCATATACACACGCAAAACCATTAGTAAACCTTAGCCTTATGGCAAGATACTTAAACAAGTTGCAGAAAGAGGGTTACACTTTAACAATTATCAGCTGGACTGCAAAGAATGGCACGGATGAATATAACCACAGAGTAGCGCAAGCTAAGATGAAGTGGTTAGCAAGACATCTAAAAAGCGTAAACTTTGATGAAATCCATATTGTAAAATATGGCACACCAAAGGAAATTTTTGGAAATGAAACAGATATTCTCTTTGATGATGAAATTCAGAACAGAGAAAACTGGAATGGCACAGCCTATGATGTAGAAAATATTTTAGAAAACTTAAAAAATCTGCTTGACAAATAGCACAAACCATATTATAATAAATACATAAAGAGGGAGAGAGAGTGAGGTTTCCTGTTCTCCTTAACTCACTCTCTCAAGACCTCAATAATATGGGTGTAGAAGTATGGCCGGTGCAACTCCGACAACACCCTACCTACCTTTCTTTTGGCTGGTCATGCGGAGAGACCTTAGACTCCGCTCTCCTTTCGCAATTATCAAAGTTCATTTTATACCTTTCTTTCAGAAGAGGCTCCCAAAACTGGGAGCTTTTTCATTTGGCGCGCCGCCCTGGACCGGGGCGACGCGTTTTACCGCATTAAAGTGTTAAAGCAAAAAAGCGATTGAAAGTGGCGCTTTACCGCATTAAAGTGCTAAATCCCGAAAGCACTTTACTGATCTAAAGCGTTAAAGGATTGTATTAAAATAAAAACATGAAAAAAGTGCTTGACAAAATTACTAAGTGTATGCTATAATAAGGTATAAGTTAAATAAAGAAAGGATTGATGAAGATGAACAAAATCGACCGCCGTATCAGTTATAAACTGGTACTTGACACAGAAACTTGTCCACTGGATAGAACATTGGAAGAAGTAAACCCTTATAATATGTTCACCTATGACATAGGCTGGGCAGTTGTAGACAAAAGGGGCAATGTATATAAGACCCGTTCCTATATCGTTGCTGATATATTCTTCTATGAAGATGAACTGATGAACTCTGCATACTATGCAAATAAAATTCCTCGCTATATGGAAGATATTAAGTCCGGCAAGCGAATTGTTGCAAAGTGGAAAACCATTGTTAATAGACTGCATGAAGACATGGAAGAATATGGTATTACTGAAGTGTTCGCTCACAATATGCGTTTTGATTATGGCACGACAGTAACCACCCAGCGATGGCTTACAAAATCAAAATACCGGTATGTTTTCCCATACGGCACTGAAATTTGCGACACTCTCAAAATGGCAAGAGATGTAATCGGCAAAATGCCAACATACCGCCTATTTTGTGAAACATATGGTTTGTTTACAAAAAATGGTAGATTATCCATGACAGCTGAAAACCTTTACAGATTCATAATCAACGACCCCGAATATGTTGAAGAACACACAGCACTTGAAGATGTGATGATAGAAAAGGAAATCCTAGCTTACTGCTACAAACAGCATAAAAAAATGGATAAAAAACTTTGGTAAAAGTTAAAAATAGGGGTTGACAAAACCTCAACCCCTATGGTATAATAAAGCATAAGTTAAAACAAATAAAAAATTTGAAAGGAATTGATACTATGGAAAAAATGACAAATGCAAAGGCTATCGCTTACGTAATCGAAAACTGCACAGTGCCAAAGGACGTTGCTGAAAAGCTCGAAAAGATTTTAGCATCTTATGAAAAGAAAGCTAGTGCTGAAAGAAAGCCAACAGCAACACAGATTGCTAATGAACACTTAAAGGATGTAATTTTAGGCGTGCTGACAGAGGCAACCAAGCCAATGACAGTCTCCGAAATCATCAAGGCACATGCTGAACTTGCTACACTCAGCACGCAGAAAATATCTCCACAGCTTACAAAGTTAGTGGATGAAAAGAAAATCGTAAAAACAGTTGAAAAGAGAAAGTCTTACTTCTCTATCGCCTAATTCCCAAAGAGGGGTTGACAGAAAATGTCAGCCCCTCGATTAAAGAATTCCCTATTGACAAATAATTAAAATTATGTTATAATTATTATAGAAAATAGGAAAGGAAAGTGATAACATGGATAAAGAAAGAATTGAAAAGATGATGAAAAATTTAGACCTCACCAGAGAAGAAGCCATTGAATTGATTAAGGCTGATGAAGAAGTAGACAAAATGACATCATCAAAGCAGTGGGATTCTGACTTAACAGAAGAACAGAAAAAGGTTATCAAAGACACCAAGAAAACAGGAAGAAAGATTTCTACAACTCCAACCAAAAGGGAAAAGAAAGTTGACAACACAAAGAAAATGCTAATTGAAACTTTGAAAAACTCCCTTGAAATGGCAACAGATTTTGAAATCTTAAATGATGAAAGAGAATTTACATTTACTGTAAATGGTGAAAAATACAAAGTGGTGTTGTCAAAGCCAAGGAAGTAAAAAAGGAAAATGGAAACATTTTCCTTTTATTTTTCAGTGCGGGCCGGCCTTTGAGCTGGCCGCCCACGTGCGTAGGTGGCCAGAATTTCCATTATACCACAGTCCCGCAAATTTGTCAAGCGATTTTCCGCAAATAAATTAAAAAAATAATTTTCCTAAAACTATTGACTTTTCTATTGGCTCATGCTATAATTAGGTATAATCAAAAATAAGAAAGGAAGTAAAAATTATGTTAAAATTAAATCAGAATAGTGGAAAAAATTGGTTCACAATTATGGATGATTCAGGTTGTACAGTATCTGGCACAAAAGAAGAATTAAATGGACTGTATCAGCAGTTAGTTAGAGTTAAAGGTGGTTTACCTAATACTCCTCAAAATACAGAAAGAGTTCACAACATTTTGTTAGAAAATACCTGTGATTGTGAGAAAGTTCAATTAAGAGTTTCAGATTCAGCTTTAAGATTTTTGAATTTCTTACTTGAGTATAATTGGATGGATGATGATGACATTCAGTATACAACATTAGAAGATTCAGATTATGAATTTATCTAAAAAAAATAAAAATAGGGGGTTGACAATATCAACCCCTTGTGTTATAATAAAGACAAGAAATAAGAAAGGAAAGGTAAGAGAAATGATGAAGAATTTAGGTAAATTATTTACAGTAATTATAGTATTATTTCAAGTATGGTTTATAATAAGTTGGTTTGAGGTTGTATTATTCAATACAAGTGGTGACCCACAGTACAGTGCTTGGAATTTATTTGAAGTTTTAATAAATTGGGGGTTGACAAATTAAATCCCCTGTGTTATAATAGAACCATAGAAAGGAGATAGAAACTATGGAAACTATGAAAGCAGTAGGTTTACTAATGAGTGTAAGTTTAATCTTAGGAATATTTTATCTGTTAAGTGAGGTGTTTTAAATGGCAGTTAAAGACGCATACATGGAAGTTTTAACGGATATTATCAATAATGGTCCGGCAATGTTTATTGGTGAGTATGACGCAAGAAATGATAATACAGGATTTATGTATGGTATTTCTACCTTAATGGAATGGATTGCCTACAAAACTGAAGATGAAGATGCAATCAATTTTATTGATGAAGAGTTTATGAAAAATATGATAAAAAGTAAAAAAAAGGCTTTGAAAGGACTGGTGAAATAAATGAAAGAAATCTTAATTATTTTTACAGCATTAACAATTATCAATGTGGTATTATCCACAGCAAAATCTTTAATCACCATTAAGGGTGGAATGTGGGCAGCTGCATTTATGAACGCTTTTACCTATGGAGTGTATACCTATTTAGTATTCTTCACAGCAGATGATACATTAACACTGTGGCAGAAAGCAGTAATTACTTTTATCTGTAACTTTGTAGGTGTATTATTAGTTAAATGGGTTGAACAGAAAGCAACTAAAGACAAGTTATGGGTATTCCTTGCAACTGCCAAAACTGATTTAGCAGAATTACACAAAGTTGATGACATGTTAAAGCAGGCAGGTATTAAACTGTTATACAATGAAGTTGTGAAAGATGAATTATACAGTTTACAGATTTTCAGCAACACACAGAAAGAATCTAAAATGATTGAAAGTGTATTGGAAAACTTTAACATCAATTACTGTGCAGTAGAAACTAAAATGAAAAAAGAAAGTGAAAAAAAGGTATTGACAACTGAGCAGTTTTAATGTATAATAGAAGTATAAATAAGAAAGGAAATTGATACTATGTTAAGAACAGCAGAAAAATATGTTTTGGAAGAAATGGGTGTGGAAATGCCAAAGGGTGAAATCTCTGGGGCATGGTTTGCTGAACAAGGTCTACCAATGATTGTAGAATGTACTGAATGTGGAATGACTATGGCATTGCCAAGTGCTTTAGTTGATGATAATGGACATTGCTACTGTCATGGTTGTGTTAGTGAAGAATTTATAAGGAGATGATACAATGATTAAAAATTATATAAATAAAGAAGGTAAAATTATTAGTGATAAAGAGTTTGAAAAATTACTTAAAAAAAAACTCAAGAATGGATAGAAGATAATGTCTGGTTTGAAGATTGGCTTCACATGAACAATTATTATATTTCAAATATATTCTTTTTATCAGATGAAGATAAAAAAGAAGTATGGGAAAAGTTTGAAAAAGACTGTTTACATGAGGCTAGATGGGAGCTTTTGGAAGTCTATGGCTGGGCTCCATGTGAGTAAAGGAGTTGATACTATGATGTATATTGAATGGTGGGATTCTGTTTACAGAGAATGGAAATTAAGTAAAATGATTTTTTGGAAAGCAATTCTTTGTGTATTACTAAATGAAGATTGTCATTTTGCCAAGGTGGTTTATGATTAAATCACCTTTTTAATTTGCACGCCGCGCTGACCATCGAGTCAGCGCGAATTTTCCATTATACCACACCCAGCACTTTTTGTCAAGACTTTTTTCGAAAATTTTTTAAAAAATTATTTTCCCAAAACCTATTGACTTTCCCCTACCGCTATGTTATAATGAGTTATCAGTTAAAGGAAAACACTTCCTCACACTGAAAAAACTTTTTTCAAGAAATTGAAAAAAAGTGCTTGACAAATAGCATACCAAATGCTATAATAAGGTATAAGTTAAATCAAGGGTCGCCACCTAATAGCGAGAAAGAGAGTTGATACTATGACTAAGAAGATGACTAAGAAAGAAATGTTTGCACAGCTGATTGAAAAGTATGCACTGACAGCAGAAGAAAGAGCATTTTGTGAGCATGAAATTGAACTGCTCAACAAGAAGTCTACAGGCGAAAGAAAGCCGACTGCTACACAGGTAGCAAATGAGGGCTTAAAGGTTGGTATCCTTGCCTATATGGCAAATGAACCAAACAGACTGTTCTCCATTTCCGAGTTGATTAAGGAAGTGCCAGAACTGGCAGGACTTTCCACTCAGAAAGTTTCTCCTCTGATGTCCGCACTCGAAAAGGCTGAAAAGGTTGTAAAGATTGTGGAAAAGAGAAAATCTCTCTATAAGTTAGCGGAGTAATCCACAGGGCAGGGCATAGACCCTGCCCCCTATAAAAGGGGGTTGTTAAATGGTTAACAAGTTAATGACAAAGCTGGGCTGCACCGAGGAAGAGGCTCTTGACATTATCGCTCAAGATAAAGCCATAGACCGAGGAGCAGACCCGTTTCCATTATCTGCCGAACAAAAACAAGCAGAAAAGAAAATGAGAGCCACAGGTTCAAGAGCAAAAACTGAAAGTAAGCCACGCACACGCAAGGCAGACACAGAAAAAGCCGAAATAATTGCTAAAATTGCCGAATTTTTACAAGAAGATGTAGAAAATTTGGAAATTATTAACAAAGAAAGACAAATTTTCTTTAAAATGGGAGAAAATTCCTATGAATTGACCCTTACAAAGAAGAGAAAATGATAAAAACTCCCATTTTTGGGAGTTTTTTTGACTTTTTTCAAAAAAAATGTTATAATATTTATATAAAGATAGGAAAAAATGTAAAAAATTGGTTTGGCGGCCCGCCTTTGGGCGAGTCAGGCCGAATTTCCAGATTTTTCCAGTAATGGGAATTTTTTCCAGCTTTTCCAGCATCTTCCACCTATCCCACATTTTCCCATAACCAGTGGATCATATGCTGGCTTTTGTATCACATATGGCCAGGCTCTGAAGTTCAAGTGGCCGCGCCTGGCCTCATATGGCCACACTCCCTTTCTTTTTAAATTATCTTTAGTTAGGTGTCGGCGCGCCTAACGCCTCCCGGGTAGGGCTCCATATGTTGAGCCCTACTTTTTTCATACTCTTTGCGGATCTAGCATATGCGAGCGCGCCTTTGATTTTTATAAAAAAATATGTTATAATATAAAAAAAAGACTTTTTTAAAAACGCAATTAAATTTGCCACGATTATTTTTTTATGGAGAACGTTCCAGGAGAGGTAATAAATTAGGCCCTGAATTAACGATAGCATAGTTCAGTAAAAGCATTTTTAATAACCCCTCTGCGCAAATTTTTTAATGAAATGTGAGAAATTCTACTTGAAATTTTTCAAAAAAAATGTTATAATATAGTATAATAAAAAATAAAAAATATATTTTATGAGGTTTGACTCTTACAGAGTCAAGGAGGTAAAATGACAAAAGAAAATATTTTAGAACGTCTGCGCGCAGGTGAAGATCCAACAGTAATTGGAAATGAACTGGTGGCTATTCTGAACGAAGCGATCGCAGATAAGAAGGCTGAAGATGAGGCCAAGAGAAAAGAAGAAGAAGCAAAGGCATGGCAGATGAAGGATGCGGAACTGCTTGCGGAAGTAATGAATGATTACTTTAAGAAGTATTGCGGCGCAACTGAAGATAAGGTAACTGCCGAAGGTTTGGTTCTGGCCGCCGATGACGTAGCTAAGATGCTGAATGTGATCGATAAGGTGATTGAGACTGCCAATGAAGTTGGCAATAGCGTTAATGAAATTAAGGCTACTGTAAAGCAGTCTGTAAAGACACCTGATGGTAAGGTTAAGACAACTGTTAAGACTGGTCAGGAAGCAGAAAACTGGATAGAAGAAGTGTTTGCGGAATTCTTTAAAGATTTTCATATTTAATTAAATAAGGGTAACGGAGACGAGGAAAAAGTGGTGAGTGGTCTGGCCCAGGGGAGGCCACCACTCATCCTCCAAAACATATTAAAACTTTACAATTTTATTCTACTAAAATATTCTAAATTATATAATTCTTTTCTGGATTGTTTCTTAATTATATAATTTATATCTCCCCTATACGCGGCAGTTAGCAAAAACCTCAAAAAATCTTTTCCCTCTCTCTTTATCGTAGGAGCTATTATTACAATAGCTCCTTTTTTTGATCTTTCGCTACGCTCAAGCTCAACTTTTAAACTGAAACTTTCTCTAGTTCCTTTATGAGATTTTCGATTGAATTTTCCTCTGGTTCCTTTTGATCCTCTGCGAGGCTCAAAGAGTTTTTAATTTCATTTTTTGAAATCAATTCTTGAATCTATCCAGAGTTGCATCTTATAAATTGAACCGGAACCTATGAGCCCGCAGGGATCATAACTGATATTTTTTCTTGCTTCATTTATTACTTCCTCCCAACAATTTTTTAAGTTTTGTTCCACTAACATATCTATTAATTCTAATATCATCCCCAACTACTTATCCTTCCTGGTATTACTTCAATATTTTTTCTTAATTCTCTTAATACATACTCATTAATTTCCTTTTGATTTTTCTAATATATTATATCTTCCATACTTTTTTCATCTTTATTTACAAAATATATTACATTATCTTTTAAATATATATCAACCTATTTAGCATCAGAAGGAACCTATTCTTTTAATGCTTTAACAAATTCTATATTGCTCACTTTTTTCTCTCTCCTCAATTAACATATCAATAACATCATCTTTATTAAAATATTCTGATCTTAACACTTCTTTTAATAACATATTATAGTCTTTTTTATTTAAATGAATTGCTATTTTACACATTAAACACTCATAAGCATCTAATAGATTCTTAAAATCTTTATTTAATCTTTCTATTTCATTTTTTAATTCATCTATTGTATATCCATCATAGTATGCCACTTTTATTATACCTCCCGGTAATAGCGATCTAAAACACTTTGTAATATACTCATAGGAATATATCCATTATAAAAAGCTAAAACTAACATTTCAATAGCTTCTTGATATTTTCCATCTAATATATATTTAATAGTATCTTCTATTACATCTAATTTTTCTGCTTTATCTTTCTTTTCATAATAATATCCAGCATCCATTGCTAAATATAAATCTATTATTTGATCTTTTGTAAATTGTTCTAATTCTTTTCTTGTTATTTCTTTATCATTCATTACATTACTCCTATTACTTTTAAATATTTTAAAACATATCTATCTTCTATTGATTCAAATATTCTATCTCTTAATTCTAATATTTCTATTAGTTCTTCTTTACTATACTTATCATATTTCATTTTATATATTACCTCCTTTATCTCTTTAAGCCCCGAAGGGGCCATTAAATTTTTATGAGTGCGTAAGCACTCTAAAAATTATTATAATTCTCATTTTCATTATCATTCTCATTGTTTTAGATTTTTTGGATTTATGGTATTTTTTTAGATTTCTAAAAATTTCACTTTTAGATTTTTTAGATTTTATCTACTTTTTTAAATAATTTTTAGATTTTTTCGTCTAAATGGTATCCACATTTTTAGATTTTTTCGTCTAAAAATTTTGAATAAAATCCAAAAATCCAAAATTAGATTTTTTAGATTTCTAAAAAATTCCAAAAAATCTAAAATCCAAAAAATCCAATTTAGACTTTTAGATTTTTAGATTTTAATTAAAAAACAAAATTAGGACTGCTATAATCAACTTCTTCTTCAATCATTTCTTGAACTTCTTCTTCTTTCTTTTTACGCTGCGGTTCATTCAATAATTCTGGATACTCAGATCTAATAATACCCATACGATAACTAACAGTTTTCTCATTTATTTTTAATTTTTTAGCAATCTCCTTTTGTTTATAACCTTCATTATATAATTTAGCAATATCATCAAGACATAATTTATCTTTTCTTTTGTCTAAATCTCTACTAACCTTTTCATTATAATTATTAACGTCTTTATCAATAACAGGAACCACGGGTTGTAAAAATATTTCCATATAAGGATCATCAGAACTCATTTCACCTGTTAATATATATTCAATTGCACTAATAGCAAGCTCTCCTGCTTTTTCTGGTGCTTGTTTATGTAATTTTTTAATTTGTTCGAATACTCCGCTATAAATTACGCCTGACTGACGAACGGAGCTATCTTTGAATTTAGTAATCATTTAGTATTTAGTCTCCTTTTTTAGTCAGATTTCATTTGTTGGATTTCTTTTTCAAGAGCATTCAATAGTTCTTCTGTTTCTTCAAACAAATAACTAGTTAACCAAGGCTTTTGCGGATTTGGCACAGTCTTAACAATCATAAAACCCTACTAACATAATTTACTGGCTAACTTAGTATTATAAACTATTTTAGTTTCCATTAATTACTCCCCTTATCTTTTAAAAATTCTTTAATAGCTTTACGAACTACTTGTGACATAGATAAATCATTTTTATCAGCATATTCATTTAATAATTCTTTTTCTTTTTCATCTATTCTAATAGAAATAATAACCATTATTTCACACTCCTTTTAATAATACATAAAAATTATTTTTAATAGATTTTATTATTTTATCCTACATTTATTATAACAAATTTTAACAATTAGCACAACAATTCCTGCGCGAAGGCCGGTCCCGGGATCTCTTAACCGAATGATCCGGCAACCGTAGTCCGACTGGCGTGCGAGCGCGCAGAAGCTAGTTGAAAATTTTCAAAAATTTTGTTATAATATATATACAAACAAAATAAAAATTTCAAAAAGGAGAAAAATTTATGGAACTTTATAACAAAATTGAAGAAATATTAGCAATGGCTACAGAAGGGCAGGAAACTGTTACTCTACCAACTGAAGATTTTATATCTTTATGTCAATGCTTAATGGGATTTATTTCTGTTGCACTTGAAAATTATGATTATGCAAGAGAACATTTAAAAGAGTTAAATTTAATTTAACCTCCCCCTAAATAGGAAAGAGTCTTTACTCTTTCCTATTTAATTGAAAAATATAAAAATATATGTTATAATATTATATAATAAAAAATAAGAAAGGAATACTTAATTATGATTAATTTAATGGATAACATTATTGATAGTTTACCTAGCAATTATTCTTTATATTTACATAATTATGCCGTTGGAGTAATGATTATTAAAGATGAAAATACTGGCGAAGCATTCCGCATTAATATTCGTCGTGACTTCATTTAAAGAGGAATAGTTATGATTAGAACTATGAACTATGTTAATTTAAGTGAATTAGGTGCGGCAATTGATGCCAAATACATTACTGATTTCATATTTTTCTGGGACACTGAAAATAGTGAGGGTGCGTTTCTCTCTTGCGATGAAGAAAAATTAAAAGACTTAATCGAATATGTAGAGTATCTTGAAGAAGCAAACTCTAATCATCACTATCTTCAGAAAGCAAAGAATGAGATTAACGCAATTAATCTCCTTCGCACAAAGTATGGAATCACCGACAAAATCTTTGTATATTTTGACTAATAAGAAAGGAATGGTTTAGCTATGTTAGTTTTTAATACTAAATTTGTTTACGCACGTGATTTAAAAGAGGAATTAAATATTTCCCATCTTGATGAATTTAATTTCATCCATGAATGTGGCGAAAATTCTCATGTTTGGTTAGATACTTCTGATGAAGGTTTACAAGAAGTTATTGACGAATTAAAGTTCGCAATTCAAGAAGATCTATCTGAAGATTACATCACTGCTCTTCAGAACGATATTAAGGCAATCAAACATTTGCGCAATGTATATTCTCTGAAAGAATCAGTTTTAATTCTCTTTTTCTTATAAGAAAGGAATGATACAATGTTAAATATTAAACATGAACCAATGATCGACATTAAAGAGCTGGCCGCAGAACTCAACCTTAATCCAGATAATTTCTCATTCTGTGATGAACCAACTGATGTATACCTTCTGGACACAACTCAGACCGCAATTACTTATCTCGAAAGAGAAATTAAAATTATCGAAGAAGTAGATGATCCAGATGTTGCTTGCGGATATTATTACAATCCAGCATGGATTCCTTTGTTCGAAGCAGATATTGCGGCAATTAAATTACTCCGAGAAAAATACGGATTTAATGATCACGTTCTCGTCAGAAAACATTAAATCTTCGTTGGAAACCGATTCGTTAGCCAAAGTCTAAAAGTCCAAAAGAGGAGAAAAAACTATGAAGTTAAATAAAGTATATGAAGTTAGTATCCATGAACTCTGCGAAGAAATGGGTATCGAGCCTTGGGATCTTCCTTGGCGAGATGGATATGATAATAGTGAATATTTTGACGATATGACTCTTCATTGCGACAATGAAAGCTATCAGTGGTATCTCGAAAGAGATGAAAAAATGTTTAATGACCCTGAGTCTGATCCGGAAGAATATAGACGCTTCATTAATATGCTTGATGTAATTAAGCATTTGCGCAACAACTACGGAGTTTATTGTGATGTAATTGTAGGAGAATTTTAGTTATGAAACAGTACGAAATTTTTGCCCCATATATGTATTGGAAATCCGTCGGCAAAGTTTGGGCGGAAACCGAAGAAGAAGCCATGGAAAAAGCATGGGATGAACTTGAAATCGAAGATAGCGATAGTTTGTGTTATCATTGCGAAGAAGATATGCTTGATCATCCTATGATCGATTTTACCGTTGGTTTATCCACAAATTGTCTTGGAGAAGAGTAGTGGCCAGCAGAGCTGTCCCCTAAGGAGTGATTATGAAAACTATTAAACTCGTTCGTGCCGTAGGACCATTCGGCGATGAAATGTCTAAATATGATGTTATTTTCCCCGATATGACTATTGCGGATTTTATTTTAATTGTCGTAAAAGAAAATCCTAGTGAATGGGGAAAAATAAAATTTAATGGTGAAATCGTTTGCGAATATAGCAAAGGTGTAATAACTTGTTTAAAAGCTGAAATTAATATCTTAAAAACAACCGTTACTTCTAAAGACGCTTGGGCTCGCGGAGGATGGTCTATGATGGATTACCATTTATATGGTAAAGCATTGCAAAAAGTTTACCCTGAACCGCAAGAACAACCAAATTTTTTATTTTAAGTTATGATTATGAAATATGAATTTATTAGTTCCGTCATTTGTAGAGACTGCGAAGGTTTCTGCTTTGATGAAGAAATTCGCCGGCATTATTGTTCTCAAAAATTATGTCTTTGGCGAGATCATAAATTATTACCACAAATATTAGAGGAGGAATAATTATGCCAATTAACGATGATCTTGGTCGTAGAATGAAAGAAAACTACGAAGAGATTACACAATATAAATTAACACGCCGCACGCCCGTAGTAATTCGCCTTGACGGCAGAGCCTTCCATACTTTTACAAAAGGTTTTTCTAAACCATTTGATAGAGAATTAAACAATGCTATGGAACGTACAGCTCTTTATCTTTGTAAAAATATTCAAGGTTGTAAACTCGCATATACTCAGTCTGATGAAATTACCCTTATCCTCACTGACTATGACACTCTTGAAACTAATGCTTGGTTTGATTATAAACTTCAAAAGATGTGCTCAATTGCGGCCTCAATGGCAACCATGAAGTTCAATCAAATCTTTGCCGAACTAGCTAATGAATATATAGATTATATAGCCGCAATGCAGGATTTTGATATAGAAGAAGAACAAAAACATGTTGCTGCTTATAAGCGCGCATTAGAACAAGGAGCAATGTTTGATGCTCGTTGTTTCAATGTTCCAAAAGAAGAAGTAGCTAACTTAATCGTTTGGCGATGGATGGACGCAAAACGCAACTCTATTCAAATGATAGGTCAGGCTAACTTCTCTCACAAAGAACTCCAAGGCAAAACCTGCGCAAATATTATAGAAATGCTTGAAACAGTTGATCCTTGGGATTATTACTGTAAACATTATCTTTATGGCACTATTATTTATAAGTTTGAAGGCGTCTGGAATTGTTTTGCGGCCCCAGATAACCATGAAGATTTGCGCTTCATAGTAAATAAAGAAATTGGTTATGATGAGGATAAATAATATGGCTACTTGCGAATTAGACTGTTGCGCGCCGACTATGTCATGTGCATATTGCGCTAAAGGTATAGACTGTATATATAATAGGAGGAATATTAATATGGCTATTTGTTATTTAAAAGAATCTAGTTGTAACTATTGCGTGCCAGGTCCTTGTCCGCACAGAGGCGAAGAAGCTGGAGATGAAGATGCAGGAGTGTTAAAATAATTTTTATATTACGGAGAGATAATTATATGAAATATCACATTTACCAAAAAGTTTATCAACTTATTGACACAAATCGTTTTATTGAAGCAGAAACTAAAAAAGAAGCTGAACATCTTATTACTGTAAATCCAGAATACAAAGATTTAGTAATTGAAACATCTGAATTGTTAGAAAATGCTAAAATTATTCTAAATGATGGTAATGAAATCTATGGTGCTTCTGATTTAGTTTGTTTCCCAGTTATAGAATATCATAAAGGTGACGAATAATGTTTGGATTAAGTAAAACACGCATTTCTCCTCATGTAGCAGAACTCACCGAAAAACGAATGAAATACTGGAAAGATATGTTTGATCACAAGATTCTCGATACCTATGAAGATATAGATTTTCTTGAAATTGATACAAAAGGCACTACTTGGAGGGTCTATGGAACAGACGAAACCAATTTTTACATTATCCAGAAATAAAACCATTGAAATTACCGGTGAAGGATATTTTGAAGGATTGGCAAATAATAATTATTGGATGTCAAATAATAATTATTGGGCAGCAGATTATGATTATTCTTTATTCGTTTGTTCTGTTTGCGAAGGAATTGCTATTAAACCTTACAAAACCTGCCCCCACTGTGAAAGTGAAATGACTTACATCGTTCAAAAAGAAGAAGGAGTAGAGGAATCACATGATTATTAAATGGATATCCTATATAAAAAAATTAAATTATAGCCATTGGATAGTATATCCAAAAGAAAAAATATTCCAATGCGCCGAATGTAAAGAATTTTCTATTATATCTTATAAAGTATGTCCTAATTGTAAGCGTAAAATGGATGAAATTTGGGAGGCATCGTATGAAACCTTGGAAAACAACACCTGATACTTGCGCGACTTGTGCTTTAAAGCATCCACAGTCCTTAGCTTGTAGGCGCACAGGACAAAATATCACTCTCGACCATTATTGCGCAGAGTGGACCGATGAATTATTTAATTGTGAAGTATGTGGCAATCCAATAGCAATTGAAATGATTTGGGAGAGTGAGTTCACCCATGATCATCATCTAATTTGTCCAGAATGTTTCCGCTCTTTCTCTACTTGCCGCATGTGCGCGTCAGGGAGGAGCTGTGCTTTCGAGTCTGACACGACCCTTCCGAAGGTTGTTATGAAGACCATTCAGCAAGGAAACATGGTGATACAGACCCAGGTGCGCAATCCAGACCTCGTAAGTAAGACGTGCGAGGCAGGGTGTAAATGTTATGATAAGATAGGTCAGTATTGCCGGCGTGAAGATGGATATTGTATTGAACATGATTTTCAATCTCCTTTCTAATATTATTATATCATATTTTAGATAAAAGATCAACATGTGGAGGATTATACTATGTTAGAAACATTACCAAAAGAAAAATGGATGAAAGCATTTGCAGCTGCTGTTGATATTGCTATTAGTCAAGATTATTTTTCAGATATATTATTCTTTGACCTTTATCCTGATGCTCCAAAAGAAACAGCAGAGGATTATGAAGCGCTTTGGAAAAAAGTTGATGAAGCATATAAAGAAATATTTGGCATTAACAGATAGAGGTCTAGTTACTAGACACCTCTTTTGATTTTTTTATAAAAAAATGTTATAATATATTATAATAAAAAATAAGAAAGGAAAGTGATTAGGATATGAAAGATAAGTTGTATTTAAAAGCTGTAATTAAATCTAAGGATTTTGAAAAAGAGATGGCGGGTTTAGGCTATCCACTTCATTGTCATCATCTTCCTTGTTTTGAATTTGAAGAATATGATACTTATGTTCCATTTTATATCACTGATGAAGCTATTAAAAATGATTACGAAGCTATCGAATACGCAAAAAATAATGATTGGTTTTATGATGGATACTGTGTAGAAATCGAAGCGCAGATTGCTATGAGAAGAAATTTGCGGACTTGGGTTAATGATGACGCAGTTTTAGTTTATTATGTACCGGAGGAATAATATGGCAAAATATCCAATCCCAGTTCAGGTAAAGTTCTTTTGTCCTGATACAGAAAATGAAATAAGATTTGAAAATGGTATCGCATATGGCAATGAAATTATCTGCGCATGCTGCGGAGCTATCTTTGAAATTGATGATGTAATCGCAGATGCTGAATTCTGCGGTATTCCAAGAGAAAAAGCAATCAAGGAATATGGAATGTGGGTTGATTTTTCAAACTATATAGGAGAATTTTAATGGTAAGATATATTACATCAGATATGGATTGCGCAGATTGCTTATGTAGAATTTGCGCTCGTAATGAAGACAATGATTCAGTTAATGAATTAATTACGTCACTTGACATACCTTGTCATTGTGATTGTAGCATTGGAGATATATTAACAGAAGAATGTGAATTCTTTTTGCCGGATGAGGAGTGAGTATATGAAAACATATGGAGTAAGTTGTACCCTGCTTTTAATGGTGGAAGCAGAGAATGAAGATGCAGCAGTAGCATACGCAGAAGCAATGTTAAATGAAACTCATTATTATGCTGAAGATTTTAATGATATTGAACCTAATTTCCTTTATGAAGGAGATGGGTGGAAGTAATGAAAAGATATAGCGCCTATTGCACTATTCCACTTTTTATCGAAGCAAATAATGATGATGAAGCATATGATATAATTAAAGATCTGTTTAATTCAGGTAATATTGATTATAGTTTTGTAAATACAGTAGATTTATATTGTGAGGAGGAATAAATATGGGTTTAGATAATGGAATTATATTTCGTCCTCGTAATAACAAAATAAAAGTGCCTAAAAGAATTGAAAGACTTCCTCATATTGTGCCAGGCGGCATCTATGAAGTAGCGTATTGGCGCAGATATTGGGCACTTAGAGGCGATATTATGGCATATATGCCAAAAGAAAAAGAAAAATTAGAAGGCTTTGGTTCCGTATATCGAATTGCGGACAAGGCTAGTCTTGAATCTATCTATAAAATAGTAAAAAATGTATATAAAAATCCAAAGAACTTCCGAAAATCTAATACAGATTATTGGTGGTTTGGGACATGGCATTACTTTAAATTTAATATCTGGCAAGGTATTAAAATGATTAGAAATATTAAATGGGCAATTAAGCACTTTGAAGATGTGGAGGTTTTTTTCTATGATTCATATTGAAGATATTTTAATTTTAAAAGGAGTTAAGGGCACTGATAAAATTGTTGAATCTTTATGTAGTGACCATTTAAATAACATTGTGTTTTCTTATGCGGCTGCGCCGATTCAGATGCTCCACAATTCTGTGCATGTAAATTCTAATAAGCATAAGTCTCTCGCAAACTTTATGGCATACATGGATATTTCTCTAGATGAATTTATCGAAGGCGGTAAGCATTATGATTATTTAATTATCTATACACCAGAACTTCCAGAAGCAAATATTATGGATGCTGTTAAAGATTGGCTGGTTGAAGAAGAATTAAATATTGAACAGGTTATTGTTGTTTGTCAGCCTTAATAAGGAGTGATTATATGTATTTGCTTAGTGAAAGTAAAATGCGGGCTTTGGCTCAGAGCGCACTTAAACTAGACGCATTGGAACAGGAAGGCGTGTACGAATGGCCTTCTTATTGGGATGCGATGGTTGATTATAATATAATGGAATATGATGAAAAAGAAGATTGTTATGAATACACTTCTAAGGTTGATGAATTGATGGATACATATAATGTTGAAGTCCCAATTATTAATGACCTTTTGGATTTAATGAGTTTAATCGATCATAAAATTGATATTTATGAGCAGAAGACAACACAATTTGCGGATGGGGTACAGTCGGCTCTTATCTTTGTTAAAGTAAAATTGGAGGAGATTGTAAATGGAACTGAATATAAATAAAGAATTTGTAGACGCTATTGCTGAAAAGTTTGGTATGTTCATTGACTGGACTTCCGATAATGTTGTTCCACAAATAATAGATATCTTAATGAGATATAGAACATATGAATTATTTTCTAAAGGTTTTGTATTAGCTATTTGGCTTTTTCTATTCATTACTGGTTTAATTATTTTAATAAAGATGATTAAAGGTTTTGATGATATTAGTTATGAAGATTTTCCAGATGGAAAAGCTCGTTATCAATATATTGATAAAGGATATTTTTCTTGGAAAACTGATTATCAAGGAGATATTTATCTTGAAGATATAACCGTTATAGGATTTGTTCGTTTAATATATGGAGCAGTAGCTACTATATTTGGCGGTGTTGGTTTTACTTGTGTAATTGGCACATTTATTAAATGGATTTTTATCCCAGAAATTATGTTTTATCAGTTAATAGTGGGGTAATAATATGAAGTGTCCTTTTAGAAAAATTATTTCAACAACCAAAGAATTAAGAGAAGATGGTATAATAATTGACGAAGCAACAACAGAAGTTTTTGCGGAATGTTTAAAAGATGAGTGTCCTGCTTATTATTCGATGGGAACTATTCCTTGTGCATTAATTGAACATAGAATAAGACATATTTAAGAGAGATAAAATTATCTCTCTTTTATTTTTTTAAAAAAATATGATATAATATTATATAAAGAAAAATAAATAGAAAGGAATTGAATCTTATGATGACACCAGCTGAACAGGTTAACCTATTTTTATCTATTATTGAAGATTATAGAAGAGAGAATCAGAGATTACATGGAGTAATTGATTCTTATAAAGAAGAAACAAGTGATTATTACAATGAAAATAATGCTTTATTTAAGGAAAATGTTAATTTAAAGAATCTTAATATTTCTTTAGAAGAAGAAAATGGTGAATTAAAAAACAAAGTTGAAGGTCTTTTAGATGAAACCTATTCTCTTGAAGCTGAATTAAGAACTTATGAAAGAGATAATCTTGAATATGAAAGCGAAATTGCTGAACTGGAATCTGAAATTGTTACTTTAAAAAATATTATTGATGACTTAAATGGTAAGTTAGACGAATATTATAGTGACGAGGAGCTTAAATAAAATGAAGACTGAATATGGTACCGGTGAAATTGTTTTATTACAAACTTTAGATTATTTTCGCCAAAGGACAATAGAACTTGAAGGAGAGCTTTATCAAGCTAATGAACTTAATAAATATTATGAAACTCTTCATAAAGATTATGTTCAGAAGTGCGCAGAATATAATGCTTTAAATAAAACTTATGAAGCTTTTAATGAGGATTTTAATAAAATGTGCAAAGAACGTGATGCTGCAATAACTGAAGCAAATTATTTGCATGAAAATTATAAAAAGTTAGAAGAAGAATATGAAGAATTAGAAAAAGATTATAACGATCTTCGTAAAAAAGCAAAGAAATTACAGACAGAAAATGATCAGCACGTACGTGAATGGTCTGAACAATATACTGAAAAGAAAATTGCAGAAAGACTTGCTACCGATATGGAAAATAATTATCAGAATCTTTTAAAAGATTATGATGAATTATATGAAGAAAATATTAAATTAAAACAGGCTCTTGATATGAGAATGACTGAATGTGATAAATTAAAGGGTGAAAAAGAAAGTATTGCTTATGAATTATCTTTGTTAAAAAACGACTATGATAAATTATACGAAGAAGATGCTAAATTAAAGAAAGAATATGAAGCAACTTGGGTTAAAGTGGATATGTCAAAGATTGCTGATGCGATCGGAGGTCTTAATAAAGCAACAACACTTATTTCTTCCAAAGAAGCAGATGCTTTAAGATATATGCCTGATTGGGAAAGAGCAGGACATTGCGCATCACCCGCTCAGCAAGAAGTATGGGAAGAAAATCCTTACTGGAGATAACATGAATTAAAATGTAATATTTTTGTTTCTATTCTTATTACTATAGGTTAGAAGAAAGCAGGTTACTAATGGAATTTATAATAGCTTATATATTAGGAATGTTAATGTCTATTCCTATTTGTTTTTTGATAGATATTAAAAGAAAGGAGTTTTGGGATGATGACAACAGATAAAAGATTTCTTGAGCATGTTGAAGAAGCATATTCAATTCATGGTAATAAGGCTTTAATGGTTGCGCTTCAGGGTTCACAGAACTATGGTTTAGCTTATGAAGATTCTGACGTAGATACCAAGGCTCTGATTGTTCCTACATTTGAAGACATTGTCTTTAATAAGAGACCTGTTTCTACTACTCATGTAAGAGAAAATGATGAACACATTGATTTCAAAGATGTGCGGCTCATGGTTCAATCATGGCGCAAGCAGAATATTAACTTCGTAGAAGTGTTATTTACTGATTGGATGTGGGTAAATCCTAAGTATGAGCAGCCAGTTAAGACTCTTATTGATAATTCTGAATTAGTTGCGAGATATAATCCTTATCTTGCGGTTAAATGTATGAAAGGTATGGCTCTTGAAAAGTATCATGCTCTTGAACATCCTTACCCAAGCAAGGTAGATGTGCTCGCACAAAATGGATACGACCCAAAACAACTTCATCACATTTTCCGCATGAAAGATTTCTTATGGAAGTATATTGCCGAAGAATCATATGTTGATTGTTTAAAAGCAACTGATCCAGAGTGGTTAATTGAAGTTAAAAAAGGTAAATACTCTCTTGATGATGCGAGATTTTTGGCTGCGGAAAATGTAAAAATTATTTCTGATGCCGCAGATATCTATTGCGAAAAGATTGAAAATAAATGTAATCCAGAAGCAGAAGAAATATTAAATAATTTTGTTTATGATGTAATGAAGATTGCTATGAAGGAGGAATTAAAGTGATAAAAAACTACATAATTACCGGTGATACTCATGGTGTCTTCACTGATAGGCTTATTCAGATTAGAGAGGCGGGTTATTGGGGTAAAGAAGACGAAACTGCAATCATTGTTCTTGGTGATGCTGGTGTAGATTATTATCTTGATGGTCGAGATAAAAAATTAAAGAAAGAATTACAAGAATCCGGTTTTACATTTTATTTACTTCGTGGTAATCACGAGGCAAGACCATCTAATATACCAGGAATGGTTCAAGAATATGATGGTGAAGTAAATAATATTGTATGGGTTCATCCAGATTATCCCGCAATCAGATATTTCATTGATGGTGAATTATATCTTATTAAAAATCATTTAGTTCTTACTATTGGCGGCGCTTATTCGGTTGATAAATATTATAGATTATCAAAGGGTTGGAGATGGTTCGAGAATGAACAGTTAAGTCCAGAAGAAAGAGAGAAGATTGCGGCCAAGGTTGCGAATTTGAGTGTTGATTTTGTTTTCACTCATACCTGTCCTGCGCAATATGAACCTCGTGATTTATTTTTACCAATGGTAGATCAGAGCACCGTAGATAAATCTATGGAATTTTGGTTTGATGAAATTATGGATACCTTTGACTGGCATATCTGGCTTTGGGGCCACTATCACCAGGATCGTTTAGAGCGTCCGCATATGGAAATGCTTTTTAGAAGATTCTATGAGATTGATGAAATTCATGAACGTCATAGAGATTTGGATTATAGATATATGCTGAAAAGTCCTAATTTCTATATAAATGATTGTTGTTATGGATATAGATTATTACAACAGAAGGGAGTAAAATAATGGATATACATGCTATTATTATTTCAGTTTTATGGATTCTTTGTGGCGTTATGTATGGTATTCAGCAATATAGAGGAATTGCTCCATCTTGGACTCAGTTGTGGGTATTATATATTTGTTATATGATTTCCGTTGTAGTTCCAGTTTGTGCGTCATATTTTATATAATTATGAGAAATTTATATGCGTTAGTATTTTGGTGTTTTATACTTGCGAGCGCAGGTATAATGCTTTTAAAGGAGAAGATTAAATGTTATCTTATATAATTCTTGCCTATTTTATAACTGACGTTAGTTTTGGTATATCATTTGCTATATTTACTGCTACTGATTATTCAGTAGATAAATCAGTATGGCATTATTATTTTCCTATTTTTCATTATTATAAAGATAAAGTATTAGGTCCATTGGGATGGATTTTAACATGGAAAGATGTTAATTTCTTTGGAAAGTTATTTCCATTTATTACATTACTTCCTATGTATCCTTTCTATTTTATAGCTTATAGTGCCACATTTTTAATATCCTTATTACCAGGTTTATATAAGTGGGTATTTAGAGTAAGGGAAAAATAAAGTAGAGAAAAAATCTCTACTTTATTTTTTATAAAAAAAATGTTATAATATATTATAAAGAAAAATAAGAAAGGAAATAACAAATATGAAGTACACATTTGCTCCGGTTATTGATATCCGTGAATTAGAAAAGGCATTGGAAACTCAGTATGATATTGATACTGATGATTTAAGAAGTATCTTATTTGGCGATTATTATTCTAATGATTGCTTTAAGAAATATTATTTCAGATCAAAGTGGGAAAGCGAAGAAGAAGAACCTATTGAAGTTTGCGTAAAGGCATTCTTACAGGATGTTTTTCCAGATAATGATTATGTTCTAATTGATGTATCTTGGTAAAGGAGTAAATATGAAATTAAAAGAAGCGTGTGATATTGGTTATGCTTGCGGACTTAGCACTGTCGATGAAGCAGTTCGAAATATTAAAATTCATTGTTCTAATATTTTTTCTTATGCAGATATTGCATCAGAAGTATATGAACTTCATGAAGAAGCAAAACCTTATTTAAATAAAAATAAACATATCCTGGAATTATTTCCAGAGTTAAGAGAGAAGGAGGACGATTTTATTGTATGCACTGACAGCGAGATTTCTGAATCCGAGTGGTAAGTTATCCGAAAAGAGCTACATTTATCGAGTATCAGATAAGATTTTTAGTGATATTAATGATACAGAATATTTTGCGGCACGGAACAGAAATGATGGTAAGTGGGTTTATAATTTCCCTACATGGGAAATGACCTGTGAAAGCAAGAGTAGATATCACAATTTTGTAATATTTACTAATGCAGAAGAAATTTCTGATAGTGCTTATCCGGATAGACCAAAGATTAAGAAAGCAGAACTTCGAAATAAGCATAAGATTAATTTCGATGAAGATGATACTCCATTAGAAACTGTTGCAGTAATGGAAGTTAGTGATTTTCTTGATTTTTACTCCTTCGATGATATAGTGGAGGATAATAGAAGTATGACACCAGCATGGTTTGGAAAAGGAGCACCATTAACATGTAATTGCGCAAATGAAAGTTCAACTTGGTATGTTGATGAGGCATATGCAACTGCTAGTTCAGCAGTAGAAAATCCTATCAATTTTTATGGAACGACAGCTACTGAAGTAGATTATAAGTTACCAGAAACAATTTCAACAAAGATTACAGTAGATCCAGATTCATTAAAAATTTCTTCTGATATAGATCCTTCTGTATTAAAGATTCAAAATGATGGTTTCTGGTCAAATGTAGCAATATCTGCGGAAACAGCAGCAGATTCAATTAAAGAATTAAAAGAAGCAGTAGATAATTTAAAATTAAGAGAGGAAAAGAGAAATATGAATATGAAGAGTATTATGAAGGATTTTAATTTCGGTAAGGCAAGTGGCGTTAAGATGTCTATGTATGGTCCAGCATTCCAGTCTATGGATAATAGTGGCACTTCTGAATGGATTGCTCTGGAAAAGAAGACTGGCGACTGGGTAGATGTAACTGCTCTGATGTTTGATATGGATATTCCATTCTACCAGATGCCTGTGCCAAAGGATAAGGTTACAGTAAATGATTTTATTAAGCACAATGGCACTTGGGTAAGAGTAATCGACTTTGATGAAAATACTGCATATCCTATCGTGGAAGATATCTTTAATAAGGAACAGAAGACAATTATTCCTACCAAGAGTCCATTCGGTTTTGATTTCTACACAAAGCTGGTTAATATCATGGGCGATATGAGTTTTAATACTTCTAAGGATCAGCCATTCGGCAACATGCTGCCTTTCTTAATGCTGAATAATGGCAGTAAGATGACTGATATGCTGCCTATGATGATGCTGATGAATGGTGGTGAAATGGATATGTCTAATCCAATGATGATGTTCGCACTGATGGGCGACAATAAGATGAATGATATGCTGCCATTTATGATGATGATGAATATGAATAAGGAAAAGAAGTAATGTTTATTAGTAAAGATATTGAGTTTCATACACTAATGCGTTTCGGCTCATTAGTGTATGGAGACACATTTTTATTCGATGGCAATGTATATATGAAAGCTGGCATTATTGATATGGATGAATTAGGTGAGATTAATTATTATCCTATTGCTATTCAATTAGAAGACGGTATTCAGGAAGAATTTGATGATGAAGTTGTCGTAGAAGTATTAAATTTAGAACTACATCCAAAGAGGGTTAATTAAATGAAAATATGGATTGGTGAACCAGATCCGCAGAGTATTGCGTGGGTATATCACCCTTCGGCAAAAACTCAAGAGGATCAAGCAAGTTTAATTAAAATAATAGAGCATTATGGATATAATTCTTTTACAGTGGATCTTTATTCAGTAAATGATTTATATTGGGTGAAAGAGCTTCACGCAGGAGCAGCATATCTCAAAAAAGAAACAGATATTCAGTTTCATATCAATGTCCATGTTCATGCGGATCGGCCAGATGTAATTGAATTTATTAACAATTCACCATATTTAGAATATGTCCCAATCGTAGGAATTTAAGGAGAGATTAAAAAATCTCTCCTTTATTTTTTTATAAAAATATGTTATAATATTATATAAAGAAAAATAAGAGAGGAATTAAAGAATGTCAAGAGTTCATTGGGATTCAAAAAACTATATAGCTCGCATAGAAGAAAAACTTGATAATGGTCAAACGATTGAATTATCTATGAGTGAATGGTATTGGAATGATGATACAGTTTATTTTAACACTTGTTTATCTTTATATTCCAAAAGAAAGCAAGCTAGGGAAAATGAAGATGCGATTCGCACTACCGGTAAAGATACATTCCTTACTACTTGGCGATGGACAAAGCAAGCATTTTTTGAATTAGAAAAATGGATTATCGAACGCTTTGATTATGTAAATATAGTTATTTATGTAAATTGGGCAGATAATAGAAGAAGAGATATTTATTATCATTTCTTATCAAGACATGGCTATCAGTATGGTAGAGACTTAGATGGTCATAAAGTTATTTATAAAAAGGTGAAAATGAATGGAGAAACTTGATATTTATAAAGGATTAAAATGTTGTGCTGAATTTTTATGCGGAGAATGTCCTTATCAAATCTATGATAATGATCATTATAAACTTCGTTGTATTCATAAGTTAATTGTTGATTTAAATAATGTTATAGGAGTTGATTAATATGAAAATTAAAGCATACGCAGAATATGGTTGGGTTAATACTAATGATGAATGTATTATTGAAGTAGATGATGATGCTACTGACGCAGAAATTGAAGAAGCTGTATGGGAATGGGCTATTGAAAGGGTAGGAACTAATTGGGAAAGGATAGAATAATGTCTAAATGGTATTTTAAAGATAAAGATAGAATTTTAATGATTCTCTATGTCGAATATGATAAATTTGTTTTTGAAGTAGAGTTTCCCGAAGATTTAATTTTCAGAACTCCATTAGAAGAAATTCTTTGTTATGGAATTGAAGAAGCTTTAATGGATCGATGTGAAGACTTTGAAAAGTTTAAGAAATTTTTTATTAATGATTATCATTTTGAAAAGGCGGTAGAATGATGGAAAAATGGTGGTTTAAAAACAAAGATAAAAAATTAATGTTATTTTATGTTAAAGATAATCAAGTAATTACTTGGGAAGAAGGTCCTGATTATCCTTATGAAATCTCTTTATTAAGAATATTATGCTTAGGTATTGGCACCGATTTATATGGTGCTGGAAAACCTTTTACTGAATATAAAGAGTTTTTTATCGAGGGTTTTCATTTTGAAAAGGTGGTGGAATAAATGTTAATTAGAGAAATTAATCATTATCCAGAAATGAAAACTAAAAGTGCTACTGTTGAATTAACCTATGATGAACTCAGAGATATTTCAAATGCTCTTTATGAATGTAGTAAAACCCATGATAAATATCATCAAACACGAACAAGAATATTTTATTTATTTGAAATAGTAAAAAATGGTAATCTTGATTGTTGGGCAATTAAAAAACTTTATGAAATGACTCATCTAGGAGAAGAAGAATGATAGGCGTTGTGATTGCGGAATTGGCGGTTGTAGGAACCGCATGGATAGTTATAAAAGTAATAAAGTTGGGAGCATAACTTCCAACTTTATTTTTTTATAAAAATATGATATAATATATTATAATAAAAAATAAAGAGGTAAATTTATGGTAAGAAGTGTAAAATGTCCGGTATGTGGTATAGAAATTAAGTATGATGATTCTTTAAATATAGAAAATGAATATAATGACTATTCTACCACTTTGACTTATGATAACGGAGAAAAGTTAAATATCCATGCCAAGTATGTTCAATGTCCGGAGTGCGCCTCTGATGTAGATGTTGCCGCACTAAATATTCGTTTAAATCCAGAAGGTAAAAGAATGAGTATGGAGGTTATTTATTACTAATGTATTTTTTATTTGAAAAATGTGATGCTGAGAAGGGTCAGCAATTCGTTATTGCGGAAAATGTTGATGAAGCTGAATATTTATTTGGCGGAATTGATGAAGAAGATGCTATTATGAACGGAGAAGAATAATGTATTACACAGCACCATCATTCACTAACTTTGAAAAAGTAAGTGAGCCGTATGAAAAGAATAAGAAAATGTATGTCGATGTGAAGCATCCTAATACTGGGAATGTGCGCAGCGTGCGACTTTATACTGAAATTGAATTTCGTAAAGCATATGGCGGCAGCGCTGGTTCTGCGAGCGCAGAGGCGCCAAAACGGCATCTTGGTGCTGTGGACCTCAAAAAGGCCCGCAGATTCTCTGCGGGTCCTATCACTCTTATTACTACGAAAGATAAAGAATTTTTAAGTAAATCAAATGCTCGTTATGCTTGCGACGTTGGTTGGTATTTTGTATCAACTGAAGAAATCCCCGCACTACCGAGTGACGCAAAAACAAAGTTAATGACTTGGGAGGAATTCAATGGTAAAAGTAAAATGTAGTTTTTACATGAAAAATGGTATGACGATTTCCGCAATTGCGACTATAGATTCACAAGAAGAACTTGATGAAGAAATTGAAAAAAAGCAAGAACATTTTGAAAATGTTTGGTTTCATGATAGAAAAGGGATCGTTGGTTGGGGAAATACAACTATTAAATCCGAAGAATGTATTGGATATAATTTTGAAATAGTAGAAGAATTTGAAGAAGAAGATTCAATTGAACCAGTTTCTGTTGATGATATTCTGAAAGGAGCATTTTTTAATGGCTAATTTATATTATTTTAAATATACAACAATTAATGAACTTGATGAAACTAAAACTATTCAGTTTGCAGGAGTAATTGCTGCTAATTCTTGGGGAGAAGCTACTGAAATTATTGAAGCGCAAGAAACTGCAAAAGATGGTAGATGTGATTTAATTTGTATTGATCAGTTAGAATGTGGTGAAAATATTACATTTACTGAAGATTTAGAACTTTATGCGAAATTATATAAGGAGATGATGTAATGGATATTTATAAATGCCCTAATTGTGGTGAATTAATTGTCTATGAACCTGGTGATGCGATTCTGGGAGGCTTCCCGCATTTCGAATGTCCGGTTTGCGGTGGTATGATTCCAATGTTTTAAGGAGAGGAAAATGGCAAAAGTAATTAAGCATAGATATAAAATATTTGAAGATACTATTATTTGTCATAAATGTGAAGCAACTATAAGTTATAATGAAACTGATAAAAGATATAAATTTATTGAAGATGAAGGTGATTATTTTGAGATTCAAAGAATTACCTGTCCTGCTTGTAAAAAAGTTATTCCTGTTAAAGTGCGTATTATGACAGAGGATTGGTAAAGTGATAAAAATTATACAATATCCAAAAGGAAAAAGAGTTAGATGTTCAAGATGTCTTTCTCTTTTGCAATATTATAAATGTGATGTAAAATTTCATAAGGCAGACAAAACTTATAATACAAGGAATTATTGGTATATTACTTGCCCGATGTGTTATAGGGTAGAGGAGGTGCCTGAATGGCAAGAGTAATTGAAAAACCTAGTGAATTAATAACAAAATGTCCTCATTGTGGAGCAAAGATTGGATTTGACAAATCTGATGTAGTTGTGGATATATTATGGCCTTCTATTGATTGCCCAGGATTATATATTGAAGATCAGTGGGCACCAATAATTTATCGAAAATTAACTTGTCCATATTGTCAAAAAACTATATATTTAGAAAAAGATTATGATAAGGAGGTCTTTTAATGAAGAAAGTAATTGCGGTAATGCTGATCTTGGTTATGGCGCTCGCATTAACGGCGTGCGGCAACCAGAATCTTTTATGGGGTAATTTCACTTATGAGCATGTTCATATTAGTGATGCTATTGGCGGCCATTGTTTTAATCTTGAACAGTGGAATGAAGATGCTACTGGCATTGAATTAAAGATTGAAGGTGGCTCAACAGTATTCCTTAGTGAAGGTACCTACATGATGTTTAGCGATAGCAACGCTTGCCCTTATTGCTAAATAAAGAACGGAGGTTTCTAGAAGATAGAAACCTCCTTTGATTTTTTTATTAAAAAATGTTATAATATATTATAATAAAAAATAAGAGGTGATTTTATGAATACTATTAGGATTCTTGGTCTAGATGATGATTATCATTCTCCTTTTTATATTTCAGAAAATGGTGATTGTTTTCCTAATATTAGAGTATTAATAGATTTTTTATCAAAACCACATAAAGAAAATTATGAAGTAAAAGTATTTTCTATTGTAGGAGATTTAAGTTCTGAAATTTATGAACTTGGAGAAGAAGAAGTTTTTAAAATGTTTAATGAGTTATTAAATAATAATTTTAACTTAATAAGTTTTAATCTTTTTTGGAATTCTACAAATTGTTTTTGGTAAATAATCTTTAATTGATTTTTTTATAAATATATGATATAATATATTATAAAGAAAATGAGAAAGGAAAGTGATAGATATGCTGTTTGAAAAGCTTCCAGCAGAAGAAGTTGACATTTTAACTAAATATGTTGATGTTTTTTGTACTCAGGAATCTTATAGAGGTATCTCAATGAAAGAATACCTGCGATTTTGGGATGCAAATAAGACTCACTTCTTCAATGGAATGTTCAAAGAAAATTTCATTTTAACAAAAAAAATTTCTTTAAAAAAGAGCCACGAAGAAAAAGAAACTGATATGAGAAATGCTCTTTGGAATGAAAATGGTAAAGAAGGTAGAATGTCTCCTTTTAGACAGAAATATACGGATAAAATTTTTCAGTTAGAAAATAATAATACTATTAACTATGTTTTAGCTATTAAATTAAGAGAATTAATGAATAGTTCTAGATTAGTTGATAATGTTTATCTTGATGAATCATTTGAAATTCCTCTGCCAGGAAATAAGAAATATCGAGTGCTGAATGGGCATAAACTTATGAAGATTTTCGCGAAGATAGCTTCTGCTTATGAAATTGAGGGATTTGAGGAATTCAGATTGGCTCATTCACAGGTGCTGAATGATTTAGAATTCCACGGTGAATTATGCTTATCTATTCATCCTATGGACTTTTTAACAATGAGTGATAATAACTGTGATTGGTCTTCTTGTATGTCTATTATAGATAGTGGAGATTATCGTAGAGGTGTTATTGAAATGATGAACTCTGGTTGTGTTGTTATGGCTTATTTAAAAAGTTCCACCGATATGAAAATTCCTTATATCGAAGAAGATATCTTCTGGAATAACAAGAAGTGGAGAGAATTATTTATTATCTCTGATGAAGCTATTGTAGGCATTAAAGGATATCCATATTGGAATCTTGAATTACAGGAACTTGTAATTAAATGGATTGCGGAGCTGAATGAAGGATATTATGAAGATGAAGTAATTCAGTTTGACTATGATGCTTCTGTTCGCATTAGAGACCACAAGTTTATCTTTGAAACTTGCGATATGTATAATGATTTTGTTTATGATAAGCATGCTATCTGTTTAAAGAAAAATCTTGAACCAAATACATATTACATTAATTATTCTGGTCCAATGGTATGCATTGGCTGCGGGACTGCTACAGGATATTATAGTAAGGATGCTTGTAATTTCCTTGCCTGCGAAGATTGTTATAATCCTACTTATTGCGCTGATTGTGGATGCCTTATAAATGATGAAGATGCGGTTTGGTTTAATGATAGACCTTATTGTAGTTATTGCTTTGGTCAGATTCCTACTTGTTTTGAATGCGAAGAATTAACTGATGATTATACTGTTGTTTCAATTCGTTTTGATCACGATGATAATCAAATTGCAAGAAACTTTACCATTTCTTTATGTGATGATTGTTATAAAGGTTATGAAGAAAATGGATTGATTAAAATTTGTAAAAATGTTCGATGGTATGGTGATGTTAGATATATTGATGCTGAATATATCAATGATGAAAAATTCTTTGATTTATTCGGTGTGGATAAAAAAGATAGAGATAATATTGAAGATAGATATTATCATCGTCAGGCTATTTATTATGATTTAACTCCCATTCGCACAGAGGTTGCTCCAATCGTGTGGTAGGAAGATTTGGAAAGAAAATATAAAAGGTTTTCTGAAAAAAAATATAAAATTTTTTCTGACTTAGAGAAAGAATTTCAAACTATTTATGGAAGAATTCATAACTTTGTAAATGATTTCTAATTTGAAAAAATTAAAAAAAAATGTTATAATAAATTATAAGATAAATCATAAAAGATAATTTTTAAGAAAGTTGAGAGGATTTAGAAATGGAAAAGAAGATTACTAAGAGAGAAATGTTCGTTGCTATCGCTGAAAAGTACGCTCTGACTGAAGAAGAAAGAGAATTCATCGAAAAGGAAATTGCGGCTCTGGATAGAAAGGCTGAAAAGGCTAAGGAAGCTGCTGCTAAGAAAAAGGAAGAAGTAGATGAACTGATGGAAGCAGTTAAGGCTGTTCTGACTCACGATTTCCAGACTCTGGGTGATATCGCCGCTCAGATTGAAGGTGAAGATGTATCCGTGGCAAAGATTACTTCCAGAATGAGCAAGCTATATAAGGCTGGCGTAGTAGTTAAGGAAGATGTTTCCATCGTTGGCGAAGATGGTAAGAAATCTAAGAAGAAAGCATATAAGCTTGCTGAATGTGATTGTGAAGAATGCGTTGAAGCATAATAAAACACTCCTCTTTAAGGTGGTTCGATAATGAACCACCTTTTTTCTTTGTCCAAGAGTAAAGGAAATTACTGGAAAAATTTGCCTGGGCCGCTCACAACTGGCCACACCGACACCTGAAACCAAAATCACTCTTCAAAATTTTAGTTGTAAATTGTCAAATTTTATGTTATAATATAATAAAGGAGAGTGAATATATGAAATATTGTGTATCTGCGAGACAGCCAAAGGATGTTCTCAAAAAAGCTGATGAAATCAAATTTGATTATAAAGATAGAAAAGGTTTATATAATTTCATTGAAGATGAAGATTTAAAGAATAAGAAATATATTATGATTATTCCAAAAGAAGATGAAGGCATTGATTGGAAAGAATTAGAAATGTTCGCGGCCAAGGTCGATCTGACGCTCGCATTAGCGAATCTGCGCATGGCCAAAGCTTGCCATACTTATAAATTAAAATTCTATTGGGCATATCCAATCACTTCATTCTACGAACTTCGTGGCTGTGTATATCTTGGAGTTTGCGAACTTTTACTTGGGGCACCGCTATATTTTGATCTTGCTGAAGTGAAGAAACAAGGACTTCCAATTCGATTAGTTGCGAATTTATGTTTTGATGGATATATTCCAAGACCTAATGGTGTTTGCGGAACATATGTTCGTCCGGAAGATGTGCCTGCATATGAAAAATATGTTGAAACATTAGAATTTGAAACTAATGATATTAAAAAAGAAGCAGTTTTAATTAAAGTTTATCAAGAAGATAAAAAATGGCCTGGTAATTTAAATCTTATTCTTACTAATTTTGGTGAAAATGTTGATAATCGTGCTATTCCAGAACAATTTGGTGAAGCCCGCACTCAATGTCGCCAGAATTGTCAGCGTGGTGGCTCTTGTAAGCTATGCTTTAACGCAATTCAACTAAGTCAAGCACTTGATAGAGCCAAGGCAGAATGGGTTCCAGGTCTAGGCTTCAAGAAAGCTTAATTGATTTTTTATTAAAAAAGTGTTATAATATATTATAAGATAAAAATAAAATGTGGGGAGAGATGCGAATGAAGGTATTGAGTTATAATGATACGCAGCTTTTTAAACAAATTGCCTCAATGGAAGAAAAAGTCTTATTAAAAACATTAGGCACTTTTTTAGAAAAAAGATATGATAAAGTAATTAAGTCAGATAAGTATCTATGCGCGGAAGGTAATATTCCTATTGCTCTTGTCGCGCATTTAGATACTGTTTTTACTTCACCGCCAGATAATATCTATTACGATGAAAAAGCTGGTATTATGTGGAGTCCAGAAGGATTAGGAGCTGATGATAGAGCCGGTGTATATGCAATTTTAAAAATTATTAGAGCTGGATATAAACCGCATATTATTTTTACTACTGGTGAAGAAATCGGTGGCAAGGGCGCACAAGCATTAGCCGCAGATTATCCTATGGGCCCTTTCGAAGATATTAAATATATCATTGAACTTGATCGGCAGGGAAAAAATGATTGCGTATTCTATAATTGTAATAATATTCCATTCGTAGAATATGTTGAATCTTTTGGATTTCTTGAAGAATGGGGAACATTCTCTGATATTAGTGTACTTTGTCCTTATTGGGGAATTGCCGGAGTTAATCTTTCTATTGGATATAAGAATGAACATACCTATATTGAAACATTAAACATCAACGTTGTATTACAAACAATTAAAAGAGTAATAAACATGCTCGAAGATGTTGATAATGTTGAGCAGTTTGAATATATTCCTACATATAAGAGTAGATTTAGTTATATGTGGAATGATTATTTATCTGATGAAATTATGAAGTGCGATCATTGCGGACGGGAATTTTTTGAATTTGAATTAGTTCCTGTTAAATCTCGCTCTGGTGGTACTAAATTTTATTGTCCAGATTGTATTGCTTCTTCAAATATTGCTTGGTGCAGTACCTGCTTTGAAGCATACGAAGTAGAAGGCGATGTAAATAATAGCTTAGAATGTTATGACTGTAGAAAGATGAGGGACTAAATGTCATTTAAAGAAGATTTTCAGAAAGTTATTACTTATTCTCAGGATATTCCAGAACCAAAAGTAGATGATTTAATTTTACGTTGGAAAGAAGCAAAAGCAGATTTTCTTCATTTCTTTAATGGGGAAATGATTTATGAATTTCCAGAAACTATTACCTTTGAGTTAGATGAATCTGAGAAAAGAAAAAGAATTGGTGCTTTTGAGGATATGATTACTTGGCAGTATCCTAATCCCGAATTGGTCAAATTTATAGAATCTATGTCAGATGGTTTTTATAATAATATGACACCAGAAGATTATATTTGCGCCGATGGAACAAAAATCCAAAAGGGAACAAAGTTAGTAAAGGCTTTTAAATTCTTTGAAAAGGATAAATATGTGCTGGATTTGCTTCAAAGTAAAGCAAGTCAAATTATTCAGGAAGATAAAGTTAGTGGAAAATTATGTTTTTCAGTTCATCCTTTGGATTTTTTAAGTTTAAGTGAGAATGCTCATAACTGGCGCTCTTGTCATGCTCTTGATGGAGATTATTGTGGGGGGAATCTATCCTATATGCTGGATAGGTCTACTTTTATTTGTTATTTAAAATCTCCATATGATCAGCAAATTTCTAACTTTCCGGAAGATGTTAAATGGAATTCCAAAAAGTGGCGAGTATTATTATATGCATCTGATGATTGGAGCATGATTGCAGCTGGTCGGCAGTATCCATTTACTTCTACTATTGGACTTGAAGTTGTTAGAGAAAAATTAAAAGAAGTAATTTTCCCATTATCAGGATATTCTTCTTGGACTCCAACAGTAAATAAGTTTGTTGGAGCAAATGAAGAAAAAATTTGGTTAGAGTATCCGCATATTATTGTTGGTGGAGGTATAAAACCAAAAAGAGATGTAATTATAGATAAAAGTGATTTACATTATAATGATTTATTGAAATCATCTTGTTATGAACCTTTATTTTTATATCGTAGAAATAATTATTGGTCTGGAAGTAGATATTATGGAATCAGTTCTTTAGCTACTACTATTACAGTTGGTGGAGTGCCGAAATGCTTACGATGTGAAAGTAATGATATTACTTCTACTGGAACTATGATGTGTAATTCTTGTGAAGAAGAATATGGTAGTGAAGAAAATGAAAACTTTGCTTATTGTGCTTCTTGCGGACGTAGAACACATGTAGATAGGACACATTGGATAAACGATGATGAACTTGTTTGTGATGAATGTTTAGAAAATTTGCATAGATGTGAATGTTGTGGTCAATATTTCTATGAGGATGATATTTATTACAATAGAGATGGCGGATATTATGAATGTTATAATTGTAAACATATGGAGGAATACTAATGGCGAAGGCCATTTTTAAAAAATCTTTTGCCAGAATTTTTCATATATAATTAGAAAGAGGTGAAAAATTTTATGGGTAAAAGACTTGATTTAACAAATCAAAAATTTGGAAGATTAATAGCATTAGAAAAAGCTCCTAATAAAAATAATAGAACAAGATGGAAATGTTAGTGTGAATGTGGTAAAGAAATAGTCGTTGATACGGCAGATTTACGAAGAGGTCATACTATTTCTTGTGGATGTTTTTAGAAAGAACAAACTTCAAAAAGTTCATTAAAAGATTTAACTGGAAAATATTTTGGATTTTTAGAAGTTTTAGAAAGAGATATGAATTTTTATGGAAAACAAATTCCTTCTCATTGGATTTGTTTATGCCATAAATGTAATGAAATTAAATCTATTAGTTCTACTTCATTAAATAATGGAACTATTTCTTGTGGTTGCCAAAAATCAAAAGGTGAATTTAAAATTATGGAATTATTAAAAGAAAATTCTATAAGTTTTATTAGTGAGTATAAATTTTTAGATTATAAAAATAGAAGATTTGATTTTGCTATTTTAGATGAAAATAATAAAGTTATTAGACTAATTGAATTTGATGGAATTTAGCATTATTATAGACCTAAGGCTAATCACTGGTCTGCAAATTCTACTTTAGAAGAAACTCAAAAGAGAGATAAAGAAAAAAATGAAATTGCTAAACAATACAATATTCCTTTAGTTAGAATACCTTATTGGCATCTAAATGATATAACTATTGATATGTTGTTAAATGATGATAAATATATAGTTTAAAGGAGAAAAAATGGCTATAAAAGGTGCAATTGCGAAAGAATTAGTTGCTAAAAAAATAGCAGAAGCTTTTGGTGAAGATTATCTTGGCGAACAGGATAAGAAAATTTATATTCAAGCATATGAAGGTGGAGAAAAGGTTCAGGTTGCTATTTCTATGACTTGTCCTAAGAATCCTATTGGTGGAATGAATTTTGAAATGATTCAAACTGTTGATACAGCAATGTCACAACAGCCATCAGTTGAAATTAGTGAAAATGAGCAATCTAAAATTAATGAATTAATGAATATGCTTGGAATTTAAGATAATATTTTTAGGGAAAATGTTTTTGACTTTCCCATTTTTTTTTGATATAATATTTATATAAAATACGAGAAAAAGGAGTTTATAAATGGATAATTATAGTATTGATTTATTTGCTAGATTAGATGATTTTAGATTTTTTTATGATAACGATAATATTTATTGTCATTATTTATTATTATTATTTGTAAATGAAATTTTTGTAGAAAATGAAAAAAGTGATGAAATTTATTTATCTTTACAAGAAAATTTAAAAATAACAATTGATGCAATATTAAATTTTAATAATTTTAATTTAGACGCACCATTTGATGAAACAAAAATAAATTATGATAATTTTGATATGACTAATATCAAAGATTTATTAAAATTATTAAATGATATTAATTCTGTTTTAAATAAACAAGAAAATTATTTTTTAAGACATCCAATAATTATTAGTCAATTAAATAAAATTTTAGAATATTTTAATACTTTAGAAATTGATTCTAAAACTTTTCCAAAATCTAATAATGTTCATGATAGTCATAATGATAAAATGATTGAAATAGTTAAAGAATGTAAACAAGATTATTTAAATGAAGGGCAAGAGAAGAATCAAGATATTGATTTTATTGCCTCATTTTTATCTGAATTAGAAAATAATGAAGTAATTATAGAAGAAGATAAAGAAGAACATAAAACATTAAATTTAATTAATGCTATGAAAGAACATATTTATAAAACTGAATCTATTGAAACATTAAAAAATAATAATGAAGAAATAAAAATTTATGATAATATTATTGTTGTACCAGAAAATAAATATAAATGTTCAAAATGTGGTATTTCAACTTGGAATAATAAACCTATTACTCTTTTAGTAAAATATAGAGATAATAATAAAGATAATATTAATTTAGAAAATTTATATTTTGTTTGTCCTAATTGTAATTTATCATAATTATAATAATGGGGTTAAAAAATGATTAATCAAGTAATTTCTTTTTTTAAAGCTTATAATATAAATATTGAAAATGATGATATTATTATAATTAAAAATGTAAAAATTCCTAATTTTTATAAAAAATATAGTAATAATAAAATAATTTAGTGGGAATTTTGTCATTTATTGTATAAAATATATTCTAATTATTTTATAAATGATACTATTTTTTATGAAAATAATTTATATAAAATTTCTAATAAAGATATAATTTTTGATTGTGGAGCTAATATGGGTTTATTTTCAGCATATGCAGCTGCATAGGGAGCTCAAGTATATGCATTTGAACCAATGTCTTTTACAAGAAGTTTACTTGAAGAAACTGCTAAATTATATCCTAATAATATTCATATTTAGCCTTTTGCATTAAAAAATGAAAAATGTACAAAAATATTTGTTTAGTGCGATAATCTTGGAGCTAGTCATGATTAGCAATTATTAGTTAATTTTGAAAATAAAATAATATTTTCTGAACAAGTAAATTGTATTTCTTTAGATTATTTTATTCAAAATACAAATATTATTCCAACTTTTTTAAAAATTGATGTAGAAGGTTCTGAAGAAGAATTAATTATAGGTGCTGAAAAATTATTGCAAAAATATAAACCTATTTTAAGTATGGGTTTATATCATGAAAATAATAATAATAATATTACTTTTTTAATAAAAAATTATAATTTTTTATATAATTTATATTTTTTCTTAGAAAAGAATGGTTAGGGATTATATTTATTTGGTAAATAAAAGGAGAATTATTTTATATGGCTAATATTGCAATTACAAAATATTGTAATTTAAAATGTCCTTATTGCTTTGCAGAGGATATGATGACTGAAAAAGATAAAAAAAATATTGATTTAAATATATTAAAAAATATTTTATCTTGGCTAGAAAAAACACCTAGAGAAAGAGTAGGATTAATTGGTGGTGAACCTACACTACATCCGCAATTTAAAGAAATTTTATCAATTGTAAATAATCATTGTTCAAAGAATAATACAGATTCTATTTTATTCACAAATGGTATTAATTTACAACCCTTTTTACAATATATTAGTCCTCAAATGAGTGTTTTAATTAATATAAATTCTCCTAAAAATATGTCCGAAGATTATTTTTTAGCTTTAAATAAAGTATTAAATATTCTTTATTTAAAAAATAAACTTAGTGAAGAAAATTCTCAATTTACATGCGGTTGTAATTTATGTTTAGAAATTGAAGATTATTCTTTTTTTTGGGATATAATAGATAAATTTAAAATAAAAAGGGTTAGAGTATCTGTTACAGCACCCATGAATTTTGAATATAAACAAAATAAAGAATTATATTATACTAAATTAAAACCTGTTTTTTTAAATTTTATTTTAAATGCTTATTATAGAAAAGTTAAAGTTGGAATAGATTGTAATCATATTCCTGATTGTTATTTTACAGATTTAGAATTATCATTAATTAAAAAAGTTACTAATAAAGATATAATAAATGATTTTTGTATTCCTTGTGTTGACATTACAGCAGATTTTAAAGCAAGTCCTTGTTTTGGTTCTTATGATAGTTTAATTGATTGTAATAAATTTAATAATTGTGAAGAATTAAGAAATTTCTTTTTAAAAGGAGTTATTGTAGATAAAACAAATAATAATAATTTTGGAAAGTGTAATGATTGTATAGAATTTAAAAATAAAAAATGTCAAGGCGGTTGTTTAAGCTTTTCTAAACTAAGCAAAAATGATTAATCTATTTTTAATATTTTTCCCTTTTATAAAGGGGGATTAATAAAAATGATTAATATTAATAATATTGAATATAATAATGTTAAAGATATATCGTATGAAATTTCGTTAACACCTAATTTTAAAGCTTATATTTTTATATCTTTTAATGAAGATGAAAATATAGATAATTTATTTGATATTTTTTCAAAATATAGATATTAGAATATAAAAATATTAAGTGATGAATTACCATTATCTTTATATTATATTCAAGGAGTCTTTTTAGAAAAAAATAATAATAAAATAATTTTTTTATTAGGAAAGGAAAAAAATATAAATGAAACAAATTGAATTAATTTTATCTAATGGAGAAACAAAAGTATATAATTTTGATAATAAAAATTTTTTCATTAGAAAAAATGTAACTCTTATTAATCCAGGTGATACTGAGCTTGGACGCGAATGGACTTTCAGATGTCTTGATACTGGTGAAGAAAAAAATGATTTTTTAACTTTCACTGAAGAAATTATAAAATTAATTTTAGTTAATAATATTACTATTGAAAAAATTAATATTATTTTAAATAGTAATCAATATACTTATGAAAGAGAAGAACTTTCAGAAGTATATTGTAGAGATTTATATGAACAGAAAGATAATATTGAAACTTTTGAATTTACTATTAAATTAAAAGAATAATATAAAAGGAGGTAAAAATGAATTAGGGAGATAAAATTTTTGCAAATACCCCTTCATCAGGCTCTCCTCTAGGATTCAATACACTATTTGCTAGACTTGAAAATTTAAGATAGACTCATTATAATGCTGGCACTTAGATAAATAAATCTAGCATTTCTTCTCCTTTTTCAACAACTGTTGCTTCAGCAGGAAATAAAATTACACAAGCAAATATACAACAATTACAAACTAATTTAAATACTTTAAAACGTTCTACTTGGTATTAGACTTGGGCAACATATGGATATAGTACCAGTGATACTTATGTACCTACACAAAGTTTATCTTCATAGGCGAATTTTACTATACCTAGTGCAGGAGCTTTAATAAAAGCAACAGATTTTAATACATTAGATTCTTAGTTAAAAACTCTTGAAGGTATATGTCCAGTTTATAGTGGTAAATATACTGTTGCTTATTCTGATGCTTATTTTGGTTTCTATTGGAACGAATATAGCGCACAATATACTTCACAATATAATGGACAATATAGTTCACAATATAATGGACAATATAGTTCACAATATAATGGAAATTATGGTTCTAGATATAGTTCACAATACAGTGGAAATTATGGTTCTAGATATGGCGCTTATAGTGATAAATATAGTAATAGATATTCATTTGCTTATGAAAAAACATAAGGAGAAAAATAATATATGTATTCAATTGAACATTTAAATATTATAACTTCATCTTTTTGCGATTTAAAATGTTCTTATTGTTTTTTACATAAAAATAGAAGTTTTAGACAATATGATAAATGGATTATTGAGTCTTGGAAAGATGGAACATATGTATAGAACATAAAAAAAGTTTTTGAAAAATTAAATTGCGATCCAAAAGAAGTTACAGATCTTTCTTTTTGGGGTGGAGAACCTTTTATTCATATTGATAAAATAATTGATGGAATGATAGAACTTATTAAATTTTGTCCAGATATACAAGGCATTGTTGTTCCTACTAACTGGGTTCATACAAATATATCTGATTTATGTCAATTATTACAAGTAATTAATGATAATATAACTCCAAGAAAAGAAAATAATCTTTTGCATTTCCATGTTCAAATGTCTATCGATGGTACTGAAGGAGATATATTTATTCAAGATGGTCATACTGCAAGTTGGAAATAGTATCATCGTAATTGTTATGAATTATATGAACAATTAGAAGAAATGTATTTACCAAATATTTCAGTACATTTTTGTGTAAGTAGTACAGGAACTCAAAAAAATTTTCTTAAACATTTTTCTAATTTAGATAATATAAAAAAACATATTAACTTTTGGGATAAAGAAATTCGTCAATTAATTGAAACTACTAAGAATGCAAAGAATCCTTCTATATTTGTTAATTCTATGATAAATTTTCCAACAATTGCAACTCCACAAGAAACATCTTCTACAGAAGGAATGGAAATTGTAAAATTAATTAAAGTAATTGAACAAACTTTATATACAGAAAATGCTTTTCGTAGAACAAATGATTAGATTATGAGATTATTTTATAACCATGAATTAGATTGGCCTTTATGTAAATCAAATCATGAATGTCCTGAAGCTTCTTAGAGAGCTGTTACAATTATTCCAGATGGAACAATTTGTTAGTGTCCAGATGGATGGATTGAACATACTGAAAAATTTCAAAATGAATTTTTAGAAGAAAAAGACTATAAAAAATATAAAAAAATGTTAATTGCTAGTCATTAGTTTTATAATCCTTTAACAGCAACTGAAAAAGAGACTGCTGATCATAAATGGTATGATATTATGGGAGGTTTTAAAGACACTTATTTTCCGTATATTTCTTTAGGATATGCAATGTGTCAAGAATTAGCATTATCTCATCAATTAGATGAAGTATATGTAAAAAGTCCGGAGTTATTATATGTTCATTTTATTTCTTCTGGAATGATTAATGAATGTTTTAAAACGTCTTGTTAGGTTACAAGTTTTCCTTATTTATCTGGATAGGATATTATTAGAAGATGGTTAAATGGTTATTCTCAAACTGCTTATAATTATCATTTAGAAGATTTAAAATGGACTATTAAAGAAAGTATTAGTGATAAAATTCAAAGATTGGAAGAATAAATTTTATGATATCAGTAAAAGAACAAGATATTTTATTAATTAATGATATATTAAATCGTAATTATTATTATTATTATAAAAAAGGAAATACAAAAAATATATCAATTTCTTTTTATAATAATAATGATTATAATAATAGTATATTTATTAAAGAACAAGAAATAAATAATGATATAAATAAAATTATTAATAATTTTATATTATTTTTAAATTGGTATAATAATAATAATTTTATTTGCGATTTATATATAGAAGATGATAATTGGTTTTTTAATGATATTTTAAAAGAAAAAGTTTTTACTTTACTATCTGAAAATTTTTCAGATAGTAAAGTAAATAAAATTATTAATTTTACTTTTGAAATAGAAAAATTAAAAGACCAAGATTTGATTTTTTTAGAAGAAAAAATTAAAGAATTTAAATTATATAATTTAGATATAAAAATTAATTTTAATCTTGAAATATCTAAATCTACTCAATGTAATATACATAATTTTTTATCATTTTGTAAAGAATATAATTTAAATATTTATAATAGAATTACTCCAGAAAATATAATAGATCAAAAGAATTTCTTTAAGTTTTTAATTCAAACAATTCCTTATTCTCAAATTCAAATAATTGAACAAGAAAGTGAATTATGGAATGAAGAAAATATTGATATTTATATAGATTTTATAAATTTTTATATTGATTATTTTATTCAATTAAAACAAGACAATTTTATAAATTTTTTATTAAATGAAAATTCTATTATTTCTTTGAAAGATAAAGGAATAATAAATAATACAGGAACTTGTAAACAAAATTGTAATTTGCATAAAAATTTACATATTATTTTAAATGATTTATCTTTAACAATGTGTAAAAAAATTCAATATGATGATTTAACTATAGGATTTTTTGAAGTTGAAAATAATATTATTACTAAATGTATTCCAAATAATATTTCAGCTTTAATTGTATGCGCTCATTCAAAACATAATATGACACCTCAATGTGAATATTGTTTTTATATGCCTTTATGTCCAGGTTTTTGTCATGGAGATGCTTATTATAAAGTTTTAAATCCATTAATTCCAATTAGAGAAACCTGTCAATTAAAAAGAGCTAAATATTCTTTTTTAATATATAAAATATTAAAATTAAATTTATCCGAAAAAATAAAAAATGAAATAACAGAAGAATCTTATAAACAATATTTTTCTATTTTATGTAATAATTTAATAAATAGTTCACAAACAGGGGGTTTAGTATGAGAGAGTATCCAAATTATACAATGATAAATTTTTTAATATCAAATACAAAAAATACTTTTCCTCTATTTAATAATGCTGAAGAAGCATTAGAATATTTAAAAATATTAACAAATGAAAATTTTATGTATGATAATTCTTTTAATTATGATGCAATTAATTATGAATAGTTAATATATATTGAACAAAATTTTTCAGATAATCAAGAAATAGAAGAAAAATTAAATAAAATAAAAAAACAAATTTCTGATAATTTTATTTTTAAAAATAAATATTTACAAAGAATTTCTTCTCCAATTATTGATTTGGATCAAGAAAAAAGAATATGTAGTGTTCACTCAGAAATTCATTTACCTGAAGAATATATAAAAGTATTTCGTGAAAAAGTTAAAGGGGCATATAATATATGACAAAAAAACGGTTATTTGAAATTCCTTACAATTTTGATATAAAATTAATAGAAAGTTTAAAAATTTTTGATCCAGAAGGATTAACAATTGCTTGTATTTATATACCTCCATTTTATGAAGATTATGAAACAATTTTAAGAGGGCATGAATCAAATTTACTTATAAATATATTAACAAGAGATGAATATGAAAAACATATTCATCTCATTAATAGTATGTTTCCAAATAAATTACAATTATTATTACAAAAACAAGAGCAAATAATGTCAAAAGAAAAATTACAATACTATATAAATTTAGGTTTTTCTAATTTTTGCGTAGGAAATTTAGAACAAGCAAAAATTATTAAAAATATTGATTCTAATTTTATTGTAGTTGGTTCTATTTCAATGCGATTAACATTAAAAGAAATAAATAATAATCATAATTATGAAAATTATTTTGATTATATAGTTTTACATTTTCCTTTTTGTAGAAATTTAAATGAAATAAAACAATTAACAAAAAAATATAAATATATCTTATTAGTAAATGCTTATTGTCATGCTCATTGCGATGGAAAACATCATTGGGAAAGAGAATATAAAACAGAAAATAGTTATTGTCCAGGAAGATTAGGTGGAAATTTATTAAAATGGAAATATGCTACAAGAATTAGACCAATGGATTTAGATTTATTTTCTCCATATATAGAAATATTTAAAATACAAGATAGAGGGTGGCCAACTAGAGATATTTTAAGAGATTATATATTATATTCTAGTGATTATTCTTATTATCCAGAAATAAATTATACAGAAAGGATTTATAATTAATGAAATATTCATTTTTAATTGCTATAACTAATAATTGTAATTTAAATTGTAGCGGATGTGCCTGGATGTGTAGTAATATAAATGAAGAAAATAAGTGGTTTATTCCTAAAAAGGAATTTGAAAATAATTTAAAAATTTTAAAAGAAAAATTACCAAATTTAGATGCAATTGATATTACAGGCGGAGAAACTTTAATACATCCAGATTTTATGGATTTAATGGATATATTAATTTCTTTTAAAGAAAAAACTTCACATTTAGTTTGGACGAATGGTTTATTATTAGATAAAATATCAGATGAAGATTTAATTAAATTATATAATAATAATATTTATTTTTAGATTGCTATTTATCCTGGAATTTTATAGTATTAGGAAAATTAGAAAAAACGATTTAAAAAATTAAAATTAAATATACATAGCAATGGTATGCGAATTTTCTTTAATAAACCTAGATATAATTTAAATGGCCATATGGATATAGAAGAACAATTTAAAACATGTGAATATTTTCATGAACCATATCAATTTATTTTATATAAAAATAAAATTTATTGTTGCCCAACCGAACCCCATATGATTGAAAACTTAAATTTACCAGATGATCCAAAATGTTATATAAATATCAGTGACTTAAAAAGTGAAGAAGATTTAATGAAATTAGTTTCAGAAGGCCATAATATATGTAAATATTGTAGAGATAAAAATATGGGAAATGATGTTTTTCCATGGTCTGCTGGAAATTTTAAAAATAAAAATTATAATTTTAAATCATTAAAAGATTTATATCTATATAATTATGATGAATATTTTAATTTACTTAATGATATTAATTCAATTAAATCAATTTCTGAAATTTTAACAAATGCTAATAAATATATTTAGTATATGGGAAGACATCGTGGAAATGATTTTTATGCAATTAGAAATTATTATAAAAAAATATTTGGAACTTTAGATATAATTATTCCTTTTTCTGATAAAATAGATAATAAACAAATAAATAAAATTAAAGAAATATTAAAAATAAAAAATCGTAATATTAATATGTATTTTATTAGTATAAAAGAAAATAATATAAATATAGAAAATCAAATTTATAATTTATTTAGACCTGGTAATATGAATCAAAATAATATTTTCTTTTTAAAAACAGAAAATATTACTTTAGAAGAAATAGTAAATAAATATACTTTTAGTAAATATATTTATTATTTACCTTTAGATAATAATCAAAATAATGATTATAAAATTATAAAAAGGAGAAAAATAAATGAATAATAGTAAATATTCATTTTTAGTAATTATTAATACAAAATGTAATTTAAATTGTACTGGCTGTTCTGTTTTATGTTCTACAAAAAACGAAGGGTGGTCTATTTCTAAAGAAGAATTTGAAAATAATATAAAAATTTTAAAAGAAAAATTACCAAATTTAAGAACAATTGATATTACCGGTGGAGAAACTTTAATACATCCAGATTTTATGGATTTAATGGATATATTAATTAAATATAATAATACAGCAGCACATACTCAAGTTTGGACAAATGGTTTATTATTAGATAAAATATCAGATGACAATTTAATTAAATTATATAATAATAATATTTATTTTCAAAAATCTCTTTATCCAATTTTCCTTGAAAAACATGAAGAATAGGATGAACGTTTTAAAAAATTAAATATTCCATTAAGAGTTTCAGGATTAAGATTATTTTTTAATAGATTTTTATATAGTAAATTTATTAAACAAGATTATTTATAGGCTTTTAAAAATTGCAGACATTTTAATGAGAAACCATATCAATTTATTTTATATAAAAATAAAATTTATTCTTGTTGCACTCTTCCTTATATGATGGAATACTTAAATCTTGAAGAAAATCCAAAATCATATATAAATATAAATGATTTAAAAAGTGAAGAAGATTTAATGAAATTAATTTCAGAACCGCTTGAAGATTGTCAATATTGTATCAATGGAAGAGATGATTTTGATAATTTTCCCTGGCATCCTGAAGTATATCCATATAATTTTACTAAAACTTTACAAGAATTATTTTTATTTGATTATAAAAAATATCATGATTTAAATCATAATGAAATTGTATTAAATTATTTTCCTTTATTATTAAAAACAGGAAAGTATTTTAAATTTTTAGGCCGAATGAATGGAAATGACTGGTTTAAAATTAAGCCTTATAATAATCGTTTTTTTGGAACTTTAGATATAATTATTCCTTTTTCTGATAAAATAGATAATAAACAAATAAATAAAATTAAAGAAATATTAAAAATAAAAAATCGTAATATTAATATGTATTTTATTAGTATAAAAGAAAATAATATAAATATAGAAAATCAAATTTATAATTTATTTAGACCTGGTAATATGAATCAAAATAATATTTTCTTTTTAAAAACAGAAAATATTACTTTAGAAGAAATAGTAAATAAATATACTTTTAGTAAATATATTTATTATTTACCTTTAGATAATAATCAAAATAATGATTATAAAATTATAAAA